GCTTCAGTCGGGTTACCCGCCTTGACACTTATCGTGTCTCTGTGGTGCCTGTGGGCTCGGCTATCCCTGTAACTCCCAGCTCGCCTGATCTCATGGCTCAGCTCAATCCTGCTTGGACTGCGTAAGCGCAAATCCTTTGTACTCGAGCGGCTAGTAATCTCCAATCCTCTTCTTTCGGGGTTATGCTGAAATGGCTAACACTATCTTCAAATATCCTCTCGACCTGTTTGGGACTAGTCCTAACAACAAAGTGGTCGATGAGGCGCACTCGATTGGATCAGTGAAAGGCCGGATCTTTGTGGCTGACTACGGTCCGTTCTTCGGCAACTCTGGTCTCATCATCAAGGATGCGGCTAACGGCCGTGAACTGGACGCGGTCGATGACTACAACCTGGTTCACTACTACCGGGAAGCGTCCAACGCTGCCGGGCAGGCTGTCTATTCGGCAGTGCAGATCGTCAACCCGGATGTCAGCACCAACATCCTTTTGACGTGCCAGTACGTAGGTGGTGAATTTTCATTCTCTACGTATGCACTCAAACAAGCTATCGAGGCGTTGCAGAACGATAACCGCCCAGTGGCGTGGGGTGACCTCATCGGGGTTCCTTCTCAGTTCGTTCCTGCACCGCACTTGCACAGCGCCTACGATCTGTACGGCATGAAGTATATTGTCGAGTCCAATGCTGATATCGCTGCGGCTATCCGCGACGGTGATCTGGCGTCTCGTCAATTGCTCCTGACTCAGGTCAGCAAGAAGTTCGATTCGATCGATGACTTCTGCATGAAGCTCGCTTTCTGCTTCGAACAGGGTGCTAGTGAATTGGCGTTACTTTAAACCACAGCGCATCCAGGAGTTTCTACGATGTCGAAGACTACAGCCTTAGCTGCTGTCACCGCGGGGTTCAGGCATTTCAAAACTGAGCTCGCGGCTGCGTTGGCACGGCCAGCTGATCGTACCCAGCATGCTGACTATGCGGACACGCTGGAGCACAAAACAGCGGCTCAAGTTCAGGCACAATTGCTTGCTGAAGTAACTGCGCACACAAACAAGCGTGGTCAGAATGTCCACCAGGATGTTCCGAACAGTCTTGGCAGTTATAACAAGGCAGAGTTCGACGCCAGCCTCGACCTCATCTTGGATGCGGACTCTGGCGTTCCAATGTCTTTCTACGGTGACCGTGAGTTCCTTCCACCGAACATCACGGGTTCCTTCGAGTCGGGTTCTAACCTGACTCCTTGGAGTACCGTTGCAATGATGATGGAAGACAACGGTACATTGATGATGTTGCGGACAGGCACTGACGGTGACTCCAAAGGGGTTTACTACAGTTACATCCGTAATGCCATGACTGAGACTGATCTCAGTAAGATCATCATGTCCAACACCCGCTATGAGCCGGCTTATTTCCCAGCCGACAAACGAGCAATGGCAATCCTTCATGGTAGCCAAGACCTCATCATCGGCGTGATGTGTAACAAATCGGATGGTGCCCGTAACGGATACTTCGTGTCGCTTACAAACAACACGATGGACCATACGAAACACACGGGCTTCTTCATCCCTGAAGGCTATCTCTTCAACGTAGTCCTAAGACAATACATGGAAGTGCCGGCTCAGGAAGGTCCTGGTCAGCGTGGCGTTCCGATGGGCTACATCAAAAATGGTTGGGCTTACTTCCTAATCGACCTGTTCGCTGAAGGTAAGATCGGGTATCGCGTATGGCGCTGCCCTGTCGCTAACCTGATCTCTGGCGTGCTGGGTGGGTTCGAGCGAGTAACTGGCTGGACCATTAACCGTGGTTCAGGTGGCGTTGTCGGTAGCGATGACATCGTGCTGTTCGATAGTCCGGCTGCCCCATTCGTATTGACTGGTCAGCCTGCCGGCCTGCACTCATTGACCAACTCGACACCTGCACGTCAGGCGATGGTCCGTGAAGATGGTCGCGTCAACATCTGGCAGCTGTTCTATCAGCAGTTCTACGCTGGTGATGGCGCTACGGCTGAGCTCGGTCGTAACTACTTCTTCAATTTCCTGATCCCTGACAACAAGGTCATTGACGTCGCACGTTACTACAACCAGAAAGCCGTCTGTAATTATAACGGCTCGGTGTTTACGTTCAACGACAGTCCAGCGTGCCCAGCTCAAATCTCTGGGATCTACGGATCAACGCTCGGTGGTCAGTCGGCTTCGTCGCTATACACCACCAAGTTCAACCAGATGTGGACTCACCAGACGTCCACGTACTACACGGCCCGTACGCTGTACCGCATGGATCATGATCAGAACGCTGACCCGTTCGTCATCTTTGATGCTCGTACCCCGTGGGGACCTAAGACCCTCGGTCTGAACGTCACTGGTCGTTACGGTAGCGGTCTGACCGAATCGTTCGCAGCTCACTCCAACGTGGGTGACTACGTGGTTAACTGCGTGAACAACTCACGTAATGCTGCCAATCAATACGGTCGGTGGGGTGTGCGTTGCGTTCTGGAAGGTGCTCCGAATTATCGTTATTCGTCCGTTACTGGCACGTTCGGTTATCTCGGCTTCGCACCAACTAAGAACCGGTATCAGTTGTCGGCTCTCGGGATTCCTGAAACTAACTGTCTTCAGTTGTTGAACGAATCCGACCCTAGTGGTTCAACGGTTAGTCAGGCTCGTTTCGCCAGCAGGGATGGTCCGCTGGTTCGCTCGTACAACATCGATGAGAACATGACTGCGTCCGGCACGGTGCAAACGTATCAGGCTGTGATGGATAGTCTGAAACAGCAGGTCATCAACCTGTTGGGTTCGTTAGGGTTCGGTTTGTATTACGGCCCTAACACTGGCGAGAACGTGTTGTTCGAACTGAACGTCCCTCAGCGATATGGTGGCTTACCTCCATTTGTCTGCGGTATGTTCATCGGCAGTGACCGCATCACCCGTTTGTTCATCTGTAGTGTGGATATCTCGGGTAACCGCCAGAACGTCACAGGGGCTTCACTTCAGACCGGTACGTTCAAATACATCAACAGTATCTACGGCGCGGGCGTTTCCATCTCGCTGGACTACTGGGCTGAGTCAGGCCAAACCTGTATCCGTCCAACCAGCAACGGCTTCACGCTGGGTCTGATGCCAGCAATCGTGAACTGGGTATCCGGTGACCGTGAAGCTTTGATGAATCTCGCCACATGGACTGGCGGAGTTTGGACGTTCATCGGAGCGCCGTTCTGGGATTACGTTCAGGTAGCTCCGTGTGGTTTCTTGAACTTCCCTAACCGTGGTTTGTACTACACGAAGTCGTCCGAGTTTATCCGTGGTCAGATCGACTGCGGTACGAAGATGATCGGGACATTGATCGCCACAACCGAGCCACCGACTCAAGGGCTTGCTGAGATCTACGATACACGGATTTCCGATATCAACAACTCGATCGTGATCGTCTCCCAGAAGACGGTGAGTGCGTGGACTGTTTACTTCTCGGACGATGCGCCAGCAATGCTGGACGGCGTCTTCCAGTCGATTGGACAGACTACCTACGAACTGAATCCGGGGGTGGACATCAATAAGACGTATCACGTCTGGATCGTGAAGATCGCCGGTGTGTTGTCGTACAAGATCGTGGATAGCTCTACAGCTACTCCAGTGGCTGAGGCTTCGTTGTACCTCGGTTACTTCACCACTACGAACGCTGGTCTCAACGCAGTTATCACTGCGAAGCGTGTTGCTATTGGCGGAATGGTTCTTGCTCGTGCATCGCAAGGTTCTGGTATCCCTCTCACCTCCGGTACGCCTAACACACCTGGCCGCCTGAACTGGAGATAATCATGACGGAAGAAGAGATCCGGCAGGACTTGGAGGATAAGTACGCTCTCTGGAAGACAGAGATCTACAGGCTTATCAAACAAGCTGCGCAATTCGCAGTACGTGCGTACAACACGGATCGTATCAATGGGTATTCGCTTGCGGACCTCGTTGCTTTGATCCGTGGGGAAGTCAAGACTCACGAAGACACCGTCAATGCTCACGGCGATACTCTCGCCCTGCTTGGCGGTATGTCGAAGACTCAGTACGATCTTCAGAAGGTCAACTACTATCCGAAGGATGCAATACCTGTTAGTAAGGTTCCTTTGGTAGCGGTGACGGTGGGGGCAGGGACTCTAAACATTCCTGCATTCACCATGATCTACCAAGGTCGTAAGGTCAACGTAGCGGCAGCTAATCTCACCTTGAGTACATCTGCCAGACAGTACGTGACTGTCACCATCAGTGGACTGGCGCCTAACCGCGTCGCTACATTGGGGGTGACTACCAACGTCACTGAATCGTTGAACAAGATCATCTTCGGCGCTGTGAACTACGCTGGGGGTGTTTGGACTCCAGCGATGGTGCAGATCGTTCGACTCGGCATGTATGCGGTAACGCAAACACCTCGTGGTCAGGCTATCCCTGCGTCTACTGGTACACAGGCGGCTCCATCCACTATCAACAGTGGTTGGACGACTTAAGGGAGGTCATCATGAGCGGTCCAGTTACGGCCGGGTATCTCCTGGTCAGCAAGTACTTCAGACATTACCAAGAACAGATCAAGCGGCTGCTCGCTCGTAAGCGGGCATTGGCTCTTGAAGCGGATACCGCTGATCTGATCGGTAATCAGTTTGATTGGCTCGGTCTGCTTAAGCCAGCGCGTGATGCGCTGGCTGCACACATCGCGCTAAGAAATAACCCGCACGGCGAGAACATGGATACCATCGGCTCGTATACGGCGAACACCATTAACCAGAAGTTGGGGCAGAAGGTTCCGATCTCGATCGTACCTGTCTCCAGTTACGGTGTGGTGGATGAGTTGACCGATGCTCAAGTCGATGCTCAGTGGACGTTCAATGGTTGGGTGGCTTCCTGTGGGCGGGTGATGAATACCATCCTCTCGGGTACGCCGTATGTTCTCCAACCTACGTCTATCAACCTATTGGCTATCGATCCAGCGCCAGCGAACAAGACGTTCTACGTTTACGTTCGTTCGACGTTCGGCATCGTGACCTATCAGTGCCGAGCTGACTCTCCACCTGAATCGGTATCTGTAATGTACATTGGCCGTATCACCACTGGTGCGGCTGGTATCGTTGCGATGTCGTTCTCGACGTGCTTGCGGATCGATACGTTCCGTGTTAGTCAAGCGCCGATCGGTTCTGCAATTCCTGCAACTCAAGGCAACTACGACGTACCGACTAAACTGACGGCGGCGTGGAACCCTCTACCATGATCCTTTAAGGAAACGTTTAGATGACACAGCCAGTACCAGAGATTCCTACCAATGTCCAATCGACTAACCCGTACGTCGGGCTGGATCGTGGACTGTTTCTGTACCGAGCGCCTGGGCTGGCTCAATACGCTCGCATCCACGCAGCACGTTGGGTCTGTAACGGCCCACGAGCTTCTGTGGGCGTGTTGGAGTATCAGGTGATGACTTACTCTAGTAAGCCAGAAACCGCCGCACAGTACGCTGCTGGGACGCTGCTGGATGCTCCCAACGGTACGAAGTGGTTCGACACGTTTACCCGTGGCCTCGTGGCAACGCCAATCATGGCGGAATACTGGGCAGTCAACTCCTACTACACGCATTACGCGGAAGCAGGGGCTGAGATGCTCGGCGATCTCGAGAAAGCAAACATCCTCGCTCAAAGCAAGGTGTTCGTGGAAACCATGGCCAAGTGGGCTGGGTTGGATGCCGTGGAAATCACCATGACGTTCAACGCAGTCGCTGGTCAGCCACTGAGTCTCACCTCTCAGAACCTCGGGATCGATTACACTCGCGATACGGTCAGCCACCATGTTGACCTTGTCACCCTTCCGACTGGTGAGTTTGACGCAGTGCAAGTTGCATTGTCTCATCTCAAAACCATTTAAGGAGAAGATCTGTGCCAATCCCTTCGGATTTCACGATCAAGCAAACCCAAGGCTACCTGAATCAACTCGGCTTCAATTGCGGGGTTGCTGATGGTGTCTGGGGTAAAAACTCTCAGAACGCAATGTACGCACTCATCAAGAGCGCTGTCGATGCGAGCAAACCTCTGGGTGTGAACAAGGTCTGCTGGGGTAATAAGTTTACTCCGGCTGAGATCGCTAAGCTCGCTCAGGTTATCGCCAATCTCGGTCTGCCGAAAGAATCCATCAACGATCTCATGGCCTGCATGGCGTGGGAAACCGGTGAAGCGTTCACGGCATCTGTTCGTAGTCCTGTCTCCACAGCTACCGGTCTGATCCAGTTCATGGAAGCTACCGCTGCTGGAATGGGTACGACTACAGCGAAGTTGGCGAAGATGACCGTGATCGAGCAATTGGATTACGTCGAACGTTACTTCAAACCGTACGCCAAACGTATCCAGAACCTTGGGGACGTGTACATGAGCATCATCTGGCCTGTTGGTATCGGCAAGCCTGATGATTACGTGATGTGGAAGTCTGGCGATCGTCAGTTCGCTCCGAACAAAGGCCTTGACCTCAACCTCGATGGTCAGATCCTGCGTATCGAATGTCTGCACAAAGTGAACAACAAGATGGTGAAGGGTTTCCTTCCTCAGAACTTGCGCGCTGCGTAGACAAAAAAAAAGAAGTAAACAGAGCGTGGGTTGCCCCACGCTCTGTATGCCGTTAGGCGCTTACTGGACGATAGAAGAACTCGTACTGAAGCTCTTCACGCATCTGACCCATCAGGTACGCCACCTGATCAGCACGGACGCTCAGACCGGTGTATCGTGCGATGTAATAACCCAGGTTAGCGTAGATGCCGTCATCTGCTTCCGGAGCACCGCGCTCAGGTTCGTAAGTTTCGTTGAAGTCAAAGTCACCGGGGAGCCTGGGAGGGTGTGCCATCTTCTGCCACAGTTCCAGGTGGTAGCCTTTAGCAGCCAAATCACCGAGGATCTTCTTTACTGTTTCAGGAGTCGTGATGCACTCGAGTGTAAACTCGAGGTTATTGTGGAAACGTTCCACTTCAGGGCTGAGTACTTCTTTAGCTTCTGGCATTGCTACTCTCCTTAGAGCATGTCTTCGCCGGGCTCGAATGAATCATCATTGAGTAAGTGGCGAATGATTTTGGATTGTTTCTGGACGAAGAGGACTATCGCCTCTCCCTTGTGTTCTTTCATTTGTTTACGGAAGTACAGGCATTGATCGAGGTAATGTTCGGCCGTGTACTCAGCATGGAAGAGGTCACGCATACCGCTTTCCAGATTGTCTTGAGTGACGTACCGTGTTTGCGCCGAGGACCACACCAGCGGACCACCGCCAAGAATCTTAGGGTAGTCGTACTGATACTGCTTAACTGCCATAGCGCATGCCAGCATAAGCGCTACGTCGTGATTAATGAGTACCCCGAAGGGACACATTAAGATTTCGTACTTCTCAGCTTTAGTGCAGTTGACGTAAGGAAATCGGTGGACATAACGAAACGGTACAGCTAGTCGTTCCATGTAGTCGTGTTTGGACAGCTTGTACTCTTCTTCGTAATAGCTGTTGTGGATTCTAAGCGCCTCTAGATAGGCGCGGATCTTCTTGTTCTCTTGATGCTTGTCGTACAGGTCCATCCCTGCCTTATACGTCACCAAGAGGCCGCCTGCGGCTAATACACAACCTGCTGCGAATCTCATCGTGCCAGTAATCATGGTGTTGTTCCTCGGGGGTTTACATATCGGGTTTGTAATGTATCACCCAAGTAAATTTAACTATACAGCAAAAAGCCCCCTCCCCTTCCCTAGTAAAGAACTAGAGAGGTTCAGTCGTCTACGACTCCTTCACGTTAGTCCATCGTCGACTTCGTCCCCTAGACTTCTAGTCTAGGTTACTACGTCTCCTCTAGAATAAGGAAGAAAGCTCTTTAACATAAAAGCAAGTGTGATAGTGAATAATTAACACGCAGCATAAATCGAAGTAGACAGGACCATTAAGATCCTGTCTACCCCAATCACATTACAGGTCCAACTTGAACTCATCTTCAGGAGAAGCAGGCTTCTCTTCAGTAGGTTCTTCAGCAGGAGCCTCTTCTTCTACAGGCTCTTCTTCAGTTGGCTTCTCTTCTTCAGGAGTTTCCAACTCCTCCTCAGGTTTCTCCTCTTCAAGAGGTTCTTCCTCTGGAGCTGGTTCTTCATCGAGGGAGAGCTCATCATCAGCAGGTTGTTCTTCAGCATCCGGCTCACCCATATCCGGTACTGGAGCTTCTGCGTCGAAGTCAGGAGCAGCTTCTTCCGATTCAGCACCCAGTTCAGCGATTGCATCTTTCACTTTCTGGTCAAGCTTCTTCAGACGTTCCTGACCCTTACGATGCTTATAAGCATCTTCAGCGACGATCTTGATGTAATCGCCGAGGCCGGCGATCATTGCTGTAACGTGTTGCTTCATTTCTTCGTTGAGATTCAGCAGTGGGCTGCCATCTTCGGTATTAACGAAGATATCCAACTCACGGAAGAACCCGCGTTCGCGCATCCAACGACGCAGCTCGATACCCTTGAGCGATGCGATAACTGTTGGGATTGCTTCCTTGACCGTGTCGCTCGTGTAGCCGTGGAAGTATTCCTCAGTAACGTAGGCAGGAATGATCTTGTCCAACGCTTCAGAGTACTTATCGTACAGCTCGATCTGTTTGGTCAGGTTGTCAGTGCTAGGCGCTGGCAGGTTAACTACGAGGGAGTTCAGGAAAGCTTCGAGGAAAGCCTCCGGGTCTTCCTTGTACTCATCAGGGATGAGCTTCTCGTTGTTATCGATGATGTCCATCAGCTGTTCCAGCAGAATCCCCGAGTTGTACGTAAAGACACGCACGTAGTCAGTGATCTGTGGGTTAGCGATGTTCTGAAGCACCATGACGCGTTTCAGGAGCATCAAGTGGTTAGCCACCACCGTTGTAGCAAAGTCAGGCTCATTCACGCCATCGACCATCTCAGGCGTCAGGGAGAACACCCGATGCAGGTCACTACGCAGAGAGTTCAGCAGATCAGTGTCCACAGGGACGTAGTTGCTTTCACGCGGCGTAATGGTGGTCGATACTTCAGGATAAGCAGGGTGACCCGTTACGTTAACCGAGTAACCCGACATCTGAAGTTGTTCGGCCAAACCTTGAACACTGATGATACCAGTTGGGAACTGGTGATAGGACAGCGCCATCGCTTCGTTCGACAGGAATGTAACCGTACCAACCGGGTCACCGTCCTTAGCGTCCAACGTGATGTTGATGTCTTTACCAGGAATCGCGTTCTTCACAGCGCCGATGATGTTGGCTACGAGCAGAGTTGCACGCATTGCTGCCAACGCCTTAGCGTCGTCAAGGATCGATTTACCAACACCATACTCGTTCACATCGAAGCACATGTAGATCATGAGTTCGGCAGGAACGTACAGCAGGATGGTTTGTTGGTTCTTCATGGTCCGTGCAAACATCAGCTTGTCGATGTGTTCGCTACGAGCGATCTCAACTTCACCACCGAGCAGACCAGAAGAGATCCGAGCGATAATGTCGTGTTCAACCACTTCACCGTGCAACTGAACCAAACGGTCGATCAGTGCATCACTGGCATTAGAGATACCCCCGTTGAGGGTTTCGTTTGCCATGTTGAGTAGTTCACCAGAAACCTGACTACTGGAGCCAACCTGATCACCACCCATTGCACCGCGACGGATGTCGCTGTAATAATCCACTCGCCGTGAGAATGATAGCGGGAATCCATTCTGATCCTGAGCTACCAAATACCCAACAATGTTGGTCGGATCACCCGGAACGCAGATAGGCATCACGGCTTCGATAGCGAGGTGATACTCGAGAGGGTGACCGATGGCTTCGCCACCGACCTGCTTACGAGTAGGCACGACCTCAAGGCGACTACGCTTCATTCCCTGTGGGGGTTTGAAGAACTGACTGTGGATAGCACCTGGAGACTGAGCGGCAGTCTTCTTGCCAGCGCCAGTACCTTCACCATTGTCATTCTGAGCAGCATCAGCATCACGCTGAGCCCGACGGCGACGGCGGGATTCCATCGAAGGATTACCGTAAACCGATTCACGCATCTTGGTGCGCTTGGCTTCCATCACCATTGGCATACGGAACGCAGCCAAGTTGTCGGTAACCTTAATAGGAAGGGAGATCTTCTTGCCCTTCGTTTCTTTGGCTCCACCCATCATCTTGATGGTATGATAATCCGCCATATCCGCGGTGTTTATCCTCCGTTGGCTTGACTCCAAGCTGACGTAGTCGATGCCCTTTGCGGTTGGTAGAGCTAGACCGAAGATGCCTTTTGGACGATACCATCCATTAGTCCACTCTCCGTCAAAGCTCGCCACGGATTCCATACTGGCCGATTGAGCGCCGTTGATCATCCGATCGATAGAAGCCTCGGGGATAATCATGATCGGGTGTGCGCCTGACCAGACCAATGCATCATCGATCCAGCCAGTGATTTTCTTGTCGAGGTTCTTCTCATTGATAAAGAAGTTCTCGATGACATCCACCATCTGGGCGGTGAGTGCCGTTTCTTTGCCGTCGATCTTGCTGCTGAAGATCAATGTGGTCGACGATAGATCGCCTGGCGATACCACAGCGCTGACCAGAATTTCTCGAGCAATGTTCAAGTCCGGCTGAACTTGGAAGATGTTACGGATATCAGTGGCGTCACGAAGTGTGCGGCGAGTTACTGCCCCTACGGCACTGAGATCGATATCCTTAAGTTTCCCGCGGTTCGGATCAGTACGGTCAGTGACCAGACGACCAAGAACGCGTTCATCAGCCTTACTTAAATTCCTGAACTGCGAGACTTTCTTCTGCGCGCGTTCGTCATCTGCTGCCATTTAATCCTCTCCTACTAAGATCGGGGTAAGTCATGAATGCCTACTACAGGCTTTACATCAAAAGCATTATAAAGCTTGTCGCGACACTCGTGATTAAAAGTAGCTACACCGCCAACATGATGAACCAGCGGTTACTTAAAGCGGGGATAGCTGTTAACCTCAATGATCCGTACAGCTGGAAGTACTACAAGAACAACGCGGGTTTGTATCACTCCAGCAACACGTTGATGCAGGTAACCTCCCTCGACGACAACACGATCATTGACTTCACGCAAGCCAACTTAAAGATCCATGCTGCAACGCGAAAGGAATACACCTACGGGACTACCTACTATAAAGAACTGGTAGCTGCGTACCCGGACCAGAAGATGCTGATCAACGGGATCATTAACCCGATTGACATAGAGACAGCTATCCAAGCCGCTGACCATACTATCCTCAAGTATGACGCGTCTTTGGTGGAAGCCTCAGAGCAGCAGTTGATTCCTGATATCCAGCGTTACATCACTCACTGCTTTAAACGGTGGGACAACTCGGACTACGCTTTGTTCGAGCCGTACTACTATCCGGCGTTCTTGGGCATTCTGTACACACGACTGACCCAAGTGATCATCAACAGCCGTAAGGCTGTCTGTAAAACGGATCAAGCTCACAGCTACCACCTGCGTCAGTACATCAGCAGCTTTAACCAAGCTGTAGGTGATGAGTTCGATCTCATGACGCTCAAGCAGAAACTGTTCACGTACCGGAACATCCGTTACCTGAACCTGAACTTGGGTCGTGGGGAAACCTTCGATCTGATTACTCAGAAGTATCTGACTGACCGTGGCTTCTCGCTGGCAGGTTACGACCTCGAGCATGATTACGAAAGGCTGACGATTGATCTGAAGCCGCTGGTTGTATTCGTCCGTAAGACCATCAACGGTATTGAGCCTGCGATGGGTAGCAGTGTTAGGAGTCCTCAGGAACTTCTCGAGCTCGAGACTCCGCTTGCTCGTGACAACATCGTTATTCAAGACGACGTCGTAGAAGATGTCTTCGCTGAGATGAATAAGTTCAAGGGCAACAAACTTAAGACGAAAGTGCTTGAGTCGAACGTCGTTGACCGAACCGATGCTGAGCCATTCACGCTGACAGAGGTGCTGCTCAACCATTGGATCTATCTGTCTCATTACAAACGCTTTAATTCCGTGGTCGTGTTCACTAACCCTGCGAACGGTGATCTCTATCGTCTCTCGGTTAAGAATGCCTTTATTTTCTACCTCTACGCCTACAACCGTTCTATCGGTCAGAAGCTTTCTCACGTTCCGATCGTAAACGCTCGCCGTGTTCGTCGTATCCCTTTGCCTACCAAGGCGAAGCTGATGAGCATGACAACGCGTAAGAAGGTGCCTGAATACTACGTCGACTACATTCTGGATACTCAGGTGCAGATCGGCACGTACGTCAGCATCGAGGCATTCCGCGACACCTGTAAAGACATCCAGGCTTTGATGTTGCATCATCGTGACATGCGGAACTACAACGGCGACTACAAAACCGAAGGTGAACTGCACACGATCATCGACCATTGCTACATGGACATCCGCATTGACCTTGCGGGTGAGATGAACTACGACAACTGGTTGAATAGTGTCGGCATCGACATTACCGGCATGGGGGATCTTGAATTCTCCATGATGGCTGACCAGATCTTCAACACAGCTACAGGCAGTAACCTTTCTAACGCAACGCGTGTTCGTGAAGTCCACTCCGCGATGCTTCGCGTGATGACTGCGCTGTCCTCGTACACGGTTCAATACATCGGTCAGATCAACGACAGTCCTATTAAGATTGTTGATGGTAAGTTCCCGAAGCTTTCCATTCCTAAAGAATGGTCTGACAGCTACTACGACGTAGAGAACCGCTTGCCCACTATCATGAACCTTCATGAGAACGGCAAGATGTACATGCAGCAGTTGATGCCGTATCCGAAAGTCAACATGGTGGCCAAAGACCTGCGGGTAATGGCTAAGGTTCCTGCTGACGTCGGAATCAAACTTGTAGGTAGCATCGAGCTGAAACAACAGATCGACATGCCGCTTCCAAGAATGACGCTGATTGAAAGTCCTCAGACTGATATCGGTGAGATCGTTCAGACTGATGTTGTTGGGTATCTTGCGATTCCTAAACGACCATTGGGTGATCTGGTTATCGACGATACCCTTGCCGGGTATGAGCTTCTGACAGAAGCGCGTAGAAAGAACTTCCTGGGTATCTAAGGATGCACTCATGAGCATTGCACCAGAAACACTCTTGAAGATGCATCCACTCGATGCGTTGAGGGCTCAAATCGGGGAGAAGTTAAAAGCTCCCCTCAAAGCTACATACCTGAAGATAGAAAAGCCAGTCTCTCTCGGTGGTGTCAATACCAGCGTTAAGGTGTCTATCGACAAGAGTAGGGCTCCGGTTAGTCTGTGGGATCGTGACGGTTCATTCACGTTCGAATACCAGCGGATCAACCTCCCTACGTTCTTGTCTGGGGTGGATCTGTCTGTAGCGGCTGAAGTTCCAGCAACTCCTAAGGACTTGATGGGTAATCTCTTCTGGCCGTTCAAGGTTCCAATCGGTGAGACAGACTTCATCGATGATACCTTTACCCAATTGGGTACAGCTTCGGTTATCGCAGCTGCTGACTCCTATCGATGGGTAGGTGAAGTTGATTGCGTGATTGCCCGCCTTGGTCTTGAGATCGCTGGCCGAATTCTGGTTAATACGTTGACGTTGTCTCACACCGATGCGTTCATTAGCCTTAACATCAAGAATCAGATTGCGATGCACTTGAACTTGATGAATGCTGCGTCATTGAACACTCCGATTCAATCGAACATGTTCACCATCTCGCAAGTTAGTGAGAATGGGCCTCAGGATGCTGGTGACAACACAGCTCTCCTGTTGACGTTCAACGGCGTTCCTTACATCGGGGCACTGACGGTTTACTACGGTCGTAGATCGTGGCCATTGACCTTCAGACGCCCTGTTAAGTTCGGTGGGCCTGGCTATGCGAACATGACACAACTTGCTGCGTTACTTTCGACGCAAATGGGATGTGCGATAACAGCAACCGACATCAAGCCAACTGCGATGCCTACGCTTGCGGTAGGAGCTAAAGCTTCCTTCCCAGTGACGTTCGCTAACAACTCGTTGGCTTACTGCGGCGCCATCTTGGTTGAATACACTCGGACATCTTAAGACCTAACGGGTAACCCCATGACTGACACGCTACGGTTATTGAAGTTCGATCCTGCCGTGGCGTTACTGATCATGGCCAATAACCATTTCAATCTCCACCTGAGAGCAGAGTTCGCAAGCATCGGTCCTCCGATGATTGTTGAAGGTGCCGTGACCAACGTGGTGATCACCACGCATGAATCTATAGATGAAAACATCTACAGACAGCATACAGGTCAGATGACGTACCGCTACAATAGATTGCACGTAGCGGACGTCTTCGGTGGTATGAGTCTGGATCTGACGCCACCTATTACGGTGAAGGGCGTGATGAACAACATCGCGCTGGCCTCAGGTTTGGTGATTACGGATATGGACTTTGAGAATGCGCTCGTACAGGGCAGCAGCTTTACTCTCAAGGCCAAGCCGAATTCGTTGAGATGGGTTGGTGAAACGACAGTAACGCTGGGAGAGCCTGGGACTACGATCCTTCTCTCTGACGCTTTCTCGAACAATGTACTTGACGGATTGTGGCCGCCTGCATTTTAGGGCGAGAGGTGATTATGGAAACGATTAAGAAACCCCGGATATCTCGATACAGCAAGAACTCAAAAGACTTGCTGGTCGATTATATCAACGCTACAAACAACCGCTTGCTTAAACCCGAGCAGCTACAGTTCGGGCTCCCCACTCATGAAGGTGAGGAGAATTTGACGGCGGTTGACATCAAGTTTGCTTCGACTAATGGTTGGAGTGAAGAAGTCCAGCGTCTGCTGTATCGTCGGGTTGATATCAATCAGCTCCTGAACGATGAGCCACTGGCAGTCCACGTTCCTGAACTTACAGCTGAGGCTATCAATGCCGCTCTGTACGAACAGTACGGGTTGAAGTTGGAACCTGAGCTGATCACCATTGAGTTGGCTGACGTCAACTTCGTAGTGATTGCTCCGATCACCGACACTCCCGGCTTCCAGCCTGAAGATGAACCTACTGAACCTGAGCCGCTACCTGCGCTTCAGAACAGTAACTATCGAGTAACGATCTCAGGTGACCACCTGATCTTCGTCGGTAGCTTCAAGGTCATCACGCGCCAGTCTCTGACGCTGCTGGGTTCGACGATTGATTCGCTGCTGAACATCCGTCAGTTCTATAGCGACAGTAACCAAGGCTTGCCTCCAGTTGACATGATTCTGGAAGAAGGCGAGCTGAAGTTGTCTGACGCTTACATGTCTCATGACGATCGTCGCGCTGCTGAATCGTGGCTGTACACGTTCCCAACCGGTTTCGTGTGGAGTGATCTCGAGAAGCTGCCCCAGCTGCTCCGTAGGCTCACTGGTGATGAATGGGTGTCCGTGCCTGATCAGGCACTGCCTTTCAACGTCCACGGCTCTGAAGTGATCTACAACGGCTTCGTGAGCGTAGCGCACACTGTGAAAGATCCAGCGTACAATTACGTGTTCTGTCTCGATCTGAGCAAATGGTGTAACAACATCACGGGTGTCCTCAAGATTGCGTACCGTTATTCCGACAGCAAGGTTCCCGGTAACCTGCCGTTTAACCACGCATCCACCCCACCACTCTTCTCTCGTTAAGGGACAATTATGAATACGGTACAAGCCACGGTTTACGGTGCGAAACTTCTGGTGTCGCTGTTGCTCGGTCAGAACCCAGTGATCGATGCCAAGTCCACCATGAACGAACGTCTCGAGGTTCAAGAGAACGCCCGTCCTACCGCCACTGAGCGTGTGAAGCTCTGCATCCTCATGGCCGGTAACAAAGGCCACACCGCGTCGATCGGTAACAACGGTATTGCCAAGACTTCGATCTTGGACCACTACGCCGACAACGCTTCGCTCTACAACCCAATGCCAATGGCAATGCGTCCTGTGGATGACGACTTTCCAAAGTCCATCCGCGACAAGTACGCTCTGCGTGTAGAGATGTTGGTTGACGGCGTCAACTACTACGCTTACTTCGGTCTGCGTATTCACGTCAGCCAGGATGACGTGACTGTAGTGATGAAGAAGATCACTACCGAAGATGGTATTGTTACTGAAGTCGTGTTCGTGCCTAACACCTCGAACCTGTACCCAGAACCGATCCAGCTGCCTTCCACCGGCGCTGCCACCACCACTGACGTCAAGCTGGCTGTATCTGCCTTGCTGCCAGTTGTCCTGTCCACCACTGACGTGCAAGAGTACGTCAACGTGTCCAAGATCTTGTATGGTGGTGACGAGGAATACGCGATCATGTCGGAGTTCGCACTCTGCACAGCCGCTGACCGCACCGTTACCGTACAGACCACTTCGGGTACTACCCAGTTCAACGAAGCGATCGGTACTCAAATCTACGCGTTCGCAGCTGACCACAAGGCGTTGTACTACAACGAACAGGAATTGACTCTGCAATTCGACGTCGGTAACCAAATCCCGATGCTCGGCACGCAGTCGATCCCTACCCTTGAAACGATCGGCGAGTCCGTTTAAACAGGAGTGGCGCTACTTCGGTAGCGCCTACCAGCTATGTTCGAGCTTAAGCCAGGATTCAGTGGCCATTGGATATATCGGATTCTCGGTATCGACAACGGCACCAATACGGTCGGGTTTACAATCATAGACCACGATCTCCGTACAGGTGTATCAACTGTAATCTTTGCTGAAACTGTTACTGCCGACAAGTCGGCTTATAACAAGCACGCGGGGGTTGCAGCGAACAGAGGCAACCTTGACGCACGTCTGCTGGTTGTTAATGAACGCCTTGCAGAAATCTTAGAAGAGTACGATCCTGATATCGTAGGATGTGAGGCTCCGTTCTCTCACCTGAACATCAGCACCTACCGGACACTGGTAACGGCCATGAAGTACTTGGACGATACCTGTTATAAACATAGACGGACTTTACAGTTCGTTGAAGTCTCTCCAGGTAAGGCAAAGAAAGCGGTGTGCCCTGTTGGGCAATATAAAACCGATAAAGAATTAATTCGTCAATTTATCATGGATGATGATAACATCATTGAGGGGGAGGGGGTCTCTATCAAGGATCTTGACGAACACTCCGTTGACGGTATCACAGTTTGCAGATTCCTTGCTCTGGACGCCGCTAAAGCATTTACATAGACATGGAGTTAATGTAGATAAATGATGGCCTTAGGCCGTCATGCACTTAACATGACATCTGGTGGTTCCCATGAACGTAAGAGATGCTATCTCGCTTATGGCAAAGAACCCGGCGGTGGGCTTCACCTGGGAGCCTACATTGATCGCTCTGGTCAATGGCTTCCTTCCAAGTGATCGTCAGTTGGACCCAAGCACCGCAGAAGCTAAGGAGATCCAGGATGCACTCGCAACCCTGGACGCGGCTACTCAGGATATGATTTTGACTTCGAGTCTCGGCGTAGCTGCCGGTGGTCAGAATCCGACTCCTGCCCCTCTCCAAACCCCTGCGACAGCTCAAGCGCCAACAGTTCCATGGTCGCCGAGTGAGCTTCAGAAATTGGTTGGTCTTGGTATTCTGTTTGTCACCACCTTGGTCGCAGCCAAGAATGGCTTGAACATCCCGGAAATCATTGAGTTGATCAAAGTGCTGGCTTCGATGTGATAACTCACTGTTAGGGTGGTTACACAAAAAAAAAGAATGAGCATAAAGACCGTGGGGAAACCCACGGTCTTTATGTCGGCTTATGCCATTAACTAACGTGACCGATAGTGCCAACCACATTAGGTTCCGTGATCTCATACAAACTACGCAGCCAAGCAATATCATCCCGGCGCTGCTGATCTGTATAAGCTTTGGAATGGATAACGGCACTGATAGCCAAGGCTAACTTGTTGGCGTACATACAGCACCTCATACGTGAACGTTCGGGCTACGGAAGTAGGTCTCGTACAACTTAGCGACCTTCTTATTCACTTCAGCCTGACGGTCCACTTTCATGGCAGGGGTCAGGATGATGAGTTCATCATGAGTGAACGGGATCTCTTCTGGGGTCAGTTCATAACCGTCAGGAAGTTCAGCATCGATCTTCGCCCATGGAACTACTTCACCTTTACCGTTGCGGAAGATGTCCACTTCAAACTTGAAGGGTTCGCCGTCACGAGTCTGAGCTTCGATGACGTAGCGCATCTTGATGAGACCCTGATCAGCCATCAGTTTGAACTGGCCGAACATTACTTCATCAGAAGGACGCTCGTTCTCGAGTTTACCCTTCTCTTTAGCGTCAGTCTTCGTAGTTTGCTCGTACACAACCGAAGCGTCTTCATGTTCGGTCATACGAACGCGTATGGAGCCGCTGGAGGCGTTCTGATCAGACTTGGGTACAAAGATCCCCCATTGCTCCTGACCCTCGTGATACGTCGCTGTGGTGACGATCTGATTAAGATCATAACCCGAGATGTAAATCTCGTTTTCGTATTCCATCCCGGAGGCTTCAAAAGAAGCTTCTTCCTCGGGATTAGCAAATGCCAAGCGTTCGATGATAGAAGTCATCGTCATCCCCTGTGGTTTCCAAACAAAAAAAACATTACCTCTCGGATAATGCACCGTACACCCATTGAAGGGTGTACGGATTCGTCCTACAGTATTACGGTTAGATGGTTGGGTGCGGCCACATTGCGGGCCACCTCTGTGCTTGGCGTAGCAGGAACCTGATGGTAAAGCTTACACAGCAGCCAGGATGAAAGATTCCAGGCGGCAGGCGTAAGGCAGTACTTCAATCAGGCGGTTGTCAGAGGTGGACAGCAAGAGGCGAGGCTTCAGGCCTGGGGGAGTCTGCTGCTCGAGAGCCGAGTACAGACCGCGCAGGGTGGTGAACAGGTCGCGGTTGGTAGACTGAGTTACAGCCAGACCGGTTTCGTCCATGGTCAGAGCCAGGCCGATGCCCAGTTCGTCGATGGTAGCAGCGAAGGATGCAACAGCCAGAACGTCGAGGAAGACCAGAGCTTTCGGATTCTTCACATCAACGATCAGATCGCCGGCGATGTCGGCGATTTCTTCAGCAGATACGTAAGCGGTCGACAGGGTGGTGACGTGACCAACACGCTGTGCGAACTGCGCAGCTTCACCAGCGCCACGGACATTGCCGTAAGCGGTCAGGAAGCGGCCGTAGTGCTGGCTGAAGTTCAGCTTAGCAACCTTGTCGAACTGGAACTGGAATTTCGCGGAGCGCAGCAGGTTTTCGGTGAAGCGTTTGTTCAGAAGCTCGAATACAGGCTTCTCGAATTGTGGCTTCAGTTCTTCCATCAGCTCAGCGGCTTGGGTCAGGGTGCCAGCGGCGCCGACTTTAGCAACCAGGTCGAGTTGACCGATGTCTTGTACAGCGATTGGGGTACGCAGGAATTGCACATCAACGCGAACAGGTGCTTCTTCCGAGTTCAGGCGTACACGCCCTTGGAATACGGAGCTTGCGATGCTGTCGGCGGCGAGAGCATTGCTGAAGGTCAACTGGTCAGTAGGGATCTGCTTGATCAGGTCACCCAGCTTCAGACCAGGCTTATCCAGCTCCAGGCTGATTTCGGTAGTACCTTCTTTCAGAGCCTTCAGCGAGATACCGCCGGTAGGAGCTGCTTTCGGGATGTCGATACCTTGGGTGTCTTCACGCAGGCTGTGTGCCAATTGCTTGTTTTCGTTATCCACTTCAACTAACTCCTCGCGGACTTCGCCGCTGCTATTCATGACGTAGTACTTGATGTACTGGTTTACGTCGTAAAGGGTTGGGACGAGAGTGATCAGGGATTCACCATCGCCAGTAAGTTTCCAGCCGGACAAGTGAGCGACACGCCAATGCTCATCATCCACCCAGTAATCTTCGTACGGGTTTGCACGCGTATGGTCAGGACCATCTACGTGGGTGTTACGTGCTTCCAGATGCGGCAGCGGTTCAGCAGGGTGTTCGTACTCGCGTTCACGCTCAGGTTCGCGTTCACGCCGTGGCTCATCACGACGGTCATCACGCTCATCGCGGTCGTCCCGATCATCCCGTTCATCGTTAGCAACACCGATGTCAGAGAGGATATCGTGAATGTCGTCGCTATCGTTACCAGCACGACTATCACGAGGACCACTACGGCGAGTATCACGACGATCACGATCACGGCCACCGCGGTCACGGTCCCGATCATCACGATCATCACGATTGCTCCAACGAGCCCCACCACCGCCACGATCGTCATCACGATCATCACGACCACCACGACGGCGTCCACCGCCGGCCAGCTTACCAGCCAACCGCATTGCTTCTTCCATACCGCGCTCAGCATCACGCGGTAGTTCCCGAACAAGCTTCGGATCGGCAAAGACGGATTCAGCGAAGTGACCATCCACCATCGCTTCAACACCCATACGGATGACGTCTTTCTCGCGATCACCACGTTGACCCAGTTCGTCTTCGATTTCGCGAAGGTTCACAAAGGTCAACTTGACCAGCTTGTCCATGTTGTTGTTGTTGTAACGATGCTTGCCGAGGTTCTCAGCGTAACTGCGGCGAAGATCCAGAATGAAATCATCCCGTACATCGACACCATCAGCCTTTGCCTCGATGTAACGGACGGTCTCGTCAAAGACGAGGTTCCAGATCCGTTCAGATTCGCGTTGGTCGCGTGACATACAGCTTCCCTATTAGTGAGGTTGAATTAGTTACGGCCGATAGCGGCGTCGATATGCGCAACGATTGGCTTCATGTGTTCTTTCCGCACAATCGTGTTCTTCTCGTCCAGTTCCACTGTCGGGTTGATCGTATTACGACCCAGTGGGGAGTGCTTCGGAAGGATAAGGTGGTTACCCCCTTCAGCAATCGAACCGTCGAGCCACGATTGTGGATCGTTCACGTTCAAGTTCTGGGATTTACGCCCAGCGCTTGTTTGCGCCTGCATTACCAAGCGAGATGTGATTCGGAAGAACATGTTGTCGCCAGGTGTAGACACGCTGGACATAAACGGTTTGCTGCTGGTCTTGCGAAGGTTGAAGATGATCGTGGGCATAAAGAACTTACCCAAGATCTTGTTGTAGTCATCCGCTGTGTGCTTACGCTTCCGGTTGTTTGTGATCTCAAAGAGACACCGGAAGATCTGCTCGTAGATGTCACGCAGTACATACTGCGCAGTCACCAAGCGTTTTCCATACATGGAGCCAATGGATTCCGCTTTCGAGTCGATCAGGTGATCGATCTGAACGAGGATGTAAGCGAAGAACTCGTAGAGGTTTTCAACATCCAAGTTCTCTTCATCCAGCAGAGTCTTGCGTACCTCGATGTCTACGTAATCATCCAGACTGATGAGGTGACTCACCACGTTCTCAACCAGCTTACCAACAGACATCTGGTCGCCAAAGAGAACGTAACCCATCCAGCGCTTCCAGATGTCATCACCCAGCAAGTCTTCAACCAGCAGATCCTGAGGAAACAGATCCACGAGATAGAAGAAGGCCAGGGCGAAAGCCATGGTAAGTTGATTGGTAGCCGCTTTAGGAATGATCAAGCAGAGATTTGTAGCGATATCAGGGTAATGCACACGCAGCTTCAATGCAGCCGGCCGGGACTTGGCTGATCTGACTACGGTGTACTTGTCCGGGTCAACAGGGTTCTCCGCCAAGAACTCTTCGGTAACGATTGCAACATCGCAATACGCAAACCGAGCGAACGTCTCCTTCAAGCCATAACGGCAGAAGAGATAATGCGGCAGAGTAGACATCACCTTACCTAGCGTGATGGTGTCACTTTCCGACTTCTTGTTATTGTTGGCAGACCGATGGTGCAACCAAGAATAAGCAATGTACTCGGAGTAATCTTCTCCATCTTTCAAAACGGTGTAGATCAGGCGCTTGAATGTAACCGGAGCGCGTGACATACGGATGAACACAAAGTCCTGGCCTATCGAAAGGCCAGGGTCTGTGAGAACATCGCCGATGGCAAATTGCTTTCCTGTAATTGTGAGCAAACCACCGCGCCGCGGTGCTGGCAGACAGAAGTACCGCGGGTATAGCGGAACGCCATTACAGGAGAACTGATACTTCACCATGTAGACATCGCTTTGCGCTAAGTCGATGGAGGGGGTGGAACGATCGGAGCGTGTCAGCGAAGATGACATAACGCTGTACGCTTCTTGAGGACTACAGATGTAAGATCCGTTGTACTCAAAGTCATCTGGATAACTGTTTTCAGCACACGCAATAGTCTGATCTACGAGGCCTTTAGCATCGTCCAGGCCGCGATAGGCGAGGCCATCCAGAATGTCCTGATTGAAAACAGGCATCCTTTGCTGCAAGTCGTCAAATAACCAAGTATGCATTCCATCCCCTGCCCATCTATGAAGGTTTCATTTTAGCCACCATCGTTAACACAGTTAGCGACGATGTGATTATCCCACCGACCAGACGTATCCAGTCGCCCAAGTTTTTAGTCTTCTCCTTAACATCGTCTTCGCGATGTTTCCAGCGAAGCCATTCCTCACGCTCACGAGCGAATGCCCTTTCGGACTCTGTCTTCTCTCGTGTATACGTGTGGTCTGTATCAGCCTTCTCACCCGCCCGATCAAATTCTTTCATCTTCTGATCGTGAGCCCTACGAGCGATTTCTTCTTTACGCATTTCTTGCCAACTAACACCAGCTTGGGCTTTCTCAATACTGTCAGCTAAGTTGTACCGAGCATCTGCATCTTCAAACGACAGATGTTCAGTGTGGATGGTTGCACCAGACCCTACGACGTTCTTCACAGCGGCTGGTCGCCGAGTTGTGACATGTACACCGTCACGTAACCTTAAATCGCGTTCAATTGGAATGTGGTGAACGGTATTACCCAATAGGATAAACCGATCATGTCGATTCCTAAGAGAACTATTGTCTACGGCTTTGATCGAGAACAGCAGAGTATCTTTACCCAAGTGAGGTAGGTCAGCGGCTAACCCGTACTGCAACCGATTAAAGTTACTGAACGGATGTTCCTCGAACTTCTCAACTTCTGGCTCAAGCGAGATCAGCAGATCCAACTCTTCCAGGTACACAGTGCCGCCAGCATTAACAACATCATTAAGCTGAATCTCCACATGGATCTGTAGAGTAGACAACTTGCCTGCATGAGACCAGGAATTCAATCTGGCTTCAAAGGCATTAATGATCTCCGCTGCTAACCCCTGCGGATTGTGATGCCGGTCTAAGAAATCAACATAGGTCGATTTGTAAGATTCCTTAGTCATAGTCCATTCGAGAAAGACGTCAATGTATTCACCGCCCTGAGTGTACTGCTTCGGTTTGAGAATCGAATGCACGCCCATTCTGGTTTTGACGCTTAGAGTCCGACTTGACGCATTAACATAGCGCATTGTAAACGCTGCGTTCTCGCGACCCTTCAAGTCGGGGTCGTTCAACTCTGCTCTAGAGGTGAACTTATCGAACGGAACAAAACGACGTCCCGAACTATCCATAACCTTATTGCCCCTGTGTATATAACTACGGTCCCCAATTGTTTTACTCTTTCCTACTACGCCTATTTTAGTAATGTATGGCTGTAATTTCTTTATCCACTAATAGCCGTAGACGGCATAAAGCCGGGACCGAAGTCCCGGCTTTATGTTAACCCGTCAATCCACTTAGGGTGCAACCGGAATTACTTCCGGCGGCAGGTCCAAGTTACGGCTGGGTGCCGCCAACTTCAGTGGTATTAACGTCGCCTTTGATACGAAAAGGCAGGGTCTGTTCCAGCAGCTCGTCGACGCCTTTGATGTTCAGCTTGACGATGATCGGCAGGAAGTTGTAGTGCTGGAAGCGAGGCTGTACAACAGCTTCGTTACCAGGACGGTTGTTACGGGTAACGCTGATGGTCGACACGAGGGTCGGAGTCAACAGCATTGCACCGGCGGACAGAGCGTCCACGCCTTCGCCATCGCGAACGATGGTGAGGTACATCACGTCCGACAGACGTTGGTCGACGTCGGCTTCCAGCTGGTAGCTCAGGCCGGCACCCAGGGTGCGGCTGTCGCCTTGGATCGTCATGAAGCGCTCGATCTTCTTGCTGGTAACCAGGGCAATGCGCCACTTCGAAGTGATCTCGCCACCGTCCATGTAACGGCAGGCGTTTTCGTAGTTGGTGCGTTGCAGGATGTCGAAGGACACGGAGCGCAGGGTGTTGACCAGCACTTCGATACCGTTTTCCACGTTTGCCACAGTTTCCTGCGACTGAGCGGTTTCCATCAGGTCAACGTCCAGTTCCTGAACGTAAGGGTTGACCAACCAGCGGCCAATACCTTCGATAGGCAGTGCGTTGATTTCGAAGTCACCGCCGGTCAGCTCACCGCGCAGGCCGCCAGTCAGGCGCATCAGGCGCTCGTGGTAGCCGATCAGGGTGCCGACAGCTTCGTTGTTGATGTAGGAACCAACGGCGAAGGTCAACCAGTCCATTACGGTCTGGTCGCGGTTTTCGCTCAGTGGGTACGGAACGAAGAACGGCGCGCGCTGACGGGTCAGCAGACGTTCGGTCACGTTACGCACGTTGAGCATCAGGCCCAGGTGACGATGGTTGGTGTTGGTCAGGCGAGCATCAGGCCACCAGGCAGAGGTGGTCAGTGCAGCGAGGCCATCAACGATGGTCTTACCAACGCCAGCAGCAACGTCGATCTTGTCGCCAGCGGCGTTCTTGATGTACATCACTTCCAGCGAACCGGCGTTGATGTTCACAGTACCGCGCTCAACGTCAGCTTGACCGTTGATGATGGTTTTCAGGCGGACTTTGTAGTCGCCGGTAGCGATGGTGCCGAAGACCGAACCAGCCAGGGCAGCGTCGTCGTAGGCAACGGTGTCCTTGTTGATTTCCAGGGTGGTCAGCGGGAAGTTCAGCGCCATGGCGCGACCGCCTTGCTCTGGAGTCTTCACGAAGCGGCTGTACGGCAGGCCTTTGGTGTCGAAGCGGATGGTGTCTGCGCCGAGGCTCAGGAACACGGATTCGATACCGATGTTGCGGTCCAGTGCTTCAGTGTAGTCAGCCTGGCCAACGCGCTGTACGGAATCGATCTGGCCGATGCCGAGCAGGTTGATGGTTTTGCCAACGGCCAGACCGGAGGTCTTGACAGTGCGGCGACCGTTGACGTAGTCGAACGGAGTGATAACCGAAGTGGCGACGAAGTTCGCAGCGGAAGTGGCGTTGTAGCCAGGGATCAGCTGAGTGCTGTTGTCGTTCAGAACGGTGAAGTCGATCGCGGAGTCCATTACACGGCGCAGGCCGAAGTCCGACTCGGAACCGTCCAGGGCGTGTTGCAGGGTGTTTTCGACGTACAGGTTCGGGATCTGGATGTCGATACCGCCTTGCTCTGGGGACAGAGGCACAGTGCGGTAGATCATTTCCATGGCCGGGCCTTGGCGAGCGATCTTGTAGTTCAGACCGATCGAAATCGACAGGTGGTCGATCAGCGACTGGTTGTCGTACGATTCGGTGGAGTAGACGCTGTCGTACTCGGAACCGTCAGCGTGAGCGTAACGGGTGCCGTCGGTCAGCGACTTGCCTTCCATCGAAGTTTGCAGGCGCAGCAGTTCGGAAGGCTTGCTACCGAATGCTTTCAGGAAGGACGCAGCGGCCAGACCAGCAGGGTTGGCGTATTCGGCTTTCTGGTTTTCAACGGTGGTTTGCAGGACGCCGGCCAGTTCACCAGCGATCTGGGACAGGGTGCTACGAGCTTCGAAGCTGCCGTTTTGCAGGGCGCTCAGCATGTCGCTGGCTTCGGTGCTGTAACCATTACCGTTCAGCAGGTGATCTTTGATCTTCACTGCGGAAACGTGTTCCAGATCCGGCATACCGGATTTTTTGTCAATTACGATCTTGCTCATGAATTGCTCCAAATTGCAATTTGGTGTTGCTGAAGGATAGAAGCTTCTATTTTAGGATCGACGCCGACCTGTCACTAGTCGACTAGAGACAGCGATCCTACGTCCCGCAGGCGTTATGGAAACCGTGTGTTTATACATATCACCGTAATAGCAGTGATTTGCATAACATGTATCACTTATCACTCGTGCTGGTCGTTGTTCGCCAATTCACGAGTAAGGTTGACCGCATGACTGCTGCCGGGCTCAAGGTCTTTATTTACTTTCTCCAGATATCTTCTGAAGACAACCGACGCGTAAGCCACATCGACGCCCCGATAAAGGGCGACAGCTTTCAGCAGTTCTTTCATAACATCCTTTACTTCACCACCTTCCCGCTCGACGATGATGATACCATCGTACTTGTCAGGATAGATGTCGAAGTAGCCCAGGACGAACTGAGGGATCGCCAGCTGTTGTGGGTTACCCCCGAACAGAGCGAACACAGCATCATCTGCGCTGAAGCCTTTACCAGCATCGGCGTCTGGGAAATCAAACTCTTCCAGACCCATACTGTTCAGACGAGCGCGGAACAGATGGTTCGCCAACTTGTAAAGATCAACATCGTGTCTCGATACTATGCTTTCGAATTCTTTGATGTCAGTCCCGTAGTGCGTCATAGCACCGCTCAACCATTTTGGGATGTAGCGAATACTGACTGGCTTACTCATGAGATATCCCCAATTCAATTTGCCTGCGGTGAGGCGGTATGGAAATTAAGCTACTGTTAGCCAAGGCCATCAGTGCCATGTACTACTCGAGTCATTCGGGCAAGAATGACCCTGAGGCTTTGCTCAATGTAATCGATCGTACACTCGATCACCTTCATCTAACTGATGATGCTTCAAACTCCAACCGGGAACACAACGCTTTGTCCCGAGTTCGGAACTTAGTCATCTGGATGAAGAAGAAAGGATCAGAGCATCCGTACGACATTAACGACCTAATGGGTCGCATCCGAATCGCCGCAGGGGATAATGATCGCCTATATGATCTATTTACCCGCACCATTCTATTGGTAGACGATCCGGACGCAGCCAAGGATAAACTCGATGAAGCAACAGCTGAGCTGTACGACTTCATTGGTGTAGAGGAGTTCACGAAACTCCTGCGGGACGCTGCACGTAAGCTCGGCTTTGATCGTGAGAAGGTCGGCGACGTAGCGCGCTTCCGTGAAGAGATCATCGCCAAGATGACAGAGCTTCCACTGTCTGGTAAGCGTCAAGCTGGTGGTGCGATGCGTCGCATTGACATCAGTGACGTTGAAAGTCTGTCGGAAGTCTACGCGATGGCTCAGCTTGCTATTGATCCACGGGCTATCCTCAAGTACGGCTTCAAGGCTGCTAACCGGATGACCGGCGATCAGGAAGGCGCACGACGTGGTGAGTGGGCTAACGTATCCGCATTGCCGGGTATGAACAAGTCCGGTACTCTGCTGGATCAATTGTTTGCATTCTGTATCTTCAACAGTCCCGTGCTGTTTGATGAGACGAAGAAACCGCTACATGTATTTGCTACTGCGGAAGATAAACCCGAGCTGGTTCTTCAGAAGCTATACACCCTGTTGATGCAATACGAGTTTGGTCTACCTGTTGTAACCAAGGGCGTCGACTCCCGTGAGATCGCCCAGTACGTTTTCGATAAGATGACAGCCAATGGCTGGCACGTCATGATTCTGGACTACACTCGTGGTGCAGACGTCGATGACTATATCGATGACTTGAAGCAATTCATCAAAGAAGGTTACGAGATTGTTTCGGCTGGTTGCGACTACATCAACCTGTTGACAAAAAACAACATCGTGGCTGCTGTTGCCGGTGACGAGATTCAAGGAGCGCACCGTCGCGTCCGTAAGTTCACGTCTCCGAACAACATCTTTGCGTACACAGCTCACCAACTGTCTCCAGCGACTCGTGACTTGGCTCGAACCTATCCTGACGACTACATCAAGCGTCTGGTAGATAAAGGCTACTACGAGGGCTCCAAGAAGCTCAACACCGAGTTTGACTATGAGGTCTTTACCGCGAAGACTATCCACCAAGGTCAAGCATGGGCTGAGTTCCAATGGGGTAAGCATCGTAAGATCGGTGCAACTCAGGAACAGGATAAGTATTACGCATTGAAGTTCTTGGATTACCCGATGATGGGCTTCAAGTACGATCTGCTTCTTGACGAAGATCTTTCGTATAAGAAAGTAGGTGCGCGTACTACTAATGGCGAAGGTGGTAATGACTGGCGTGACTTCGACGACTGATTTCACGACAAAAAAAAAGAAGTAAAGAGAGCGTGGCTTGCGCCACGCTCTCTATGCCGTTAGGCCGTTGCCGCTGAAGCAGATGCTTTAGCCGCAGCTTCAGCACCTTTCATTCTCAGTTCCTGGTCATCACGCTGTGCGCGCAGATGACGAATGTAATAGCCGAGGCCAATACCAAAGCTGATCAACAGTACTTCACGCATGTCCAACTCCTTGCATTAGGGGATAATTGCAGGTGGATGATATCTATCTGTAATTTATTCGACTGGACAGTCTCGAACAACTACCCCTGAACTTACGTCCAAAGTGATACCAGCCTTAGCCACTTCTTTAGGGCCGACGCAGCGGCTCATCTGTTCGTGCCAATCGATGAATACCATCGAGACAGAGAACGCGAACGAGAGAGCGGCTGCGAGTAACCACAGGGTCAGGTTATCAACCCCGTCTTCTTCAAACTCAGACTCTACCTCAGACATAGGTCTTCACCGCATAGCCGATGATGAAGACAAAGTTGAGCGCGATGAATACTGCGCAGAATGCGCGGATAGCCTTATCGCGGTTACGACGCTTGCGGCGCTTAACGGAAGCGTCGATTACATCTTCCAACGGAATCCCTGGCTTATTCATTAGTGAATGCTCCGTGAGGCAGCTGGGCTAATGGCGGTGAGGTAATCCATCCGTACAAGTGGAATCGTTGGCATGTACGGTTGAACCATTTCGTTTGTGTCGAAGGTGTGCTTATCAACCCACTTCGCTGTTACTTCCTTGTTGAAAGCTTCAGCGAACTTACGGGATGTGAAGAACTTGTAGCACTTCTCGAGAGGATCTCGGACGCGGTACAGACCACCGACTTCTTTGATGTCATAAGCTTTACGCAAGCGTGGAAGCATACGAACGTTCAGGAGGAATGTCAGAGACAGTTCCCGCACATCCATTGCCATTTGAAGCGCTTCCATGAAACCGTGGGCGTTGGCACTGTAACGCACCGCCATCCAGTTGCCTTCATCATCGAGAATGTTGGCTTGCCAAGTGTTGCGGATTTCACTGAAGCAGATGCCGACTGGCGGGATGATTACTTTGGATACGCCATTCTCGGAGAGAACAACTTTACGGCCTTCAAGTTTGTATGCTTTGTAAGTAGACATCTTGACCTCCACGGTCGTTGGGTATAATGGGTATTACTTTGTAGTCGGTTCTAAGGCTTCGATCAACTCACCCAGAGTCGTAGTCCTGAAATTTATTTCGAGGATTTGGTTATAGTCGCAATGGGTTTGTATAGCGTCTAGCCATTCGTGAACATGTGCGTGGTATAACGTGATTACGTGTCGAAGATCACGACCCATTAGAGTATTATCGTTGATCATCAGATTGAGGTATTTTTGCGCCTCTTTCAGATTCTGAATAAACATCTCGTCATTCAGTAGATCAGCGAACCTAGGATCTTTACCGATTGCGAGGTTGATCCGCATCAGTTTGTTAAGCATCTGCTCTTTGCTGCGTTTACTATCTGTGGTCAACTCACATCGTCCACGCATTCAGGACCACTCCTACGCGCAGCTATGTTGGGTTTCTAGACCACCGGTTTTACCGGCACGATACCAGCCGCGATCCGTTTGGGACCGCGATGGATTGAAACGTTTAGCGTAGGCAGATTGCCCGGTGATGTCGAGAACCTTCTGAACGGTATCAGGATCTTGGCAGAACTTACGCAGCTCTGCCTCGAAGTGATCACGCTCTCTCGAATCGGTGTAGATGTGGACAGAACCGAACACGCAGATATGCTCGGTCTTACCGTTATCAAACTTCAACGGAACTGTGCCGATCCGGTGACCAACCGGTGGGTCGGATTGAGAACCGAGAACCAGGTCGTTACCCATGATGGTTACAGATACGAGTGACATGATTGTTTCCTTAAGCCAAGTAGCTTCTGAATTTTGCGTGGAGGCGAGTCATCTCTTCCTGGTTCGATCGGTTTTCTACAATCGAATCGAGGATAGGAATCAGCCCCATGAATGGCAAGCCTTGTACCATGAGGTCACGGAATGTTTGCTTTAAGCTAATTCCGTCAAGGGCCATCAAGACATCGAGGTTATCGCAGTGATACCCGCTATGGATAGAGACGTAACCATTGGCATACATGAACACGTAGCCATGGTGCCCTGCGATGATGATGCACTCGCGTCCATCTTTGTCGATGAATGCCATCTTGCAACCGAGTTCTTCAGGATCTTTAGCGATCCGTTCGATGGCGCGATCAGCAGCATGGAACAGCGCGGTGACGATGCCGAGGTTATAGAAACCACGAGCGATCATCCAGTTGGCGTGGAACTTTGTTTCGTAGTCCGCACCAACTTCAATAGCAGCGTCGATAGCTGCGAGAGTGTTCTTGTCGCGAATGACTTTGCTAACGTCATCTTCGATTTGCTTTTGGATATCTTGCATGGTAGGACTTCCTCAGTCGATTCGGGTTCGGGTTGGTATTGCCAGCGGAAAGCTTCTTTGAAGATCCGCGGTTCATCGGGTAGGTAGATCAGGGTCTTTCCCGATCATTTCTTCTGATGTGCCTTTGCAGCATCACGGACGGTCATGTAGATACCGTTGGACTGAGCCAACATAACGACCATCACGTTGTAAGGGATTCCAGCGAATTGAGTCTGGTGCGCTTCACGCAATTTCTCCAACTCACCCAGCTGCTTCACAGACAGCGCATCGCTGGTCATCAACGCGATGTAAGCGTCGATGAAGTCCAGGTTATCGCCCACCTGCCGTTTGATACTTGCCAACTTGTTCTCGTTATCCTTCTTGGTGACGTAATAGATCGCTCCACCAATGGCACTGGCGAGTATTGTTACGCCTGCTGCTATCTTGAGTACATCAGAAATCATGACAGACCTCCACGGTCGTTATTTGCGAGCAGAATTAAGAACGTTGTAGATCACTTCGATCTGGCTTTGAAGAACCATGATCTCGTGGTACTTCATGTTGCTGAAGTCGGAACCGATGCGCCGACGTATCTCCAGCAGGTTCGCCAGCTGGTTAGCGCTGAGAGCCTTCTGGCCGTGGACGTCAATGATGTCATTGCAGAGAGCGGTGAGGTCTTTGATATTGCGCTTAACAACCTCAGCCTGACGATCGCGTTCTTTCTTTTCGAAGTAACCAACTGTAGCACCTGCTGCTGCACCAACGGTAGCAACTACTGCACACAGCTTCAAGAATGTAGGGATGTTCATCATGTTAGACTTCCTCAGTCGTTATGGTAACGGGTGGAGAATTCCACCCGTCTGTAGCCGGCCGACTAAGATCGAGGCGTTAGCTCGAGCTCAGTGGATACGTAAGTCAACTTAACCCTTTCAGGTATCTTGACTTCGTATGCCGGATGCAGCAGACGCAAGAGATTAGCGATCTCAAGAACCCGCTTACCTAAAGAGTTGCTGATAATAGCCAACTCCTCGGCATTTGCATCCACCGGCTTACTGCACTCGTGCCGTCCTTTTACAGACGTACGCTCCATGTACTGGTTGTGCAGTGTCTCACTCAACGCAGTGGTACGATTGAACTGAATCATCAGCTCAGTAGCCATACCCATCAACGTGTTAGCGAGTTTACTATTGTCCATGTGACCTCCTCGGTCGTTGCAACGTATCAGGAATTGATATCGTTGTTATGTTGTACCGAGACAATGTGTGACTGTAATTAATTTGACTCCAATCCAAATAGGATGTAGAGTTAATCCATTTATGCACAGGTATCGACTATGACCGGTGAGGAAATGCTGGCCGAGATGATTCAGGTAGCGAATCAGGCCATCTTGGAAGGATACGGCGTAACGCTTAGTACGTCGAACCTGTCTTTCACCGGTTTGGTGCTGGGCGAGTTCGATGGAAAGAATACGAAGGTGGGTGCTACGGCTCGTGGTAGGCAGATCACCGGCAGTTACGTCTACTATTACAACCGCTTGGATATGCAGCAAGCATTCATCGATATTGGCGAGCCCGATGTCAGTGTCGAAGTACAGGGAGAGATCACACCTGCGTCTGTGGTGAATGCCCTGAAGCTCAAGTACAACTTCGTATTGAGCCTGAACGATATCAAAGATTACACCAACGTGGACGGCGTTGTCACCATCACCGTTTCGAATAGGTCTTTCGTGTGGCTAGGAACGCTTGTACTCAACGCAAGCCAAGGAGTCCTCACCCTAGCGTCACAATTCCCGAACAACGTTTTGAACGGCCTTGTAGCGCCTGGGGGCGAGCCAATGACCGACGGCGGAGTTTACGATCAGTTAGTCCACTGACCGAAATTCTATGACCTCCTGATTCCTTAACGAGAACTCGTGTATGGCCATTGACTACACACGGAGTGAGATAGACGTCGTTATCGATCTCATTCGCCAAGATAACCAGAACAGGACCTTAACGTCCAGTCAGGTGACCTTTGGCACTCCGAGCGTTTATACCCCTATTGCTGGGGTGAATCGTAATACCCTGATGGTTGGTACGGCTGTCGCGGGCAGAGGCTATGAAGGTAGTCAAAGCTTCTATTACAACCGAGTAAGACTAGTAGACTTCGTAGATCCTGATACGACGTCGCTAGAGTTCACTATCACGGATGAAGTGAACCTGTCCGATCTCTTGCCGGCTATTAACGAACGGTTGAACATCAACCTGACAGCAAGCAAGATCATCGACAAACCTCTGCCAGATCTCAGTGCAAATCTGTCGGCGAACATTGAACTCAAGGTGACGTTCGATTCGATGGTGTACCTTGGCTCATTGATTCTTGAAGTGCAGCCTGAATTGATTCCTCTGAGCGCGTATCTACCTGTCACTGATCTGAATGGCTTGACTTACGAGCCGGTTGTTTGATCCGTGTATAAGTAGAATTCTATGTGGTTGGCCAAGGCCGACTTGTCCTTACTTACTGAAGAGTACCTGTAATGAGCGATATGACTAAAGCAAGCAAGGTCGTAGTCCTTGACCTTATCAACTCCGACAACGGCAAAGGTATCACCTACGGCGTCGTCGACATCGGTCTGCCAACCGTAAACAGCACTGGCGACAAGAACACCTCCGTGACCCTGACCGCCAAAGCTGGTTCGGGTTTCGTCGGTAGCCAGACGTTCAAGTACAACCGTCTGCACCTGAACACCGCGATCCTCGTGCCATCGGGCAAGGACGCAACCTTCAACCTGGGTGACGCGGTCAACATCGCTGACATCATCCCAGAGCTGAACGCTCTCCTGAACATCAATCTCCAGGCTGAAGACTTCGTCGACGGCGTGCTGCCAACCTTCACCGGTGGTATCCCGAACGAAACTCACGACGTACAAGTCGTGGCGAAGGCTGACTCGCTGGCGTATATCGGCAGCCTGACCTTCCATCTGAAGTCCGACGAGATCGACCTGGCTGAATACCTGACCGTGACTGAACTGAACGGTCTGACCTACGTTCCAGTAGCGTAAGGTCTTCACCACTGCCTTAATACAAATAAATCTGAGAGGGCGGGGTTTCGGCCTCGTCCTCTCTTATTTACCGTTTAAGTCAGCTTCGACTCCAGGAGATGCCTTATGTTACTTTTACCGGGATCGTCGGAAGAAGCGCTGGTCGGTCTCATCAACGAACAGAACGCTTTGGCTGTACCGCTGGAAGTAGGCGGTCTTTACTACGGCAACGTGAAGTCGTTGGCTGATGGATCGATCGAACTTCCCTCCGTTACGATGTACAACAACGAGGACTACGAAGGATACGCGCGGTGGAAATATCGTCGCATCAACTTCGATAAGGTCTTTGGTGGTGTGCGTCCGATCATCCAAGACTTGGGTCAGACAACCATCCATCGGTTGCTCCCAATTCTGAACAAACGTCTTGGCCTGAACCTACAACCTATCGATATCATCAACGAGCCGATTGACTGGCTGGGTGGTAACGAACAGGCGAACTTGGTGATCAAGGCTAGCCCGAACTCATTGGGTTATGAAGGCACGTTTGTTATCCAGTTCATCCGTATCCGTCCGCTGCTTGAAGTAGCGATCGCGGAGAAAGAGCTGGACGTCCTATCCCACCACAATCCATTGGACTTGGGTAAACCTTCCCTTGACATGGCGACGTGGGGCCTGGACTTCTCGTACTACTCCAACATTCTGGGCGTTGCTTGGTACGGTTGGACCAACTGGCCTGCTGTCCAGAAGATGTTCATTGAGATGGGCTTCCCAGACATCCCTGTGTTCATGACTCAATCAGTGAAGTCGTATTCGACCAAAGACGTACCTGAAGCCAACCAAGATTTCACCAACGTCTGCATCCAGACGGGCGTTGACATCAACGGCTACAAAGGCGACGCGTATATTCACTTCAACCGGTCATAAAGAGGTTTCGATATGGCTTTGTATAAAAGACCGCTTGATGCCATCCTCGAAGCGATCAAGACGTTAAACAACGTCGAACTGATTGCGGGTGAGTATACGTTCGGTACGCCTACGGCAGTTGCTCCGGACGCATCAGGCACTAACACTTCGTTGCTGGTTACTGCACTCAACCCACTGAGTCCTTACGATGGTTCGACTACCATCCGCTATAAGCGTTTGGATCTGGCGGATCTTCTGATCCTGATCAGCTCGAACATCAAGGGCTACGACATCAGTACCACTGACGACTTCGTCGCCATGCTGAACAAACGGCACGGTATCGGCTTTGAGCCGGGCGACATCGTCTCTTCGCCATTGACCTTGGTGAACGGTGCTGGTGAAGTTACGCTGGTGGCTGAAGCTGATAGCATGGGTTGGGTTGGCACAGTTACGTTCAGTCTCGCTCTGGGGGCACAGCCTCTATCTGACGTGATCACCGTCACTCAACTGCCGGGCTTGAACTACCCTTCGGCTCAGATCACCAAACCTTACGCTTCGGTCGGTTATTCCTACTGGCGTAACATGAGTGGCTACTACGCTACTCTAAGTACGGTGGTTACTGGACAAGATAGTCTCGGTATCATCAAGGATGCCCTTGTGGCGGCCTCTGGCGATGCGTGGCAGCTCGTCGGCGCTTCCCGCTTCTCCTTGGATGGGGCGGTCGTTAGCTACGTAGGGCCGACCTCTGGCGAACCTATCTCCAACCAGGACTATGACAACGTGATCATCGTCGATCTCGATGACACCAAGTCGTTGGGTTGGTCTGGCCAACTGGTTCTTCACTTTAACGATCCGATTGTGGATTAAGAGGTGTAGTCATGGCCGTTCCTCCAGTTCCGTCTGCTACCAGTAAAATCATTGAGGAACTAAACATCCTCAACGTGCCGCCGAAGACGTTCACTGAAATGAACGTCAGCCTGATAGACCTCGAAGTCGTTGATACGGAAACTGCGAATACCAAGCTGACTGTGAAGTCGGTTCCGGGGCGTGGTTACTACAACGAAGTCGACATCTATTACAAACGTCTGGTGCTTGGCGACATCATTCAGGATGCGGACGTTCGTAGTGAAGAAGTGTTCACGCAGGAAAGCATCGTATCGCTGATTAACGGCGCGTTCGGCCTATTCCTTACCGTTGATGACTTCGTACCGTTTACGCCGCCTAATCCGGCCAATGGCGAGGCTGACACACTGACCTTGACCGCGCGGGCAACCAGTCGTGGCTTCATCGGCTCAGCGGTAATCAACATCACCCACGCCAAGTCCTTGCTTGATAGCATCGTTGGCATCAAGATCCTCCCAGTCCGTAACCACCCGGACCCGGTGAATTCGAAGATGTCCGCTCGGATGGTTACGTGGGATGTTGACTTCACCAGTCTTCGTGATGCGATCAAGCCTACAAATCCTGGGGCGCGTTACACCGATTGGGCTGCTCTTCAGAACGCCTGCTCGTATCTGGGTATTCCCGGTTGGGCTGAAGGTTATATTGCCGACTATCCGACCTCGGCTATCGAAGATAGTAACCCTGCCTTTGACCGCGTGGTTGTTCAGGCTGGCTTCTACAGCGACCAGCTGATCGGGCCGATGTATCTTCACTACAACATCCTCGAAGAGGCTTAATCAAGATGCCTATTTTTAGCAAACCGCCTATCGATGAGGTTTATGACCTTATCAACTTGGCAAACGCTGGTCCTGATTGGATTCCAGTGACGAAGACCAACGTTCTTCTGGGGGTGCCTGCGCCAGCTACTGTTCCAGGCAACTCGGCAATGAACACCAAGATCATGCTGAACTCGCTCCCCAACGCCGATTTCATCGGTCGTAAGGAAGTTAACTATCGCCGTCGCGACATGGCTGTCTTGTTCCGCAGTATCACGATCCAGATCGAACGCTACTCGGCTAACCAAGGTGCCGCTGCTGGCGCTGGTGCAGTTGTGTTCTCGGTGTACAGTCTGCTTCCGCTGATCAATGCGAAGTACGGTATCAACCTGACTCAAGACGACGTGGTGGATCAGAACATCACCCGTGGCTCGACTCTGGAAGATGGCTTCTATACCCGTACCGTTACCGTGGCTACCAAGGCTACAAGCTTGGCGTACACCGGGTCGTTCGCGCTGAAGTGGAAAGGTGCTCCACAAGACCTCAGCTCCATGATCACCGTGACTGACCTGAATGCACGTATGTACCCAGGCGGTAACGACTTCACTGGTGAGCGTCGTCCGATCATGAGTAACGCCGCGTACGCGTACGATTGGAGTGGGCGTCTGGCCACTAACCCATGGAGTGGTTACCCAAACAGCTTCGTTGTGTTCGGGAACTACCCACTCTCGGCACAGTTCCTCAACTTCGTGTTCGGTCAGCTCAACGCCGATTTGGGTACGGCCTTCCCGATCAACGCTGCATGGAACGGCGTACCGAACAACGTCTTCGAAGTCGTCACTCTTCCATCGACGAAGTACCCAGAGGCGAACTCTGAATACTTCAACCGCCTGTTGACGTGGGAAACTCCTGAGTCCATGCTGGCTGACTTCGGCCCTGGTCGGAACTACGTCCACTTCAACGTCTGAGGATAGAAACAATGTCTTACATGAATCTGTCAGTCGACGATTTCTTGGCGGCCATCAATACCGCCAACTCGACGGCGTTCACGATAGCAGACGTTGTCATTGGTACACCGCAAGTTGTAGAAGGTACTTGGCAAGGTCAAGTCACCACCCACAACACCGCTCTGCGCCTTACGGCCAAACCGGGCGGGCAGTACCAAGGCACCAAAGTGCTGACGTTCGATCGCTTGAAGTTGAACGAACTCACCGCCGCGCATATTCCGGGTTTCCGGATCTCTGCGTATAACAAAGATTCGGTACACGATCTGATTCCAATGATCGCTTACTGGACCGGCATTCACTTCACCACCGATGACCTCATCGATAACCCACTGACGGATAACGGCGACAATACGTGGACAGCGATCCTGTCCGCTAAGCCGGGTTCGATCGGTTGGATCGGTAACGTCAGCGTGATCGTTAAGAAAGGTTCTGCGCCGATCAACGAGATGGTTCAAGTTACCTCGCTGCCGGGCCTTAACTACCCGACCGCGTTGGATAGTGATACCTACGGTCAACTGTATCTGTACGGATACGACTTCACGTCGTACTTCACTCAGGTGCAGACGCTGACTCCTGGCGTCATCAACAGCACTCAAGCTGATGCATTGGTCACCATGCTCAAGGCTGTTGACATCTCGGCTGGTAAAGCGCTGTGGACCAACACTCCGGGCGGTACTGCTTGGAACGTGTCCGGTGCAACAGTTGTTAGCAACGGTCTGAACTCCGTCTCGCTTCCAACCAACCCTGCGTACAAGTACGTACTGGCGTTGCAGCTTGATCCAGCGGTACTCACGCCAGCCGGTGTCATGTATCTCCACTACAACGATCCGTTCGATCCGAACGCGACATAAGTGGATGCAGACGGGTGGCAACACCCGTCTGCTACTTCCATTGGGAGAATACTCATGGCTACTGCGGTCCCTACAGATTACCGTAAACCTCAATCAGAGATGATCTACGATCTGATTGAGAAAAGTAACCCCGGCTTCAAAGATGTATATCCGATCGGCTCTGTGACGTTCGGAACCCCAACCGCCATTACGGTGGATGGCGCTGACCCGTTCAAGAATGACACCAGCATTCTGGTTACGCCGACAGCCGCTTCCGGTGGTATCGGTAAGGTCACTGTCAAGTATCGTCGTATCGACCTGACTAAGCTATTTAAGAACACTACTCAGAGATTGGATATCTGGTACAGTGGATCTACAATACCTCTTTCGGTTTGGCTTCCGGCTTATACGGCAAAGTACGGTGTCAGCTTAGTAGCTGCTGATATCAACGGTAGTCCGATTATTGTGACCGGTAACAACACAACGCAAACTATCCTCGCCGCTAGTTTGTGTTATAAAGGTACTTTCACTGTCGCATGGACTCTCGGTAAGCGTCCGATCACTGACCTGATTACCGATGCGAACCGTGGACTGGTTGGACGCCTATATCCAGGCGGTAACGACTTCTCCGTTGGGCGTAAACCAACAGGCGAGTTCATGACTATCACTCAGGATGCTACCGAGATCAAAACGATCTTGCAAACCATCCCAAGTGCATGGGTTCCACCAGGCGGCGCTAACGCCGGGCTTCAGCAGATCTGCGATTGGCTGAATGCTAACTCCGGCCAAACCGGGTGGAATATTGGTAACGCCAATACGCCCGGCGGCACTGCGAACATTCAGTGGTATCGTTACACGCTACCTAATGCCAACGTGCCAGAAGCCGACTCCGTCAAGTACAACACGGTTGTGCTTATCCAATCCAGTGCCGATAGCTGGTTTACCGGCCGGTGTGTCCTTCAATATAAAGTATAGGGTCCGCCATGACTATTTTCGTATCTAGTGCGGCTGACCTTGTCGCGATGATCAACGTAGCTTCTGGTCTATCGCTTGTAGAAGCCGACGTTGTCTTCGGTACTCCTCGTGCAGCGACAGGCGCGGAGGTTACCAAGTACGGCAAGAACACTGCCATTCAAGTGAACTCAGCTCCAGCGTCCACCAAGACGGTTGGTTTCACGACGGTCTTCTACGATCGCATTCCACTGCAACCGCTGGAGAACTTCAACCTCAATCTCTGCGTCTGTCCAGACGCAGCTCCAGTAGCGACGTGGGTTCCTATCGTCTTCGCCTACACTCGAGTTCCATTCCTTGTGAGTGAGTTGGTTGATAACCCGAGCTTTACCGCAGACGGTAAGGTTAACGTCAAGATTGAGGTTGGTCCTAACCATCTCGGTTGGACAGGCTCCGCTACTCTGAAGTTCGGCGGCTATCCTGACATCGCCACTGCATTCAACGGTAACACGTTGCAGGCCTTCTAATTAATTGGGAATTTGAAAATGAACGATTGGCCAAATTACCTGCTGCGTGCTGACTTCACTGAAATGGGTGAGCTGCTGGCGGGGATACAGCTGGGTCAGTGCGACATTCGCAACATGCAACTCCTCTCCAGCGTTCTGGCTAACTACGGTCCCGAAGAAGATCGCAGTAAATGGAACGCTCAGGCTGACTTGCGTGAGTACTCGACGTTCGGCGTTGAGGTCCTCTATAACGGGCTTAACGACCATAGCCTGCCTACCTTCAGCATCTTCAAGTACGCGCTCTGTGTGAAGTTCCCAGAGGGCTCTGTGGCGCCATGCGGGCGCCTGTACCTCTGCTGGAATGATCCGGCTGTAGAAGAGTCTGCTGAACCAGCCGCTAGCGAGGAGTAATATCATGCTTCGTGCAATCTTCGGTACAGATAATGCCTTGAAGACCACCAACCCGGCGGTTGCTACTCCAGCATTCCCTGATTGGTGGACGCTGTCCGGTATTCCGGGCGCCGGTCAGGGAACGAACATCGCCCGCTGCGCGATCGACCAGGATGGTTGGATCTCGGCTCTGTCTAACGGTCAGGACCAAATGGTTCCGATCTTCCTGAATGGATTGGTTCCAAACAATCCTAACAAGCTGACCATCGGCTATCGTATCAAGACGTTGGTTGCGTACGCAAGTGGACATTCCATCTGCCATCTTACTGCCGATACGACACCGAACGATCTGACCTGCTACATGTATCTAGCCGGTTCTGCCGGTGCTCCGTGGCTCACTGGCATTGGCACTGAGTATTACGTAGAGCATACGTACGACTTCGTGACCGGTGTTGTGGCTACATGGATCAACGGTGTCGCTATCGCCAACTATACAGCTCCTGCGATGTCGGCAGGTAGTAAGGCTGCATTCGTGGCTGGTACTGGGTGCCTGATGTTCAGACTCGGCACGGTCAACGGTGGACGCTACGCTATCCGGGACATCTACGTTCTGGATGACATCGCTGGCGATGGCATGACTGGACCACTCGGTTCTCAGCGTATGTATCCTGTTACACTAGATGCTGCTGATGGTGCAGGGTGGGTAGCAGCAGGTGGCGGTTCGATCATGGATACATTGAACGCACCTCTCCCAGCTGCAAACGCGGTGACGTCTGCGACAGATAAGACTCCGTTGGTTACGAGCCTGAAGCACTCAATCCCGACTGGAGCACGCATCAGTGCTGTAAAACTTTCACTCACCGGTCGTAGTCTTGGCGATGCGGGATCTAGTAGCAAAGTCGAAGTCACGCAAGGTGGAACGACGCTTGCAGCTAAATTCCTTACCTCGCCGGCGGCTGCACAGGCTGTATCTCAGATCAGTCTGCTGACTAAAGCGCCTGATGGAGCTACGTGGACCTTAGCCAAGCTCGACGCCACAGCCGTCAAACTGACACCTGACACCAGTGTCTGATAAGAGGTTTTATAATCATGGCAATTAGAGCAGTTATAGGCTTCGAGCACTTGCCGCAGAATGACGTGAACTGGGCTAACTACGCCACTCACGGAATAACGCGTAACCAAGACTTATCGTTGCAGAATACGATTGTCAACGGATGGCTCGTAAGTCAGTCGCAAGCCGCTGGCGCCGAACGCGTCAGCATTCCATTAGACAAGTATCTTGAAGCACCTGTCAATAAGATCTGGATAGGTTATCGCTGCCGTATCGTAACCAACGTCAACGGCGGCGCTGGTATCGTTTACTTCGGCACAAGCTACGTCCTTTTGGACTACACTCTCCCGGCTAGCGGTAACACAGTTTACATCGAATTCTCGTACGACGTGAATACAGGTGTGGTAGAGCGTTGGGTCAACGGTGTGTCGATCGGTAACGCCGCCGCCGCCGGCGGTCGTAGCATGACCTTTGGTCTTGAAGCCAAAGGTAGTCTGAATGGCCGTTTCGATTACCGGGACTTCTACATCTGCGACGACCAGGGGGCCTCGCAAGGTCTGCCGGTTGGACCGCTGGGCGCGCAGTCCGTTATTCCGATTAGCATCGATTCCGCTACCGGTTCTGATTGGACCACTACTCCGGGTGGAACGGCGTTGGCTACCGCGATCTATGAAGCAGGCACAGTACCAACTGCCAAGATCGCGACATCTAACACCACCACCAAAGGTCCATTGGCGGCTAGCTTGAAAGCCACGATACCAGTAGGAACCGTCGTCGCCGCCATTGAGGTGGTAGCTGGTCTTAGTTCGAACGGTGCCGGTACGGTTACCTGCGCGACCAAGATCAAGAACGGCGCCAATGAGGTTGCCGGTCTCCCGATGGTTGGTCCTTCTGGTGCGTACGGCTATAATGCTAGCGCCGGCGTATTCCATAAGAACCCAGCCGGTGGGACGTGGGACGCTGCGAGTATTGACGCCACGGATTTCATCTTATCGCCTGATGCGTAGGGAGTAGTCCATGTCTGTTAACGTTTCCACACTTCAGGGTTACGCCCTGACGCGTCCGGCGATGGGAGCTAAGGTGGCTACCATTCAGGCTTACGGCCTGATCGCACCACCCAACCCGGTCGCTTTGCGTCAGCTTAGTGGCTACGCCATGGCGGCCCAAGCTAACACCGTTGCTCTCCGTCAGCTAGGCGGATACGCGATGGTGCCATTCGCTAAGTTGCCGGTTGGGGCTAACGGCCCTACAGCGTTGATGACTCTGATCCTTCAGAAGTCTAAGTCTGTACGTCCTGCGTCGCAGTTTACGCTCGGTCCTGTAGAAGTTAGTACAGAGCCAGGCTTTGACACCAAGGCGTTGCTGACGGCGCTCCCAGCCTCGCTGCTGGGCGGTAGCATGTACTGGTACTACAACCGCTCTCCAATGAGTAAGTTGTCCAGTGCAGGTAACATCGCCAACATCGTTATTGGTTCGGCAGCTAACGTACATGCATTGATCCCAGCCATCAACACGGCCACTGGCATGGTGCTGACTACAGCGGATCTTGTCAACGATCCAATCGTGGCTGGTTCTGTTGAGGTCACCCTTACCGCAGCAGCTACCAGTTATATCTTCCAGCCTGGATCTACTGTTAACGTCGGCAACACACCTACGCTGGCAAGTATCTTCAAGTCTGACATGCTACTCTTCCCGTAAAGGAGCCCAATCATGAAGATTCATTTAATGTCTGGTTGGGACGTGCCGACTACGTCGATTGGCGGTAGTGGTCCCAACATGGGTCGTGGCCCAATCCCAAACACCATGTTTGAGATCATGGCCACTAACGGTGACGAGTACATCACTGCACAGACGACTGCTCTTGGCTGGTTGATGGTGTACACCACCATCACTCAATCCAACTACGGTAACTGGCGCAACCGTATCGCAGGTAACTTGAAGACAGCGATCCCAACAATAGGTCCGACCTCGAACCTGTTCCACGGCATCCGGTATTCGGTAGCGTCGGTATCACCGGATAGTCAAGTTCTCAGCTACATGAACAGCTACGACGCTGGTGGTACTAACACTACACTCGTGTTCGCTAAAACTGACCTGCCGGGATATGCTCTCAACAAAGAGTACTACCTTGAGCACCAGTTGGACTTCACGAATAACGTCATCAACCGTTGGGTAGACGGGAAGAAACTCCCATCTGTGCCGATGGAAGCTTTCATGAAGACGGCTGTTTCAGCGACACCGGCTGGGCAGGAGATCTGGTTAGCCCTAGGCGCACTCGTTAGTTCAAGCGTCTCGCCCGGCAACCCATGCTTCTGGTCGTGGCGTGACATGTATTACGTCGAGTGGGAAGCTGGTGAGACTCCTCAGCCTCTCGGTCCTGTGAACATCAACAAGCTGCCTATCGCCGCAGTGGATGCTAACGGATGGGCGCCGGTTAACCCAGCTTCAGGTACGACACTAGCTGCGATGCAACGCGGTTATAGCAACCCTACTAGTGGCGTCACAACACCTCTGGTGCTTAGTGCCGAAGCGCTGACGCCAGCTGTAATCACTTACGATGCTTCGGCTATTCCACTGAATGCCAAGATCCGCGGCGTTAACGTCAAGACTCGTGGTGTGCAGTGGACAGCTGCTCCGATCGGTAAGGTTGGCGTATCGCTAACTGTAGGTGGTGTTGAAACATCGGATGTCGATGTCACTTACGGAGTTACTCAGTCGTTCACGGACAGGGTATTCATCACGGACAAGAACCCGTCCGGGCAGGCCTGGACTCAACCTAATTTGGCTGGATTGACAGTCAAAGTCAAGCCTAAGGTGTAGTCATGGCGAATCCACAACAAGCTCTCAGGTCACTTGACGCCTGGGTGATGTACACCACCATCAGCACGCCGAAGCCCTTGGCTGCTGATGGTGCCGGTATCATCGCACAGATCAACCTTGAAAACAGTGTCACGTTGCTGGCTCGTCAGGTTACTGTCGGTCCGCCAGTTGATACTCCATCTGGCGATGCCCGCTTCAATACCCAGGTGACTCTGGACTCTATTGTTGGTCAGGGTTACAAGGGGCAGATGGTCGTACGGTATAACCGAGCTTCGATTGCTGGTAGGAGCGTTAGTCTCTCCAATATCGATCTCGGTTCCGCTACAACGATCTACGGAGCCCTTGCAGTCATCAATGCTGGTTCAGGGATGGTCCTCACCCAGAATGATGTCGAGGACGGTCCAATCGATCCTGAGGCGAGTATGGTAGAGCTGACGGTCAAGTCCGGCAGCTACTTCTTCACCGCAGGGTCTAAAGTCATGGCAGGTAAACAACTGCCTTCATTCGCAGCTCTGTTTAGCGATCCAATTATCCGTTGGAGCTGAGGGATTCAATATGGCTATTCGTAATTTCTTTGGTTTCGATGACGTACCGGTGCCGGCTGGTGAGCAGATTGCAATTACTGTTCTGCTACCGCCATTGCCGTTTGCTTTCAAACCAGGTACAACAGCTGGTGTCGGTGGGGTTACCTACCTTAAAGAAGGTGGGTGGTTGAAATGTAAGAACACCGCGCCGGACAGCAGCACACAGGGCGTTAAAAACAATTACACTACCAATACCTTACAGGAGGTCGGACTTAATCCGACAGCGTCTTCCGTAGTGACGGTTGGTTTGCGGTGGGTTTGTCCTGCCGTTGTAACACTGGTTACGCATTGGCCGCACCCGATAGCTATCACTGTCGCTGGGTTGAGCCAGGCAAACATCATCCTCGGTTCAGCGTTTTCATTCGGAGATATCCCTGGGTGGACGGCCGGTAAAGAGTATTACCTTGAAGCTCAGTACGATGTACCCGCAGCCGTAATTCGCCGGCGTGTCGACGGTGTGGCTATCGCCGATAAAGTGATGGACTCGAACATCGTAACCGCATTCGGCGCGGGAACTGCACGGCTTATCATGGGGTGCTACAACCCTGGGTCCACCACTCTTGCGAGATTAGATTACAGCTGGTGGATCAAGGACATGTACCTGATCGAGAAGACTGGCGACGGTACTGCGGATAACTTCCTGGGTCCCCAACAGGTAGTTCCTATTACAGTAGCTAACCTTGACCAACCTACATGGGTAGCGACTGGTGCAGCTGACGTGACATCAGCTCTGAATACCGACATCACTGACACGGCCAGTCTGGCGACACCCATCGTAACTACAGATATCGCTAACCCTATTGCAAACATCGGTCTATCGGTGCCTAATTTCCAAGGTCAGATCAATGGCGTGATTCTCACCATGGCTGGACGTAAGAAAGACGGCGCGTCAGGGATCGTCGGTAGTCAAGTCGTATCCGGCGCTAACAGTTCGGCGAACGTCAATGCTAACCTGACGAACACTCCAACATCTGGATACAGATTGTATCTGGCTGAGAAGTCGCCTGCCGGCATCCGTTGGACTCGATCGGCACTTCAGGCCGCTAAACTCAAACTGACGACAGGCTGACTCTCATGAAGAAACTCAGGCTTTTCGGTTTCGATAATCTGCCGGAAGGTAACGCCATTGGTACGCCAGCCACATGCTACGGCTTATCGTACCATGAGTTGGCGCCGATATGCGTCACCACACTTTCGATCTTGTCACCGGCACGTATTTCTGCCAACAAACTCGTGGTTGGGAAAACGATCGGTAACGCCGCTGCCTCTTCCGGCCAGAACGTGATGAAGATCAGTAAAATGATCGGCGATGCTGCTAGCCCTAATTGGGTAGTCATTGGATTTAGGTTTAAGCGTCTAGCCGCAACGACTGGCGCACCTAACGCATTCGTAGTGCGTGGATCAGCATCGGCGGTCGCTGCTGATCTTGGGGTCTATTGTCCTGCTAGTACGTTGCCAGATGACTGCTACGTCGAAATCGTCATGGACTTCACTGCCAGTAAATGGTATCGATTCGTCGATGACGTCCAGGCCGCTACAGGTACGATCTCTGGCTTCAGTAGGACGACGATCAGTACCGTGGCTTGGTGGGGTATCGGTCAACCGAACGCTAGCTGGATTCCTGCCGGTGCTCCTGAAGACGTCTGGATGTTCTCGGATATCTACGCGATGTGTGATGACGGTAACGACGCGCCAGTTCCACTCGAAAGACTTGGTCCGATTAGCGTGAAGCGACTCCCTGTGCTTTCCGCTGTAGGTTCTGGGTATACCACATCCGATGGATCGGATATGCCAAGTGTACTGAACACAGGTCGCGAAGGTACTGCCAGTCTGAATACGCCGAACGTCGTCATGCCAGCCGGCAACACCCCGCTTCATCTGAAGTTTGATAATAGTGCCCTCGGAGTAGTGGATGTGGTTGGTGTAGATGTAAAGGTCGCATCGACCAAGATTACCGACGGCCAGAACTTCAATGTGAACTTCAGTTATTCAGGTAACGACACGGTGCCGGTTGGCATGACTCCGTCTCCAGGTGGGACGACAGTCAACGTCGCAGGCGGTATACTCACTAACACCCTCCCAGGTGGAAGTAAGTTGAATGCGACTAACGTGGGTGATCTTGAATTGGTCATTACCCCTACATCGTAATAGGAGTACTTATGTCTACTACCTTGCGGGGTGTTGACCTTTACGTAGCTGTAAGATCGTTACCGACATTTGAAGTTCGTGCGATCGATGGTTATACGCTTGCCGACGCTGTGGAGCCTGTCACGCTTCGGCGTGTAAGTGGCTACGCGCTAGTGGATGTGGTGAAGCGCCCAAACCTTAACTTGTTTGGTAAGGACGGGTTACTGGCGGCGATCAATAAAGAGAAAGCTGTAAACTTCATCGCGTCTCAGCTGACCTTCGCCACACCACAGCCAAACCCTGACACTCAGACGTCGAACAACACGACCATTCTTGTAACCGCGAGAAAGAGTTCAGGGTATTCTGGTAGCTACACGTTTGTCTACGCTCGCATGCCTATATCGGATGCTTTCGATGGACAGACGTTGAGCCTACCGGCAACGGTGGGCGCTACCATCTGGGAGACCTTGGCGGCTATCAATACCAAGTTCACCGTGAAGCTAGATCAAACAGATGTGGCCGATGGACCTATCGCGCCGGACGCTACTTCGATCTTGCTGACAACTCTGGCTAGCAGTATCTACTTCTTGCCAGGCACGACAATCCGCATCGGCTCCACTGATTCGGATGTTCCATTCGCTACCGTTGCTCCTGTAACAGACCTTCCGGGTTTCGATCCAGAAGCATAACGCGACATAAGGCCCGGCGTAAGCCGGGCTGTATGCTGTTGATTACGCTGACTGCGTAAGGGTGACTCTGATTACATCTGGAGTATAGATAGGCGAACCTTCCAACCCCCAGATATCTACACCACCATCCACGCCTTCAGTTGGGAATACCCAATTGTCGTAGGCTATGTCTTCAAGCCGGATGTTGAGTTGTGTGAGGATCTTCGCCACAGCCTCACCACCTACTTCGCCAGGAGCCAAGATGACGATCCCTGTCGGTGGCGACTGTTGCGACACCACATTTACACGTCCGTAGTAAAACGAACGCGTTCCATCAATACCGTGGCCGTTCTTCCCTGACAACGTGATCTTGGTGTTATCGCCTGGGTTCTCATCGCTCTCGATAATTTCATCGACAGTAACTTGAGACTCGGTGATGTTCGATCCATTCTTCTCGTTGATCAAACCCAATACGTTGGCAACGGAACTGATCGCCAAATTGATTTTCATAAGGAACCCTCAAACTGTGAAGAGTATAAACACCCCTCGCATAGCATAAAGCCCGGCCGAAGCCGGGCCTTATGTTTACATCAATTACTCTTCAGCTTCGAAAGCATCCAAGTCAACGATTGGAGCGATTTCAGCGAACGGTACGTCCAGGTCTGCCAGACGGATTTCGACGTCTTTCAGATCGTAGTACAGGTAACTGTTCGCGATTGCCGCGATCTGCATGGTGCCCGGAGTGGCGAGATCCACAGGAGCGGTGTACGAGATGTCTTCGATCTCGCTGGCCAGCAGGCCCAGAGCGGTGATGACCTTCGCCAATACCTGAGGACGGGTGTCGGCCTCGAGGATTGGTACGAAAGCAGGGGCGGTGGTGGCGATAGCGCCGCCGCTCAGCGGTTGACGGGTGTATGAGAAGGTACGACCACCTTCGATGCCTTGACCGTCAATGCCGAACAGAGTTACGCTAGTGTTACGGCCGGCAATGCCGGCGGATACGACAGGCAACTCCCAGGTCACTTGAGCTTCAGTGATGTTGGTGGACGTTGCAGCGTTGGCCGCGTTGATTGCTGCCAAGATGTTAGCCTTGGCGGTGATAGCGATATTCACTTTCATGGTGAAGTTCCTTGCTAAAAGTAGCGAACCAATTCACTACATACGATCCCTAACATGCAGCATAAAGCGAAAAATAACCCCGTCGATGACCGAAGCCACCGACGGAGTGCAAGATGTTCAATGAGCGGATGAGAGTTTAAGCACAGGAAATACCGCAACCGTACAACTTCTCATTGAACGTGAAGACACCCCACGACCACGCAGGACATTGGGCGACCAAGCTTAGGACTTTAATGGTCGGAGGACGTTCTCACATACTGATTCCATCACCCGTAATTAATTACGGATTAGCTTTCCTCGGTAACGCCAAGAGGAATGCCGAACTGCAATGGATCGTTGTCGTGCTTATTCCGAAGGTGGACGCGCATCTTACCGACTTTGAATCCAACGGACGCTGAAGTCTTACCGTCATTCTTTTGAGTCATCGCAGACTGGACTTCTACATTACGGAACGTAGTGACCTTTTCCTGATCACCGAAGTACGGTTCAACGAATGCCATATCGAAGACCATGCCTTTAATAAGGTTCGCGTACTGCACTGCGAGGTTGGCGTCATTCATGTAACCCAGCCCGATCATCTGGTTGGTATCACCCGGCATGAACATTTCGACGTGCAGTAAGTTCGCAGACTCAGCCAGTTTGGCGAGAGCTGCTTTAGCCGCAGTTGGATGACCTTCATCCATCCGAATGATCCGACCATTCAGCGATTCGTACCGAGGCTTGAACGGAGGATACAGTTCATCGAAAGCTTTAACCATATCGCTGACTTCAGACGGAGACAGATTAGCAGGGACTACTTCACTTACCCGACCTGTCGTCCACTCACTAAAGTAATCGAGGGCAGGTACGTCGCCATCCTCAACGATCTCTTCTCGACGCCACGCCGTATACGGCGTTAGAATGATCTTCTCAACCGTAGGCTGCTGCCACTCACGGATGTCTTCACCGATAGATCGACGCTCGCTCTCAGTGTCCTCACATTCGATCTTGATGGTATCTCCGTAAGCCTCATTCAAGGCTCGCTCAATGACCGCCAATACGTGACTCTTACCAACGCCCACTGCACCGCTAACCATGACTTTAATATCGCTCACGGAAATCACCCAAAAAAAAGAAGGAGGGGCAGGAGGCCGAAGCCTCCCACCTAGTTACACGAATTGATTACGCTTGACGTAGAACGAGTAGTACCGATCATTCATGATGACCTGAAGATACTTCGCATCCTGCACGTAAGGGCAGTTAACGACTTCAAACATATTGAAGACGCGGAAAGCTTCTTTGGCGCTCGGATGGTTCTTGTAGTAATCCATCATTTCGTCGGTGCAGTGCAGGCTGTACGTCTGGATGGTGTCGAGCGTATACGTGTTGATACGCAGGAGTTCATAGACCTGCTTCTGAAGCGGAGCCGGGATCGCCATACCGAAGAGAGCCGGAACCTTGGAGTTGGTAGCAATGGCTCTCAGCTCGCGATACATCGGCGTTCTATTGGTGGAGATGAATACGTTGCTCTTGTTCGCTGGAAGCGCTACAACGACGTCGTAGAGGTCTTTGAGGAAGCTGATGGCTCCACGGACACGATGTTCTTCAATACCAGCCAGATGACAACCGAGCAGACCTTTGTGGTGCTTGGCATTCATCAGATCGAAGTGCTTGACGTACGGGTATTTGTCAAACAGATCGTTACGGGCCTGTTGACCTTCCAGCGCAGCACGCGCCAGAGTAGCGAGAGACGGGTTATCGCCAAGCGTGTAGGAGATAGCGCTACGCAGAACTTCTTTACGCTCAGCGCCAGCCCTGTAGGCCTTAGGGCAGTCACTATCAGGATAGGTCCAATCGAACAGACGGATCTCGTTGATGATGACTTCCACATTGGTAAGCTTGCGAGGAGCGTAGCCTTCCAGAATGTTGACTTTGATTTGATCTTGTTGCGACAGGTAGGCAGACATGTTGATGCTCCGTGCGGGTATTAGGGGCGGTATAGATTCAAGTGTACAATATAAGACTCTGTTTTCTTTTATTACGCATGCAGCATAAAGCCCGGCGCGAGGCCGGGCTTTATATTTCTTACGGGATGCTCCGAAAGGCCCGGCACGTTTGTTCGAGTACTAAAGCAATCGCGGCGATTGAACCCGTACTGTACTGGTACTATTCCAAACTCTTAGGGAACGCGATCAGACTCTGTCAGACCGCTAGGGGTTTGCTGGGCTTTATACCAGCTAAGCGAGTTGTCTATGCGAGGGAAGCAAGAGCGTGACCGTATTGGCACCGTACTCAAGACTATCGGCAGGGAGACCCAAATTGTAAAAGAGCTAGGTGTATCAACTGGGCGTTGACTAATCAACGAGGGTGTTTCTACATAGTAGTACATCGCCATCTGTAACTAATTACGGATTACGACAAAAAAAAAGAATGGGGACCGAAGTCCCCACCCTAATTAGCAGATGATGCCGCGCAGCTGATAGAACTGAGCGATGGCCGCTTTGATAGCATCCAGATTACGGATCTCGGCGCACTGGATACCGTTGGCGTTGCAGAAGTCGCTGTACTCGATCAGCTTCTCCATCACCGGCAGGTGAACGTAGTTGCGGATCTTGCCTTCTTCGGTGTACTCACGAACATAGACGTCGTTCGGTTTCAACCCAGTGGCGCGTGCGATCTGCCAGTCAACAGCCGGCTTGTCGCTGATGGTGTTGTGGTAAGAGTTACGGTAGAAGATCGTACCTTCAGCATCGTGAGTCTCACCTTCAGTGTTGCCACTGTAGAAAGCTTCACGGCGCAGGAAGAAAGGTTTCTCTTCCTTAGGCTCAGGCTTCGCTTCGAACTCGGTAAGCTCTACCAGAGAGCTGGTCTTGTAGGACTCGTTGAAAGCAGCGATAGTTTGTTCCATGGTCAGACCACGGCTATCGACTACACCGCCGACAGACCACGGAGACATGCGGAGTACACCATCCTCATTGACCTCGATGGCGCTCAAGGAGAAGTAAGTGTTGGTGAGGAGAGGTACAACCATGTCTTCCATGTCAGGACGCTTGAAGATTGCAGCGTACTTGACGGCGGTCGTCTGGTTGTTGTGACCATCGATGTAACGACCACCGGATTCAACCAGTGCAGCCATTACCCGTACAGCGTTATTTGTAGCAGTCATGGTGAAGCTCCTAAATAAGAAATGAGGTTGGCGGGGAGGAACCCCGCCTGGGTTTCAATTAATGATGCTTCTCAACGTATTCGATAGCAGTCTTCAATAGCTCGTAGACTGTACCAACGTTGGTGCGAGGTTCGTACCCGGTAGAGATCTCCCAAACCCAGACTGGGACATCACGACCTTCCGCGTACGGGTGACGCATTTGACGTACGGCGATTTGAGTCGTAGCGTACATCTTGCGCTTCACGCCACCGGTTGGCATTGAGCTAGCCAGAAGCTGAGCCCACTTGCGGTAGATCCCTTTAACGATTTCCTCGCCTTTTGCATTCTCTACAAAGAAAGTCATCCGAATGCCGTCATTGTTGTGAGACGAATCGAACATTGCGAAATCGGCGAACTTGTTCAGCTTAGTCGCGATGGTGTACATGCCGGCCGTGAAGTCGTCTTGAGTTTTAGCTTCAAAACGTTTCTTGGTCAGTGCTACTTCATTACGGGTTGCGCAGAACATGATGTTGCCCTCCTCGGGCGATAGGTGGTCTAGTGTTTCTCAATCGAGTGTAGCACGTCTTTCAATTGAATGAAATACGTTTCCAGCTCTTCCTTGCGGAAGTTCTTCACGGTACAGTGATGCCCAGCCCAGATGATCATTGCTGAATCAGCTGGCTTGAGCCTGTACCCTTTCTTCTGGGAGAGCTTATCAATCTGATTGATAGTCTTCTTGATAACCCGTTCCCAGTATTCGTGAGTCTCATCGTTATAGCGGCTGTATTTGTAAAGCACCATGCCGATGAGTATCAGTGATGCGATAATCACCATGACAGCAGCGATCGTTAATCCATGGACTTCTACCCAGCGCATCTCAATCTCCTTAACGACGGAATTGTTTGACTTCGGCGAAGATCTTGTTCAGCAGGTAGATGGTGAGAGCCAAGCCTTCATTGACGAAGTCAGGGTTCTCACGAATGGACTTGAGGTTCTTGTCCAATGCTTCCTGATTGTAAGTGATCAACTCACCGGCAACGATCTCACCGGTGATGTGATTCTTGCTGTACATCTCAGCAGCCATCCAGGCGGCTTGCAATGCGTCATCGGAAACGTTGTTGAGGTCGAGGTTGCTAGCCTCAACAAACGCATCACTCACCTGCTGGAGTTGCTTCAACGAAGCTTCCGGGATGACGATCAAGTGAGCCCCAGTAGGAGCGGTGATAACATTGCGAAGCTGCTCTTCGATAAGAGCTACAGTGATATTGCTCATGTTGACCTCCTCGGTCGTTGGTTTGATTAGCGAGTGAAGTGAGTCAGGGAATTGAACACTTTGCAAAGCAGGACTACAGGCAGAGCTACGCCGTGCATCTCGCTACCCAGACTGTAGAGTTCTTTCACCCGAACAACTTCGGCACGGAACTCTACTTCAGGCGATGGCTGGATAACGCCATCCACTACCTCGCCGGTAACTGCGTCTTTGGTGAAGTGGTTGGCGAAGGCAGCAGCGATCATCAGCTCTTCTTCAGTAACCTTGGTTTCATCGTAGCCGGTGGCAGTGATGATGACGTCGGTTACTTCATTCATCTGATCGAGAGCACCTTGAGAGAAGGTAATTACCTGAGCGCCTTCTGGAGCGGTCAGTACTGCACGCAGGGTGGCTTCGATAGTAGCGATAGTGATTGCAGACATGTTGACCTCCACGGTCGTTTAACGTATCCGGAATGGATATCGTTGTGTGTATGTACTCTCGCTATGTGTGACTGTAATTAATTTGACTACGATTTAAATGTATTCTTCTGAATGCTCCCACGCTTCGTCTAAACTACGTGTAGGACAGCGCCAGATTCTATCGCCATCTTCTTTGTAGTAATGTGGATAGAAGCGCTTATTGAATTCTTCTACGCTGATCTTGAATCCGTGGTCGAGTACGAAGACGTATCCCTTATAATCGCCACTGTGGATTGTGTGTCGATACTCGTCAGTGTATCCGTCAAAAGTCTTAACCATGTGGACGGTCAGATGTCCTTCTAGAAGACCTTTGAATGCGATGACAGGTGCGGCTGGCTTATCGCGACTATCGGCAAGAGGTGAGATGTAGATCTTACGACCTTTGTAAGTGGTGAAGTGTTTATCGCGATCGTTCTTATCCAGCGTGATGTTCAGCATGTGAGTCATGGAACTTCTCCTTTGGTTGGTGTATCTAAAATGGTAATGTGTGACTGCGGTTTATTAACGCAGCATAAACCCCACCCACCAGACGAATCCAGTGGGTGGGGAGAATACCGATAACACACAGGGGCGCAGTAGCTATCCGTTTGCTCAAGGCGCGCTCTCGCAATACCCTGAACAAACGGCTAAGTACTGAGTACCTAACAAGACGTTGACGAACCCGCGAACATCAACGCCTAGGTCGAGGAGAGCGTCCCGACCTCAGTGGCTAGGTGGAGGAGCGTGTGAGCCCACCTAGCATGATACTTGGCTTCATCAGCCCGAAGCAGCCTAGTACATATATAATAGTGATCACCAGGTCAATAAGGTCTTAGGTGGTGCACTTTCCATGCCGGCTTCTTCGGTTAGATACTCATCAAACCAATTACCTGAGATCGGGGATTTGACATGCCGCCCTGACTTGGTAAAGCCTGCCGCAGTGTAAGCTGCGATGCTCGATGCGTTACGTGGATCGATCCACGCACGTCCAGCTTTACCTTCCATGAAGGATTCAATCCATTCGTGAGCAATCCCTTTACGCCGGAATGCGGGTTCTATATAGATAGAACCAGTACGCCAGTAACCGTCGCTCTCACGGAACGGAACGGCGAAACCAACGGTGCGACCTTTATAGAGGAGAGGTGTGATGTTCTCCATGTTGCTCTTCAATGCAGGCGTCCCGAGGTAAGGGTCCTTCATCGCCAGCTCTACGAGTCTTCGAAGATCTGGACTAAGAGTACTGGATAGACCATTTACCTTCTTGAGCGAATCAATCGAAACGCCGCCTACTTGAAGGATCGCATCTTTCTGGATGTCGGTGAAGATGAAGTGTTCATGCGGCGGTGGCGTCTTGATGCCCGGATGCCAGACTTCTTCCTGCCACTTACGATCGACTGGATCGATTGCACCGTCCAGACTACCAAGCTTCACGAACTTCGATTTATTCCTCTCTTCCATGAACTCGTAACGTCCGACACCGCGGGAGTGTGCGACGTACAGATCAGCATCTTGTCGGGGTCTGGTGTAGTCATTACCCTCATCGAATTCAACCTTATAGCCGAGGGCTTTGAGATACTTCTCGATGTCGGAGTAGTACGTTCTCGCTAATGCTGTATTGATGAACTTAGGATTACCTTTGATTATCACGGCCAACATGTTAGTTCCCCAACGGTTCTATAGGACATACAAATCATGAGTGAATTACTTTCACCAAAGATCGAACTCTTTGCTGGACATATGCACGGGCTCTATTGCCCAGGCTGTAAGTGGATGCATCACATCGCAATCGATAAGCCAAGTGGGAGCGGTCAGCAATGGCAGTGGGACGGTAACGTCAATATGCCGACTTACTCTCCGAGCATTATGGTTCAGTTCAATAAGTTCTGCACGGAAGCCGTTGTTTGCCACAGCTTTATTCGTAACGGTCAGTGGGAATTCCTCAATGACTGCACTCACGAGCTGGCTGGTCAGACGGTGTCGATGGTGGACATTCCGGAAGAAGAACTCTAAAAAAAAGAAGTGACAGTACCCACTCCCGAAGGAGTGGGTACTTATGCCGCTTACTGCTGAACGATTGCCCGACTGGTCAGAACACTGATAGCGTCCTTGAAGTACGAACGAGTGCGATCGATAAGAGATTCATCAACCGCCCACTGACCGGACAACATACCGACCATGTACATCGGACGTTCGAAGATCTGAGGTGCTTCTTCGCCGACTTTAATGCTGACTGTAGCAACGCCTGCGATATCGACTTTCACGTTGAACTGGATTTCCGCATCTGCTGGATTCCACACGAAGGCCTTCAGATCGTTCTTCACGATACTGACAAACGGAGGACGTTTGATATCGAACTCAGGAATGAGATCATCGAACGTATTCTTATCCAGCATGCTGGAACCGTTTAGCGCTGCCGTTGTAACCTTACCGATTACCCCGTCAACGCGAACAGACATGTAACCGTAGTCAGTCATGCTCGCGTTGACGGTATTGATCAGAAGGTTGGCCAGATAAGATTCTACCGAGCCAGTCCACGGGGTGAGGTCTGTACGATCAACAGACTCGGTGATCATCGCCGATACCGTTTCAGGTTCAAACACTTGCTTGAAGTCGCCGAGAGTTACGAACCCGTCGAATTCGAACTTGGTTGAACGCACCAATTCACTGAGGAACCAGTGGTGCATGAGCGAAGGTTCGCAGGTACGATCCATCGCCGCGCTGAACAGATAGTCGTCTTTCATTTCTATCGGATCAGCGATGCAGTCTTTGATAGCACCGTGAAGTGCATCAGAGATGGTCTTGATATAACGAGCAGGACTCTCGTTACTCGTGTGCATCATCTTCACCTGATTCTTATTGAAAGCGCCAGACAGGTTGATGCATTTCATACCGGGCGTGATGAACGCACTGAAAGCCGCCTCGGAACCCAGATTCTGGAAGATGTCGCTAGGACGTAGAACCCGAGCGCCTTCCATCCAGCCCTGCGTCAGCAGTGCATCTTCTACCACGTTGGAGATGGTTCGGCAACCGGTGATGTCGCGGATCAGCGTAGAACGGATTGTGACCGCCCGGCTGAAATAGAGCTTCATGTCATCGGACAGGAGTTCAGGGTTACCGTCGTGATCGGAATACCCGAACAGGTGGTAAACCAGGGTCGAGTTAGCAGACTGGCTTACCGTGTGGGTAATGACGAATTGCAGACGGTTCTCTTGGGAAGCATCGAAGATACGTTCGTGCAATGTATCTTTCCGGTGGCAGAAATGTTCAGCCAAGTTTGCAGCAGTGATCTCGTCAGGAAGTACGCTGACAGGATTGCCGACCAGGTAAGCCGCTTGAGGCGCGTAACGGTTGACGGTGGAGAACGCAATGGAAGTAGTGCTGGACATCGATGGGTTCCTCATGAGTGTTTACCCACCACAATGTAGCCATGGCGGAAACGTTTATTGTGGTTCCACTCGCGGATTGTGATTACCGGAGTGGTTGGTTTGAAGTCTGCTTCGATCTTGGTCTTAGCGACATCATCCAGAATCCAGTATTTGAATTCAGGATTGTTACGCAGATACCAACCGAGACCAGCATCCTTGAGTTCGTTCTTGAGTACGTTAGTATCAACGCCTTTAGGAGTCTCAAGGATGAATCGAGTGGAATCGCCGTTACGATAACTGACGTACACGCAGCGGTATTCGCATTCGTCGTTATAAGGAATGTCCAGAACGTAGCTAGTTAAGTTCTGGCCAGGCTTCGTATACATTCCCGGAGTAACAGGTTGGAACACCGCGCCAGTCACTTTGTCTACGCCAGACTTCACAGCCAAACGTACATCACCAGCGCTGTAGTCTTTAAGCGCTTGTGCTGCGATACTCTTGGCCTGAGTTACGTTAGTGCAGCCCTTAGAAATTGCTACCAGTGCTTCAAACAAAACGTACGGATCTTTAAGCTCGGTCATGCTGACTTCCTCAGTCGATTGCGGTTATGTACTTTGATTATGTGTGCCTATAAAACCGTTCAGTAAGCAGCAACACATTTTATGTCATTTACCTTCCATTATTTGAAGTACGGGGAACACCATGTTAGCAGGATTAAGGCGTCGTCTAGGATTAGTGGACGTGACCACTACCCGTGATTTCATTGTAGTGGAAGGTATCAGTACGATGTTGTTCTTTAAGGACGTGTATCGTATCTGGGGAACCAGCGCCCTCTACAAGCACATGTTCCAGAACGTCCGTAGTAGTGAATTCAAGATGCGTCACTTCTTCGGGTTCGACTTCCTGTACATGTGTCAAACGATGTACGATGACAAGCAGACCCGTACTCCGAAGCGTGTACTGGCTAAGGTCATTGAAGAACTGCGTGAGAAGACTTGGCTCGGTGATGTTGACCGTGATGTCAAGTCGATCACTGACATGTCCGTTGTGGACAAGCAAGTACCATTCCCGCTGAAGCCATTCCAGCGTGAGTTCGCTCAACTGTACGGGCGTATGGTTCCTGCTTACAAGCTTAAAGGTTATCTGCTGGATGCTGGCGCAGGCACCGGCAAGACCGTCACTAGTCTCGTGCTGAGTGAATGCTTACATGCGCCGAAGGTTATCATCTTCACTCCTAAGAACGCCGCAGAGCGTGTTTGGAAAGATACCATCCAAGACATCATGATGACCAAGCGTCGTTACTGGGTGAGTACTGAAGGTCGTCTCCCGACGCTGGACGAGCACTTCTACGTTTGCCACTACGAGTCGATCCAAACGATCTTCGATTTCGTTAAAGCCAACCCTCGTGACTTCAAAGACGCCATGATCATCGTCGACGAGTCGCACAACTTCAACCGTCTTGCTGCCGACCGCACCCAGCTCTTGGTCGAGATGTGTAAGATGCCGACTATTGCTTACTGCCTCTGGATGTCTGGCACACCAATCCAAGCGATGGGATCGGAATGTATTCCTTTCCTTAAGTGTGTCGATCCGTACTTTGATGACAACTGCGAAGAAGCCTTCCGTAAGATCTACGGCAAGGATGCTAAGCGCGCAAACGACATTCTCCGTAACCGTATCGGTCACCTGAAGTATCACGTTCCTAAACAGGACGTGGTAGACACAGTGGTGACTGTGGAACAGGTCATGGTGAAGATGCCTAATGGTAACGACTATACGTTGGAAGCCATCGGCGCTCGGATGCGTAAGTTCATTGATGAACGCAGGGACTACTACGAGAAGAACCGGAAGTTCTACGAAGATAAGTACAAGGAAGGTCTCAATGAATTTGAGAAGACTCTTCGTACTGATCTTGATCGTCGTGAGTTCAATGCTTATCGATCTGCTTTTGCAACTGTATCTGGCGGATTTGATCCGATGACCATGAAGGCTGAGGCTCAGCTCTGTAATCGGTACGAGCTGAAGACCATCATGCCGCAGCTGAATGGTTCTCTGAAAGCTGAGTTCAAAGGTGCCCGCAGCGTTGTTAAATATGTCAAGTTGAAGATCATGGGTGAAGCACTCGGCGGGGTGCTTGGTAAGGCTCGCAGTGCATGCCACCTGGACATGCTGGCACACATCGATCTTGAGAAGTATATCGATGCGGCTAAGAAGAAGACGCTGGTCTTCACCAGTTACGTTGAAGTGCTGGAAGCTGCTGCCGACAAACTGTACCACGATGGGTATACCCCAGCGAAGGTTTACGGTGAGACCAACAAGGACTTACCAACCATCGTGGCCAAGTACTACAAGGATGAGGATCTCAATCCTCTGGTGGCTACGTTCCAGAGTCTGTCAACTGCCGTTCCGTTGACAGTAGCCAACACCATCCTGATGTTGAACCAACCGTTCCGTGATGCGATTCGCACACAGACAATCGCTCGTGCTGCCCGCTTGGGTCAAGACAGTGAAGTATTCGTCTTCGATTTCTTGCTGGATACTGGCGATGCTCCAAACATCTCCACTCGCAGTAACGACATCCTGACGTGGTCGGCTGAAATGACCGCATCTATCCTCGGCATCAAGAACGTGGACACTGAGACTCTGTCTCTGGAAGTGTTCGACTTCATGTCTGATCTGGCTGGGTTCGTTGCTGATCTGCTTGGTGTCTTCCAAGGCGACATGCATCGTGGTGGTGGCGAAGGCTGGAACTCTCAGTCGGCTGCTTATAGCCGCGAAGTGAGCGACACCGTTGCGCCGCACTCCATGCGTGAAGAACCAGAAGTGGATCTGCCGAACTATCTGTACCATGGTTCTGCGTTCAAGCAAGGTGAGTTGATGCCTGGCTTCCAGCGTAGCGGTGAGATCGTTCGTTGGGATAAGTGCGAGTCTAATGAATGGCTCTACGCATCTGACGATAAAGATGCAGCGGTGATGTTGGGTATCTCCTCGGCTATCGAGAAGAAGTTCAAACTCAACCGCTACAAGTTCACTGGCCGTCGTATCGAGATCGAGTCGAACGAACCTCTGACACTCGCTGATGTTCATTCGTTGCAGGTATTCCTGTACACGATCAAACCTGACGTCAAAGATGGTTGGATGGCGAACTACAACCCAGTCAATGGATTGTCTGGCGAGTACAAGACTCAAGGCGAAGTCAGCAAGAACATCGTTCGTTGCGTGCCTGTCGATATCAAGCAGGCTCTGCATGGTTACTCTGTGCAGATCAAGGTTATTCCACCTTCCTTTGAAAGTTTCTCCGACATGCTGAAGAGCATTAAAAGTCTGATCGTCGGCGATCCAAAGAAGAAGATGGATGAAGCCAAGAACAAGGCCGTCATTAAAGAAAAGCACAACCATCTCGATGCGACAGGCCTCGACAGATACCTGAAAGAATACTTCGGCAACAGTAAATGGTTGTCGGAACAGACTTTCAATACCACGGTATCAAGTGGTGGCATCGCTCAAGAACTGTCGGTGAACGGTAAGTTCTTGGGATCGGTATCTGCTGTCAGTAGCGCTGTGAATGACGCTAGTCGGATGTGCGATAAGTACCATGGTCAACTGAAAGCCATGAACGACGCGGTTCAATCGATCTACAAGGATGTGAAGCCGAAGATCATCGCGGCGATCAATGAAGATGATGCGGATAAGGTAAAGGAGCTGGGGGAGAAGGCTATCGCCGACTTCAACAAAATCCCAACCCCTATCACTGATCTGAAGCCTACTCACTCTATCGGTGGCCACATGGTCTTCACCGAAAAGGTGGAGAAACGTGAGTTCGACATTTGGATTAACCGTCGTGAAATCCCAGTGAAGGCTCCTGATACGATCAAGGCATTGACACAAGCTGAGATCCTACAGGCAGTTAAGTTGATCGAGCAGCTCCTTCCGATGTATGAGCAGGACTACTGGTTCACTTGGTTGGATCACTCGGATGGCTCTGCTTTCAGTGACGCTATCTACGATTACGACAATCCCCTGTACATGGATTTCTACGATAAGTGGTATCACCAGGGAGTTTGTCAAGTCTTCGTGGAGAGCCTACCTCATCCAGACTCGATCGCTAAGGACACGATCATCGCTCTGCTGTTGTGGATGGAACGCAGCATCAAGTAACGAACAGCATAAAGCCCGGCTCACGCCGGGCCTTATGTCGCGTACTATTCTTTCTTGTGTTTCTCGTACGACTTCTTGCTGATCGATTCGCCCCAGATACCGACACGTACTACCAGCGATACCAACGACACAATGCCGGCAATCAGGAAGACGAACATCATCCAGTCTTTATGCTGCCCTAACTTCAGGTCGCGCTCCGCCAACGGAAACTTCAGAGGCATCGCCTTCAGTGTCTTGGAGAACGACTTGTGAAGACCACCACTTACCGGATACTCGAAACCAGCACCCGTGAGGTTATCGCGGAAGTATCCAACGAACTCCTCATGTACGCTGTGTTTCGATCCGCGCATTTCACTCCACGTATCGAGGAGAACGACTTCACGAGGCGCCTTATTACGGTAAGCTGAATACTCACCGTAATAGTGGTACGACGTAAACGCCAACCCGATGGTGATGAGTAGCCACGGAAGATTCCACGGTTTGAATACAGTCCAGATAGACTTCATGTCTTTACCTCAGTTGATCAATAGATGTTTGGGCTTACCTTTACGGAACTCTTTCTCGAGTAGCGCAGCGTCAGGCATTGCCTTCGTTAATACAAACCGCACATCAAACTCAGGATCTGAATTGAAGAGCTTCTGAAGCTTCTTGCATTTACAGTTCCCGACTCTCAAGGCCGCTCTGATGGCCAATACTTCTTTCATGATGTTCATGGACTTCCCGGTGTAAACCTTACCGGTACATTCATGATCTAGAAAGTAGAATCCTCTCGCTTCTGCTTCTTTCTTACGATGAAATCGTTCCATGGTCGCCCTTCTATTAATCTACTACGCCTCGATTACAGCCTGAGGCACAAACGTAACTGGTTCATGTGAATAATGCGAAGCGCCGCCCAACCTTACACCGATGTAGAACAACATCGCTCTGATAGGTCCCACACCCTCATCCAGCAAGGCTCTGTGGAAGATCTCATCGCATTCTCTACGGGTAGGATAGTAGATACTGCCGTTAGCACGTTCGATGCCATAGCCGCTATACAGCCAGTCGTGGATGGTTGCAGACTGATCCCCGTAACTTGCCAAGAAGGCATAGAAGAAAATCAAACCAGTCTTCAGCAAGATATCGATACTTGCGTAGTTGGTACGAAAGCCTTTCTTTGCAACGATGTGTCCCAGCTCTTTGTCTTGACGCCAGAAGTCTCCTAATAGGAGATAGTCCTGACGTGCTAATTCACGCGTGTCCAGATTACCAAACAGTCTTTCTTTTGATGCCATGATGCTATCCTCAAGGTGGGCATAGCATCAATAGTTGTATTTGTCTCCCCATTCGCCCCAAGTACCTAACCACCACTTGAGGAGTAGGAACCCTATCACGATCCACAGAATCCACTTACCGAAGAAGGAAATAGCCTCCTCACGGTTCTCAACACTGTCGCCGGGCGCAGCCCAGTATTCTCGCGGCAAGTTCACTGTCATCGTGATAGGGCCGTTGTTACGGAACTGGTTATAAAGACGCCCTTCGAGTTCACGCTCGAAACTCTTACCTGACTTCACGTCAATGAAATAGCCCTTCCAATGTTCGGACATGGATTGCTTATTGCCACTTAGGTACGACCAAGCTTCAGTCAGCTTAACCTCACGCGGTTCTTCAATACCGTACTTACTGTAGACAGCGCCGCACTTCAATGCAGCGAGTACAAGAAGAATAACTGCCATGTAGAAGAAGACATTACGGACGGTAGGTCTTAACCCATTCATATCCAATCTCCAGATAAAAAAAAGAAAGTGGAGCGGCGCCCCCGAAGGAGCGCCAGTCGTTTAGCCGATATGTTGTTGCATCGGCATGGAGAGCATGTACTGACGCAGCAGGGCGCAGGATGCTTCCATCAGCGCTTCGTTACCACGAGCTTCAGAGGCAGCTTCACCGGTCAGTACGTCGGCCAGAGTCGAGTACTGAACGTCACGGCTGGTGAGTACGCGCAGACGCTCGAGGTGGTTGAAGATACCGCCCATTTGCTGCTCGATCGCTTCTTCCATTTCTGGAGTCCAGGTGATGCGGGCAGTCAGGTCACGCCAGTCAGCTTCGATCACCCACAGATCAACATTGGTGTGCGGCAGCTTGGCGGCCGACAGGAAGATCTGTTCGATGGAGGTCTTGGAGATCTTGACGGTGATCTCTTGGCAGATCTTTTCGAACTCGGCGAACTCTTCGGCCGTGATGAAAGTATCGGCTTCGTGGCAGCGACGGAAGAACGATTCGACCTTCGGGCTGGAGAAGATTGCGTGGAAGACGAAACGGCTGATTGGACGCTCCATCAGGGAGATCTTGCTACCGCCGCCGAAGATGCCCAGAGACATGTCGACAGAGTGCAGGGCGCTCTTGACCTTGTCCTGATTCAGACCTTGCTCGTACTTCTTCTGAATGTCTTTCTTCTGAGCTTCAGTCAGTTGACGCGATTCGGTTTGTTCGAACATCGGGGTATTCCTTTTTTAGGGTAAAAAAAAAGAGAGCAGGGTTAGCTGCTCTCTTGCTGCGGGTTAGTAGTGGCGGGAGCTCAGGATCACTTTCAGCGAATAGTGAACAGCCGGGTTGTAAGTGCTGCGATCATCGATGAAGGCTTCGCCCACACCAACGACTGAGTCAACTACAGCCAGACGCTTGATAGCGTAGATGCTTTCGACTACTTGATCGTAGTCGTCGAAGTCAGCGCCAGCGAAGTTCTTATCGAGCTTATCGAGACACACACGCAGCTGATCCATTTGGACTTCGCTGATGGCACCTCTGAGCGCATTGCTGACTGCTTGCTCGTATTCCAACCGCTGTACATAATCGTTGTACAGATAGTTAGTAATTACGGGAAGCTCCAAGTACTGCGCCGCTGTGGCGTAGTCCTTGTAGTCAGCGGTGAAGAAGTTGAAGCGGACGAAGTAATCGTGTTCCTTGATGTACACGAATGCATCGCCGATGTTGCGCTCGACACTGTAGCCGACCATCCCGAAGGTGTCATCAAGAACAGTTACCAGACGCTTGGTGTTGATTGGGGTCTTAGTAATAAAGTTACGGTTTTTCATGCTAGTCCTCCACGGACGTTTATAAGAAAGGGGTTGGCGGGAACATTCCCGCCGGGGGTTTAAGTTAATCAGCTAGAGCAAGGACATCGACTTCGTCGTCGATAACCAGAATCAGTTTATTGATGCCGGAAGTGATCTGCTCGATGTTGTCAGGAGTAGGATCAGTATCCAGCATCAAATCAGTGAAGCGTTGGAACAGCGGGTCTTGAGCAACTGGCCAAGCGCAAGGCTGGATAGCCATCAGCTTCAGTCGATCACGCAGAGCCATGTAGCGGCTGTTCAGTTTGATGATTGCTTGTTCGTGGAATGCAGTGTTCATGTTGACCTCCTCGGTCGTTAGGGTATTTAGATCTTGTTGCGGATTTCATCAACGGTGGTGTTGTAGGCTTGCACAATAACCGTGAGGACTGGAGTACCTTCCTCACGGGACTTCTTCACTATTCGGTACGCAGCATAAGAAGCCGCTATTCCAGCGGCAGTTAATGAGACTGTCGTAACGATGAGTTTAAAGTTCATCTTGTTGCATCCTTCTGGGTTACAGACCCAGGGCTTTCTCAGCTTCGTCAGCTTTCGCTGCCCAGTGGTTTGCTTCTTTTGAGTTAATGCCGTGATTGCGCATTGCTCGTTCAAAGCAGTTCTTTGCGATACGTAGATCGTTGCGAGCTTTATCGCGGGTTTCGGTATTGCTGTCAAACAGGTTGCTCAGAAATGTAAGCATGGCTATAGTCCTTTAATAGTCGATTAGTTCCACTAAATGTTGCGGAACACTAATCTGACTATGTGTGACCATAACTTTTTTCATTACGATTATTCAGACAAAAAAAAAGACGGGGTGTTACCCCCGTCTCCTACAGCTACCTGTCAGTATAACCAACCTGACAGTTTCGCAAGTAACTTAAGTGGGCGGACTGAGTGGAATCAATCTTAGCTCCAATCTCACGGATTGCCCCCAATACTTCCGAGATCTTAATATCAATCTCATCCGTCCTTAAGCCTTGCAAGCGCATCGTCATGCGCTCCGCTCCTAACAACCTGTAGCTCTCGTTCAGTTCGTTACGCTTATCTCGTAGCTCCTGTACCGCCAGACCTAGATCTGATGAAAGAGCGACGAAATCTTCGTCGTAGCTGAACTTGTCTCCATACGACATCTTGACCTCCACGGTCGTTAGTTACACGGGTGTTGCACTACTACTTTGGAACGAGTCCATTGTAGCAGTTCTGTAGCAGAAGACAACTGTTTAGTTATCCTCTGTGATCAAAAAGCTTTTGTGGTCAATGCGGATGATTCCTTTAGAGTGGAGAATCTTCTCCAGTTCATTCAAGAGTCCATCCCAGTGTTTTGCTTCGGTAGAGTTAACACCGTGCAAACGCATGGCGCGTTTAAACATGACGGTAGCGTGGGAGTGCCTATTAAGCATTTCGCCGCGACTAACTCCATTTGAATTATCAGTAATCACGTCGACCTCCTTTGCTTTCGTTATGTTTATTACACGACGACAATGTATGACCATAAAAAAGTTTAATGAGATTAACAGACATAAGGCCGGGGATCAACCCCGGCCTGTATGTTATTCGCAAACCCCATCCACACATGTCACTGTCGTAGTTTCGGCAGCTTTCTTGCGTTGGTACTGGAGGGCTTGATAGAGTCTGATGTTACAGTCGCCATTGACGCCTGCTTGATCGAGATACTTACGAGCCCACATGTCTGACTTTCCCGCCGGTGTAGTGGCGTTGTATACAGACACCTTCGGTGGTTCTACCATTGGACATGGCGCAAACCATCTTTCATCCAGTGCAACGTATTTGGTGACTGTCTTCTCCACAATCTGTTGATGTCCGCAGCCTGTCAATACAAGCGCTGCGATGAGTAGGATGAGTGATCGAATCATTTATCTTTCTCCAGACACTGGGTAGCATCAGGCGTTACTTTGCAGTAAGCCTTCCATGCTATTGTCAGCCCTACCTCTTCCACGTCTTGATGTAGCCCGCCATTTGCAATCGGCCTTGGTCGTGGAACCGTAGTAGAAACCGGGGCTTTGCACTGCGACTCATACTTGACTGCGGCTTCGTCTCGAGCGGCGATTCCGAGGTCGAGTTCGTATTTGAGTTCATCAATACTTTTCCCTAAGACCACTTGGTCTTTGTTAATGTTCTGATTCGTATCAGCGCGATCTTTGACATCTTGCGTAAGCCGCGTGATCTCAGAATTAAGGCCTGCGTTGACTGCAAGTACATTCGCCGTTGCAGCCTTAGCTTCAGTGAGTGCCTTTGCATTATCAACGTACCCCACAAACGCTGAACGAATCATCAGGAAGATAGCGAGACAGATCAAGCCCACGATCAGCGGCATGTAAGTCTTCAACACTCCCTTGATGTCTATACCGAACATGTTACCTCCTTAAGACGCCAATAGGATTTTCCCGTACAGTTCGCAACGGATGGATGTACCCATACGAGCGTCGTTGAGGAGCTGGAAGGTTGTGCCCGTGCAACCGTAGCCCAGAGCCGACAGCTTATTCAGCAGCGACAATGGAACAGGCGGTGCGTCCTTCATGTAGAACTCACGCTCAGCCTCTGTGACCTCGCGATTCACCACGAGGGTGTGTTCACGATCCAGCGGTGTAGCGCGGTTCAGGTAAACCAGCGTCGGTGCAAGCGGCTCATTGCTCGGCTCGTCGATCGCTACAGTCAAGCGGTACAGATAGCCGTCGATCTCACGAACGACTTCCACAGCGCATGCCAGGATGTTCTTGGAGCGGAATTGGCGACTGGCCGTACCGAAGGTGGCTTGACCAATCCACGGCAGGTCAGTGTGATGCACATCTTCCAGATCCGGGATGTCTTCGATTGGACCGAGGGCATCTTTCTTTGGAAGCTTGACCAGACGAATCTTGCGGCTGAAGACATCGTCGTTAACGGTAGGCAGCCCGTAGGTGCTAACGTCAGCGGTCTTCTTCTTGCGCAGGATGTGAAACACCGTCGCGTTAATGCTTGCAATGTCCGTCCCATCCCCATTGGAAACAGCGGGAATCCCCAGAGACAGATTCTTGCTTTTAGCGGCTGGCTTCTTATTCATCGTGATACTCCTAATTACGACAAGTGGCGATTGTTGGACTCGCCTTTATTTAGCTATCAGCATCGCGTGCGGTAGTTCTATCGTCTACCTTGTCGATGAGATCAAAGAATGTCTTGCTGGTGTCCCACGGCGTAAAGATGATCAAGGTAGCCCCATCTCTTGCCGTCTCGATTGTGTTGATCCTACAGCTGAGCTTCATGGCGATCTTCTGGATGAGCCTCAGGTAAACTACCGAAGGACCACCCACTAACTCGTTGAGCGTGGACTCACCGTAGATCGAGTATCCGCTCGGTAAGAACATGGCCGCGAATAGAGGACCGTCGAACACGTAATGTTCGCTGCTGACGATCTGAGACGCCTTGACGGTTATGGTCAAGCTATCATGCAGCTCTGATAGGGTCTCAATCTCAAACGACGCCGTCCTAACATTGAACGGATGGTCATTAGCGCTGGCACCATGTACTGAATCATGGATCGCAGTCGTCAGGTAATGATCACTACCAAACGCCCAACCATACCCCAAGAACTGAGGAATGGTTTCCAGATCGCGCTCACAATCCTCCAATCGCAGGAGAATAGGCGGGCGACGGATCACCACCGGTTCTTCTGCGATTGGCTCTTCAATGGGTGGTGGTGTGAGCTTAAGGAGACTTCTGATTCTGAGACCGATTCGTTGAAGTTCCATACCCCATTTCCTTATGCTCATCGGCAGCGACAATCCCGACGATCAACGCTGATAAAGTAGATGATGATACCTAGCATCTTGAGAGACCAGATGAGTACCAACACACCCTTAGCCGTAGTGTTCCACTCAGCGATGTTCCAACCTGCTGCGACGAATGCACCGCCGGCGTAAGTCAGGACTGTCACGACGAACAAAATAAGAAGGCGAATGACAACTTGCATATTGCCTCCTTAAATGATAGCGCCAACAGTGCCACGCTGGTGCATGTACTTACCACCACGATCTGCGTAGCTTACGCGGCAGACTTCAGAGGCTTTCCAGAACACGAGCTGAGCAATACCGCAGTCGATGTAGACCTTGACCGGGGAGTTGGTTTGGTTAGCCAGTTCCAGAACCAATTGACCAGACCACTCGGGTTCGAGGATGGTGATCATTGGAACCAGACCTACACGAGCGTAGGTGGACTTACCGAAGCAACCGACCAGCATGTCACGGCTGATGTTGAAGATCTCAGCAGTGTGAGCAAGTGCCAGACTGTTAGGCGGCTGCATGTAGTAGCGCAGACCAGTCTTCGGGCAGGTGCGGATCTCAGCTTGCACGTAGCAATCTTCAGACACATCCATCGGATCAATGATCGGCGAATTGATGTTACTGAAGATCTTGATGTCTTTCTCAGCCAGACGGATATCGTAACCGTAGCTGGAAACGCCGTAGCTTGGGATACGTTGGTCCCATGCGATGTAGCCACCTGGCATTTCGTAGTTGCTACCCTGAGGCTTGGCTGTTTCCTTTGGTGCCGTTGTCGACATGTACTTGACAGAGTCAGCTACGAACGGCGTGATGAGAGGCTTCCATTTCATCTCCTCGAGCATCTCGTCAGTTGCTTCGACGACCATCTCGGGATAGATGTCCTTGAGATTCAACAACTGGAGCATCTCGGCGCTGTTGTGAGTGACACCGGGAATTACAGGTACTGGAGCTGCGTCTGGGCAGATCTTGAAGTACACGGGTTTAATGCTGCGAGCCATCAGCTCGCCATCAGAAAATACGGACATAATGAACGACCTAAAAGGGAATATGTGGACATACTTAGTGTCCCAAATGTAACAAGATACAAACACAGGCCGGGGAAGATCCCCGGCCATTATGTCGTTAAGCCGCTGATGCTTTCTCGTCTTTGATTGCGTCTGCTATTTCTTCACACGCATTGATCAGTTCAAAGTCAGACGTGTGTGCGTACGCCATCAATTGGTCCATCGTGGTTGCATCAGTAACGTAGAATCCACCCGGCTCACCGTCGGCATTAGTAACCGCCAGAACAGTTGGTTCTTTCCAGTCACCGCGATTAGGTAAACGATCGAACGTAGGCGATGTTTCCTTCTCGAGTAACGAGAAGTCTTGAGTGAAGGTCTCTACCGCGCCATCCTGAGGTAGGGCGGACTTGTAACCATCGGCCATGTCTTCAGCGATACGTTCCTGTCGACGACGCAGACGGTCTTTCTCTCCCTGCTCTTCACGAGCAATCTTCTCAGCGCATTCGATGTGATACTGCTCGAGAGTTTTACCGTTACGGAGTTCGAAACGATACAGCTCAACGAGACGAGTTTCACACGCACGGCAGCGAGCGTTATGGCTACGGCCGTATTCGATGCAGCTCTTTGGCCAAGCGAACGTCTGCATGATCGGTAATTCACACACCCACGTCAGCTTGTAAATCTCTTCGGGCATCTGACAGAGGATGGCTTGCTTACTGATGTCCTTGAGTGGGAACTCCAGTGGGACGAGTTCGCCGATCTTGGTGACTGACCACATTGCAGCCCACGCAGCTTTAAGCTCAGGAATACGACTGATGATCTCATCGCCCTGAACGTAGGACACTTCAACTACCGAGTGCTTCTCCGGATCTACGACCTCTAGAGCCGATACCAGCCAAGGAATAGGTTGACGCCATCCGGCGCTAGGAGTATTGCAGAAGTTAACCTTCGACAGAGGATGCGTGCTGAACCGATGATGGACACTCTTTTCCTTACGTCGAGCATGTTCATGCAAGGCAGTAAGAATACGGTCGATAGTCGCTTCCTCTGAATTGACCTTATTCTTACCTTGACCACCGTCAATATAAACGTAATCAACTGACTCACCTTCGAGTGTGTGGCGAAGCATGTTGAAGGTTGAATCCAAACCACCAGAAAATAAAACGAGAGGGCGTTTATTCGACACGATCATTTCCTTAATAAAGTCGGGGGAGTATCAGTCCCCCGTGTTAGTTACTTGCCTGGAGTGTAGTAGGCGTCAAAGCGGTTCAGGTCACCTGCTGGGAAGCGCTCCAGCGTGTGCAGCCAGTCGTTCAGAACCTTCAGGCTACCGAAGGCCACGCTCATGGTCAGCATGCCGAATTCGAGCTCTGACTGATGCTTCAACAGACTGAACGCCAGGCCGGAGCGATTGCTGCTGAAGATGTCTGCCAGTACACTGCGCTTCTGCTCACCGGTGGAACGCTTCCAGCACTCGATACGAACGGCCTTGAGCGGGCAGGTCATGTTGCCGATGGCATCGGTTGGCAGGTACAGGTGGACGTCAGGGTTGGTGAATGCATCCGGCAGTACCAGACGTTGATTTACCAGTACTTGAGTCTTTGGGTATTCTTGAACTTCAGGCATGGCGATTTCCTTATCAGTGAGTGATGATTGCGGTGATGTGGATGGGGTGGGCTTGCTCATTACCGTACTTCTTGTATTCGAGAATGATGTCGCCATTCTCGTTAGGCTTCTTGTCGCCTTCGTCATCATCGTAGACGATCGAGTCATTGTCTTCATAGACACGCTTGTCGATGTGGATCTGTTCAGCCGTCAGGCTAGGAACGAGGGTCATGACGGTTTGAGTCACGTTAACGTGACCTTCAGCGCCGACAGAAACAGAGAAAGATACTTCGGTAAGTTTAACGGACATGATGATACTCCTAGGGGCATAAGTGGGAGAGGGATATACCCTCTCCATTGTTGGTTTCTTATTACGCGAAGCCTTGGGATTCAGCCCACTCGAACTGACGGGCCAATACATCGGCCTTCATGGTTTCGTGGATCTGTTTACCCAGCGGTGTGAAGTGTTCACAACTATCGAGGAAGTCTGCCTGACGATTCATGAAGTTCATGAACGAGAAGCCTTGTGGGAACTTGCCAGAGCTTTTCAGCTCCATGTACAGACCGTGTACGATCTTGCCGGTATCGGTATCGAACGTATACAGAAGGTCGGCATCACGGGCACACATCTGAAGGGTTCCGTGTGGTCGATGAACGAATGGGAACTCAGTGACCTTAATGATGTCGAGTACGATCATAGCCAGATTGGCTGCTTCACGCTCGTCTTCAGACTTACCTTCAGTAACTTTCTTTCCGATCAGGTAAGGAACCATCGACACCCAGTTCGTTTCGAACCATTCCATGAAAGCATCGCTAGCCACGCGGATGTTCTCGACATCAGTTGTCTTACCGGCACTATGACCGTAATCATGCCAGCAGCAAGCAATCAACAGCAGGTTGGTTTGTAGGTGCTGTTCAGCCGGAGACATCACCTTGTACGCGTCGCTGTTCTCGAACAGGTAGCAGGCGATAGCTGCCATGTGTTTCATGTGTTGAGTATTATGGTAGGTGTTCTCACGACCTGGGTTATTACTTACAATGAAGGACCACATTTTAGCCAGGTCGATCGACTTATTAAGCTTCAGTCTGAAGTGACTGTACACTACATCTTCGATTACCAGATTCATTCCGTTGTTTCCTTATGTTGCGACGAAGGTGATTGTTGCGGACCCCATAAACCCGGAGTTGGGTAAGGCTTCCATTAAGGCGATGCCGACATTACCGACATAGTCGATAGGATGGTTGTACAGCTTACCGATGTACGGCTTGAAGGCACCGTTCTGGATGAGTTCATCAACATCCTTGGAGTACGGGATCTTGAGGAGGCCGTCATGACTACGCTCAACGTGGAGCTGATACGATTCCAGCATATCGAGAACGCGGATGTTCGTACCCATGAGGCTAATGCCGAGATGTTCAGCGGCTAGGTCGTAAGCAGCCGCTGCTGCGGTCCCATCAAACATTGGGATTGGTTCCGCTAGACATTCCGCAGCTTCACGTTCCTCGCGGAGTTTGGCTTGCTCAGCGATGTCTTTCTTCATACGGCGGTGAGGAGCTGTACGACGATCTGGGTTTACCGTTACATACGAACGTCGTTCCTTACCGTCTTTATCTGTCGAGATGATTGGATCACCTAAACGTGGTGTAGTCATGATGATGGCACCTTAATAAATGTTTGCGGCATAAAGAAAAGAAATGGCCACCCCTCACCTATTGGTCACCCCGAACTCAAACCCAGGTATCCCTGGCATTGGAACGGCGGCGCCTTCAGTTCTTGGGGTGGCGGATACATCTACCATCTGGCGATCCGAGCGCATCGGAGGACAGGGTTGGCATTTGCTCCACACAGGAGCCTCTTTGACCGGTTATCCCGAATCGATTTTTGACTATCTACACTTATCAGTCGGGTGGGTAAATCTTTCAAGTCCCGAAAGGTGTCAGGGAGTCTCTCTCATGCCTAACCAGGGTCCAACGCCCTGTGACTGAGTATACGCTGGCAGGGTTGCAGGTGCGAGGTTCAATAATCGTCCCACTCAGCCCTTTCGTTCCCCAGAAGAACGTGGTACTTAAGAACGGGTCGAATTCGCGCTTCTCGAGTTCCAACTCCCTCGCCTGCAAGAAGACTTGCATCTTGGTAAGTTGTTCATCTGAGGAAGTGTAGTACGACGGCTGCGCCACCCGAATCTCGGGAGGTTTAGCCGTCGAGTCTACCGAAGCAAGAACCGCGCAAAGAGCCACCGCGATACGAACACGAATGTCCAATCGAAGTCCTTAGTGCGAATGTTCACATAAGATAGCACTATGCCAGTAACTATTTACGGAACCTACACTATTTCCCGAACTGGGTCGTACTTCGAAGCTTCGAACTGGAAGTCGATGAACCCGTCGTGTAAGGCAATGGTAGCGTCTTCGTACAGTCGCTGAACTTCACCCTTCGCTGTTTCTGCGCAGAACGCATTGGTCGGAGTGTAGGACACCAACTTAACGGTAGACCCTTCACCCTCCTCAACTACCAGCACGATCTGGTCAACGTCCTGAGAGATCCATGTCGTGAACCCAGTCGGACCTTTGGATTGACAGACGTAGGTTCGCGTCTCATCCAGCTCCTTAGGTTCCATCATCTGGAACGACATTGGGAGATGTGCCCACGTATCCTGACCACGACGGATGATATCAACCGTTCCGTTGTGGATGAATGCAGCACCGGCCACCAAGAACCACGTAGCTTCAGGAGCTTTACATACGCGGCGGGTTACTTCCTGGAAAGTCTTGTGCTTGGTCGTGATCGGCAGGATGAGGCTTCTAAAGCTCGCCTGAATGGTGTCGGCATCCTTAGGGCTGATGACGCTGACGTAAGTAGCCGAACCATCCCCCAACGCGGCCAACTCCTGCACCAGAGCGGAGCGGGCCTTAGCCTTCTTCATGCCACGCATATCCGTTGGCATCTCTTCATCGAGAACACCGGGGTGGCGACGACGGTACTCTTCGATAGCAGCGTCTTCGTCATTGTCGATGTCTACACTGATCTTCTGAAACAGATCGTCGAGAGACAGACAGTTACCGACGTGAAGGATATTACCGAATACAGCCAGTTCAGCTGTATCAGATACAACGATCCATTTAAAGCCTTTCTCTTTCATTACTCACCTCTTAACTATTCAGCGTGTGTCGCAAATCTACGCGCAACGAAGATAAACATATCGCCCATGATTTCGAGCTCAACATCCCAGTGCCACGGCGGCGGGAAATACTCGGTATCCGGAGTGCGGACTTTCACACGGGGGTTCTTGATTGGAATGTGAGCTTTCTCAAGGAACTCATCGAACTGCTTAATGCAGATTGGGAGGAGTGTTGGGTACAGCGTCAACAGTTCCTCGAGTTCCTCATGGACAATCTCACGTACACCTTCTTTAGTCATCCCCAGCTCCTTACTAAGTGTGGAGGCATACCCATCGTTAACACGATTGAACGCCTGAGGTTTTCCAACAACTGATCGAAACGAGGTTCAGACGAGAACGGGATAACGTTGAACTCGACTACAGGGACGTCGACACTCTTCTTCGATCTTTCTACTGCAAATAGCTTATTAATAAGCCGCTTCTCTTCAGGCGTGTGTTTCCGGGAAGGGCTTAAATATCGCTTTCTCATTCGGGTTGACCTTAACCATAGTGATGAAGTTAATGAGAATGTTCGTCAGCAGGTATGGATCGAGGTGAGGTTGGTTCTGAAGTTCATTGAACACCTCGTCACCGTAACCAAGTTTATCAATCTCAACCAACAGATCCTCCAGCCGCGGCGAGTACGCATAGCGATGGATTGGATGTTTAGGAACCCAATCACCGAAGAAGAGTTTGCGGAACTCTTCATTATCAGCTTGACGTTCAGCCAGCGTTTTATGCAACCACTGATCATTGATCCCATCATCCCACAACTTGATGTTAATCTTACGCCATTCTGCGATATACATCTTACGCAGGTTCTCATCGGGACCGCAGAACTTCATCAGTTCCTGTTCGCTCGGATATGTGGTCCGTGGCTTAGGGCCGACATTGATGAAGTTAATCCGCTTCGGGTCGTTAGGGTCTGAAGCCGCCGGTTCGTAATCACGAGTCCATGCAAACTTCGGATAGACCATCTTGAGGAATACATCGAAGCAGATGGCCGTGATCATCACGTACATAGCCCCAGTCCAGAAGTGTGGTCCCATGAGGGGTATTATCGTGCCGGCGATACCCCAACCAGCCGCGAGCGCTACAGGGAGGCAGATCGCGGTTTGTCTGAGAATGTGTTTAGTGCGTGGTGTCATCGAAACTTATCCATAACGAAAGAAATGATGGCTGCAAAGAAGCCGTAGACGATACCGAAAATAATGAAAGCTAAATGACCGGGCCAGATGACCGACATGCGATTCCATTCGTAAACGGTTTGTGGTGGAATGAAGCGGGTCTTCCTTAGCTTCCTCATGTGGAAGTAAAGCGTGGCGCTGATGGCGAGGTAGACCAGCAAAACCATCGAGCCATAAATCACGTAAGTCATAGTGCTTCCTTAACCACGATCCAGTTGCCTGTTTCATGGCAGTATTTAACTTTAGGTTTACTTGCAGCGATCGTTTGCTTAAGCGCTTCATTCTGCTGCTTCAAGACATCGATCTCATGTTCGAGTGTAGTGATGGCCGCTGTTACGAGAGGTACAACCCACCGCTTATAAGCGCCGGCGCCGTACTCCTCGTACTCAGCAGAGAACCCCATCAGCCCACCGATCTCACGTCCTGTTTCAGGCCATGCAATCTTAGTGCGCATCAAACAATCTCCTTACTGCATCATCCATCCGTAATCAAACGGAGCCGTGAATGTTTGCAGTGTTTCCAAATCAATGAAAGTGAAACGAGCCTGCGGATAACCAGCAGTCGTATCAATGTGGTGTACGTTTGCGATTACCTTCGGCAAGTTAGTCGGGTTATGCCCAACCACTACCGCCCTGATGCCAGTAACCCAAGTGGTATCGTTAAGTTCAAACCGACCCCTTGACCACATGCAGCAGTTACGAATAAGTTTCTTACGATGACAGTCAAGTTGATCGTAACCATCCAACTCAGCCATCAAGTCAGGCCAATGCGGCATTACACAATCCGCATGGATAATCCCAACTGTCCCACGACTGGTCTTTACTTCAATAGCCAGAGGTAATCTGTAGAAGTAATAGAGCCAACGTCGTTTCTCTTGGGCCGATAACGGTTCGAACCATACGCCGCCTTCGTTGATCCATTTACCTGAATCCCCTTTGATGTATTGGATGATGTAGTTATCATGGTTACCGCGTACGCAGTTCGCCTTCTCTAACCAATCCAACGCATCCAAACAGTCTGGACCACGATCCACCATATCCCCAGCGATGAAGAGACGATCGACTTTAGGATCAAAGCCGATAGCGTCTAATGCTTTCTGGAGTTTCTTGAAATGGCCGTGGACGTCAGCGACTGCAATGTCACGACCCACTTCGTTTCTTTCGAAACGCTTAACCAGTTTCATTATCTATCCCTCGTTTTGCTTCTTCTCTAATGCGGCTATCGAATAGCCTGCGCAGAGTGCGACGATACTCGCGTAGAATATAGACAGTGCCAAATGCTCAGGCAGTGAAGCCTTAGCGATAAAGATAAAGAGGATCGCACCGATGAACGCCGACCATTGTAGTGTCTGAATCCAGTTGTCGAAGAAGAACCCGAACAACGAGCCCAACATCGACAGAATGAAGATGAATGGCCATACGCAGCAGCACAGGAACAGATCCCGTTTACCGATCGCATCTTTCTCTTTCTTACGGCCGGGACGGTTCAGCTCAGCGTTATAAAGAAAGATCCCCATGCCTGACCAGCAGGCCGCAGCGATAACGTAAAACACTTCCATCGTTTTCTCCTAAGGTTATAGTTACTCTAATAGCGTAATGTGTGGCTGTGTAAATTTAAGGTAAGGGACACAAGCCGGGGAATTACCCCGGCCCGTATGCTGTTACGTCTTGGAGAGTATCGCCGCTGCTTCTCGCTGCTGTTCATGAGTACCTGTCATCATGATCCGCAGCTTCTGCTTATCTGTTTCTGTGAGGTCCTTGAAGTCTGGCAACCCATCTGCCAAACGTCGGAATTGCATACCCTTATCCAGATACTCCAGATGAGGGAGTAATGCTGCACTCACTTCTGCGATCGGCGGAGAACCGTCCACCAACACGAAACGATTAGGATCACGCTCCTTACGCCCCATGAAGGCAAGCTGCACCCGATAGAAGAAGTCGAGACCACTCTGCTCAAACCGGTCCAACCGACCACGAGCTGAAGCACGCGCCAGACCTACTTCAACGTCGATGTCGAACAGGAAGGTTCTGTCAGGACGGAAGTCTCCCAGAACGAACTGCTCGAGCTCTGCGATACGGTCATACCCGATGTTACGTCCACCACCTTGATAAGCGTAAGTGGAATCGGTGAATCGGTCGCAGATCACGATAGCGCCACGCTCGATACCAGGCCTGATAACCTGATCAACGTGTTGAGCTCGTGACGCAAACGCCAGCAGAAGCTCTGTGGTGATACACATCTGCTCATCAATCGGGGTGAGCAACAACTCCCGGATCTTTTCAGCTAATGGCGTACCACCGGGCTCACGAGTTAGCACAACCTCGTAGCCTTTACCCTTGAAGAAGTCAGCCATGTATTCGCGCTGAGTGGACTTACCCGCGCCTTCAGGACCTTCTATCGTAATGAATAAACCTTTGCTCATCGCCTTGACCCGTAATTGATTGACAGTTCAGTGAGGCATTCAAGAACTTCTTTCGGTACGTTGTACATACGAGAGCTTTTGGAAGTAATGCGTACCTCCAGATACTCGCCGTCGTGCAACAGCTTACCGTCGAAGCTATAGTCAATAGATTTGTTCTGATTGTAGATCTGTACTTCCATACTGCTTCCTTTACGGACGATAGAAGCAGTAAGGCCTTTAGAGGCTTTACAGAACTGAACTGAGTTGACACGAGTACCAATCTTCAACCGGGTCAGTGCTTCTTTGATAGCAGGAAAAGTACCGGAGTCATGCGGGGTCACGTTTACGATCATGGCATTTTAACTCAAAAAAAAAGAGTGGGACTAGGGGAGCCGAAGCTCCCCCAATCGTTTATTTACGGTTTACTTGCTTTCTTGAAGTCTTCGGCGAAACCGACGACACCACGACAGCAGAGGACGAATACAACGATACCACCTACGAAACTAAGCATGGCGATTACTCCGTTACTTGATCGAACTCGTTCTGGATTTCTTCAACCGACATCAACTTCAAAGTACCGTCTGGATACTTGACGATGACGTCGCCGATGTTTACAAGTGCTTCGACAGGATTGGGGATCGAAATGCCAGCCCGAACCTTTGGCACTTTCCGCACACGCATACTGAGACGCACCTGGTTAAGGCCCGGCATGTAAACGGCATTAGCGGTAAGTGGGTCCGGGTTGCAGAATACGAGCAGGTCGGAGTAGTTCTTCCCGTCGTACTGTAGGATCTCAACCTGAACTGCTTTTTGAACATAGTTGCGAACTACCTGCATGGATTACTCCTGATCGAATTGGTTGACCGGCTTGATGCCTTCGGCGGTGTACATGCCGATGTCTTCCACACGGTGGCCTTTATGCTGTTCCTGAATGTGGCGCTCGTCTTCACGCAACTGAGCATCAGCATCGGTCAGGGATACTGGAGTAGCACCCCATGCACCGCAGACCGACTGACCACCGCCCAAAGGATTAGGTGTGGGCGCAGCAGCTTCGACGGATTCGTCACCCTGAGTAAGACCCAGTCCTGTTTCGATTACTTCGGCCGGTGTTTCCGATTCGAGGCTGAACAGCAGGAAGCTGAACACCGAGATGTCCAGATAGGTGAGGTGGGACTTGTCGACGTTGGTGAGGGAGTTGCTCAAAGCACCCATGCACTGACGCGCAGCGATGTGGTACTTATCTTCACTGGCGAAGTTTGCGAGATCGATCTTCTTGGTATCGACCAGTTCTTTGAAGCGGGCTTTCAGACTGGTGGTCATCATGCCAGAGAGAGTTGCGAAGAGATCCATCAGGACTCCTTAATAGGGTGAGGTGGATTGAGGACGGCGAACAGGGGGTCACCGACATTAGCCTTTACGACGACTTCTTCATGATCACGTACTGTGAGGATCATGGCGAATACCGTCGGGTGATCAATGTGCTTTGCTGCGAGGAGTGCGTCGTACTGTGCGAGACTGATACGGCGATCGATCAACAGCTGACCTACAAACTTTACAACGGAAGCTTTACCGTATTCCACAGCGACCTCAATTATCGACAGCGAACTGGATAGCCACTACGGCTGTTTCGTTTGCACGAGCTTGAATGTATTCAAACCACTCATCCGGAATGCATTGGCGATACGTCTTGCCGATGACTTCGATGTCTTTCGGGGACTCTGTAATAACCTGATCCCAGTCAAACGCCAGAAGCTCTTGAGGCGTATACCAGACATGACGGCAGTAATCCCACCCCATTGCACCGCCACTGAGTACATCAGCGCTCAGCGACTCGTGAATGCCATTGCGGGGCTTGATCTCAGGGAAGGTATAGTAGCGGTTATCCCCAAGCAACAAACGACGCTTGACGCCGTTTGGTTTAGTCAGGACAGTATCCCAATTGTGGTTGTCGTGATCGTAATCGCCACTTTCCAGTTGACGAATTACAGTTGCGTAAATGTAGCTACCCATTACAGGCTCCTACTTGCAGAAGGATTTGTAATTGACCTTATCGGCCTGCTTGCCCACGATGAAGGTGTATTCATCGGAAGACTTCATTATGAACTGACCACGATCGCCGGAGTCTACGAAATAACTCCAGAGAGTACCGGCATCATTGCCGAGGACGATCAGCTGAGTACCGTCGAGAGCCATTACGGTCTTCTCGTAGATCTTGCTGTTATCACGGATGTGGAATCCGTAATACTCTTGGTACGGGTAGGTGTAGCTACGGACCGCTGTGATCTTGGTCTTACCGATTTCAAACTCGCATGTGCGGGTATCAGTGGTAGTGCCGAGGACACGGGTTTCATAGCCGTACCAGATAACGCCAGCAAGGGCAGCGATGGTAAGAACAATGCAGGTAATGATCAGGCGCTTGAGAGCAACCTTGGCGTTGTAGGCGATAGCAGCACCGACCGTACGGATACGATCAGCAGCATCAGCGCCAGCATCACGATCTTTGTGGACGGTTACTTGCATGTCGAGGTCTGGAGAGTCACCGTGCATGACAGTCATTATTCAGCTCCTTTCGGTGCTTGGTCATGAAAGCCTTGCTCGTAGTCAGTCCACTGGCGATGACGCCATTCAACCGGCGGAGCATCGAACTTGATACCCTCGTCATGCCACTTCTTGTCGAGCAGCGGAGACAGCAGATCAGCCATGCGGATGAAGGCCGAACCTTCCTTACAGCAGTAGAGAACGTACTGCACGTCGATGTGGTCAGGATTGATCCCAACCTTATCGATGCACTGCCAGTAGATGGTGATCGACGAATCGTGACGCGGGTGGTAGAAGTACCCGGCGTTGTCCATCATGTCCAGCTCATCATTCACTTCGATGATTGTCCGGAATTCGGAACGCTCAGGGAACATCTTGATCTGAATCTGCTGGCCAGTGAGTTGGTTGACCAGGAAGAAGTGGTCGAGTAGGTCAGTACCCTCGGCCGATTTGAACAGAGCGTGCCAGCCGTGAGGCAGGGCGGATTGGGCGTAGCCATCACCACTGAAGTTAGGGATACCCGGCTCAAGATCCATCAGGTTACGAGAGATGAGTGTAACTGCATCGGTTTTGGTTTGCGGTTTATGCAAGCGGTTCATGTGAAACTCCTGAGAATAAAGTAGTAGCTGTTCTGTACGACAAATTGTTACTTGTAGACGTTCTTGTCCTGCTTAACGTTGCCTTTCTTTTTCTTGGTGGGTTTACCGTGACGGTTGATGTCGTTACGAGTGGGATGTAACCCCATCCCCATACGCCCGTCACTATGACGGAACATGCTGAAGATGGAGATCCCACGACCGAGGTCGATAGTACTGTTCCTCTTAGCAATGTCGATTGCTTCCAGCAGGTTATCTTTCTTCATGACTTACTCCTTGGTCGTGGTGTTGCTTTGATTATAGTTTCCCCATCGAGTGTGATTACCTCGGTGTGGATATTGATGATAGCGTTAGGCCCTAAGACGTAATCATGATCGCCGTAGAAGACCTTTCCTTTACTCCGCCATTCGCGAACCACTTGGGTCATTGTTGCATGGCAGATTGAATCAGAGAAATATTTGGGGACGCAAAGCTCAGGGAAGTTACGCTTCGCCAAACCGTACGTCCTCATTACTGACTCCCCATGGATGTCGGACACTTCTGTAGTGACGTTCATGCCCTTGAGGTAGTCGGACGTTCCGGTGTTCGGACGCATGACTAGTCCTTGGTGAGTTGATTCACCTGTTCTGTGATGATTGCGCCAAGCGTAGACGCCGTTGGGCCTTTGCTGATCTCAACGATACCTGCGAGGACAACGAAGAGGATGAGTGTCAGGAGTAGGCGCTTTATGAGAATATTCATTTTAGCTTCTGCTATCCAATTTTTTCATGTAGTGGTTGACCATTACCTTGGTCGATGAGACTACTATTAAAGGCAAGTCACATTCCTTTAAATAGAAACCAGTACCAGCCATCACAGCGCCTACATCTATTAAGTGCTTGTGGCGGTGTTCGATATCTTTCCAATGTAGGGCCAGCATCTGACACACCCTGTCGTAGAGATGGTCTGACACCAGCGAAACGTCGTACTCGTAATAGGCGAGTGATAGCGACAAATACCACGGTACAGTCAGATTGACATTCTCCATGATGGCGAAATGACAAGTCATGCTATAGTCGCCCCTCGTGGGATCGGGGAGTCGTTGCATTTAAACCAGCTCAAGAATCTCATTCATCGGAATCTTGTCACCGAACTTCAGCTCGAGCATCGCCATCAATGTAGGCTGATCGAGCTTCTGCATTCGAGGCAAGTATTGAACATCGTCTTCACACAACAGCGCAATCAAAGTACCGCGTAAGAACGAGACGCCCACAAATAGCCCAGCACCAAGTGCAATGATGCGAGGATTACCGTCAGTCATTTCCAGAACGTGCTTAGCCAAATCCTTACGGTATTCCGGCAGGAACATCTGGTCCTTAATGTGGGAGTAGTAGGCAGCAGCCTTAATGACCAGTGCCATCTCTTCTTTAGGGCCGGTCAGAGTCGTAGTGTCAACACAACCCATCAACTCCGTGGTTACGGAAACGGTGACGTCGCTGATCGCCGTGACTGTGCAGCCAAAGCCGAACTCACATTCGAGCAACAGCTTAAGAGCTTTCATCTGAGGCTCTTCACGAAGATCGTTGAACGTCTCGCCATCTTTCAAACGTACTTGCAATATCTGAATCATTATAAAGTCCTTCTAATAAATGAGGGCGTAGAATATAAATGTACAGCATAAAGGCGGGGATTACTCCCCGCCCTATGTGTCGCAGTGTTACTTGTAGCCGGTGATCTGATACTGACTGATACCGGTCAGAGTCTTCACCCGCACCAAGTGCGGCTTAGGACCCAGCGGAGTACCAGTGGTAGTACCCAGTTCTTGATCGCGCATCTTGTTGTTGTTGGAGTACGTTTCAATAACACGTCCAACTTCAGACAGCTCAGGATGCAGCAGCTCAGGGAACAAGCACATGGTGCTGTCCAGTTTCATGTGAGCGCCTTCCAGGATCGCAGCGCAGGTGGAGTATTGCTCGCCGCGTGGATTGCCACCCCATGTAGCCGGGATGTCTGCCAGAGCGGTGATGTTGACCCAGGTGCCAGGAGTCAGGTTCAGTTCACGAGGATCGACTGGCTTGTTCTTGGTGTACCACGAGCAACGGTTACGCTTCTCTTCATGGTCGTCGAACCAGAAGATACGGCCGGCATCTGGTTTCACCGAAGTGGTGAAGTTGACATCGAGCATCGTGCTGGTAGGGACGTACAACTGCATCGACAGAGCTTTACCTGCACGGAGTACATCTTCCATGAAGGTACGCAGAGTAACGTGCTGCACTGGGGAAGTGATCAGCTTGTCGTCTGGCTTGGCTTCAGCTTCTTTGGTAACGATGCTGCCGAACATCTTCTTCGGCTCTTCGCTAACCGGTGCGGTGTCAGCTTTCGGCTTCCAGATGGTTTCGATTTCTTCCAGGCGCGCTGAACGGCGTTCGAGGTCGGACTCGTCCATACCCAGCTCGGTGAAGATCTTGACAGCCACCTTGACGTTACCTTCAGACGGCGCAGCGACGGTGCGCTGATACAGTTCAGGTTTGGTCAGTTCGTTGGAGCGGCGGATCAGGGTGGTGGTGCTGTACTTCTCTTCCTTGATGTCGTCCAGCAGACGGCCGAGAACGTTGCCTGGGATGTGGCTGTGAGTCTTGGACACACGGGCCGCTTCACGAGCGATCAGGTTCTCACGGCGCTTCTCGTTCTTGATAGGCTCCATGATGGTAGCGAAGGCCAGGAACCATTCAGCGATACGGCGATACTTCTTCGCCATGTTCAGGAAGTCACCTTCCAGCAGGTGCAGGCCGGTGCGGATAGCGCTGACTGGGTAGTCTGCGATAGCCTTGGTGATTTGCTCAGCCTTCTCGATGGACATGCCACGGAGTTCGCCGATCAGCTTCTCGTCGACCTTCTCGAGATCAGGGTGAGTGATCACGAAGTGCTTCCAGCCGTTGGTTTCGCCGAGGCCCAGGGTTTCGCCCGGTACTTCAGTGAACATGTGCAGGATCTTCTTGCTGGTAGTCACAGCGCGTTGCAGCAGACGGATGGACGCCTTGAACTCATCAGACACCGCATCAGCATCCCACAGTGCCGATACCAGATCACCTTCGTCGTTAACGAAAGCCAGATCGCCGTAGCGGTGGATGAACTGACGGCAGCAGCGGCAATTGTGGTGCTGCTTCTCTTCGGCCGGGAAACCTTCGAGGTATTTCACGAACAGAGGCTTGTCGTGTTCTTCCGGGTTGTTGATTTCAACGACAAACAACTTAGGGCCGTAAAGCTCCATGTTCTTGTTGAAAGTTGCTTGTACAACGGCGTTCAGCTCAGAGAAAGAAGTGCCGGACTTATCCACAGCAACTTTGTTTACAGTTTCCATTTACAACTCCTGATCTATGCAGAAAAAAAACTAATCGGCTTTCTTATCAACCCTAGGCTTTCTAGGTCTAGGCGTTGGTTTATCGGGATTGTCTAGCTTGACAGCTTTGGCTTTCTTGCGACCGAAAGTAATCTCAAGTTTGACACCGGTAAGACCATGTGCGAGGGTGACCTCACCACCAGAATCCATCGCCCTTACAGCAGCGAGTCGCATCTCTTGAAACTCATCGTTAGTAGGCTTCACTAATCGACGATACGTATTCAACAGTAGCATTACAGACATGAGGACCTCATTAGCAAGCGGAGAGGTTTCCCTCCCCGCCGCTTAGCGTGTTACTTGGCAGCTTGTTGCTGACGGATGTTCTGCACGATGGCTTTGTCCATCGACTTGCGCAGTTCGCGCGCATCTTTGGCAGCCATGTCGGCGAAGATCTCGTTGTTGTAAACCACTTGCGCACGGACGCAGTAGGTTACAGGATCGCCCCAGGTATCGGTCTTGATGCCGTTGGTCTTTTCAACGCTGCACTTGGTGTAGAGTGGATTGTTGTTCCCATCCTTCACGTCGCCGAAAGAACTGACATCGATTTCGCCGATAGTCAGATCGTCCTTGAAGTCACCAGTGATTTCAGAAGAGATGTTACCCATACGTCCGACGTAGATCATGCCAGCGATAATGATGTCATTACCAGCGCGGCGGATCTTGCCTTCAGCGGTAGCCTTGGCTGCCGAGAACCAGTCATCAAAAGTGATGATGTTCAGGTTCTTGAACTTCTTGTCAACATTACCGAAGTTACGCAGGGTCACTTCAGCGCCAGAACCAGATACGATGGCAACACCGTAGTTCTTGTTCTCGTCGTCGCTCATGTCGTCGAAGTCTTTGACGCCAGTCTTACCGTGCAACCAGAAGATTGCTTCGGCGTGAGCATCCGACAGGGCGATGTCAGAAGGCATTGGACGGGAGATCACCGCGTCGGCTTGCAGCAGAGCGATGTTGCATTCGCCGGACTTCAGCATGTTTGCCGAGGATACCGAACCTTCAGTGGTCAGGTATTCGACGGCGGCCAGGCCTTTGGATTGCTTCTTGATGTCGCCACCGAGCTGGTGGCCGAAGGAGTCGTAGAAACCACCCTCGGCACCAGTGCAGAAGTGCAGTTGCTTAACATCGGCCATTGCACCGAACGAAACGGCCATCATGGCCAGACCAGCGAGAATCATCTTTTTCATTGTTGCACTCACTAATGGATGTTACGGGTTTATTATTTAGAACCAGTGGTGTCCGTGTTTAACCACGCCGTAACCGACGATAGCTAAACAGAACGCCCAGGCGATTGGTTTGAACGCTGTTACAAGTTCCGGAGTTAGCCACTCCACTTACATTTCACCAATGAACATCAACTGCACGCCTTCGATGTACACTTCGCCGTCTTTGACGATGGCGTCGAGCGCAGCGGTCAGCGCGTCTTTCATGTTCTCAGCAATGCGGGCCAGAATCTCGCCGCTCTCGCCGGTCTTCTGGTGGTTCTCGGAACGGGCCATGAACTCTTCGCCACCGATGGTGATGGTGGTTTCGATAATGCCGCCCTTGTCTTGGATGACAGTGTCGACCTTGGTGATGAGGCCGGCCAGTTCTTCGATGCTGTTGATTTCGTAAACGTTGGTTACTTCAGGCTTAGTCATTTCAGACTCCTTGGTTTAGGGGTGGTGTTACTGAGTCGGTAATGTGTTGCCTAAAATATTTATACTGCCAGTATCTTTTAACCAAAAAAAAGAAGTAAGACTACGGAGGTGTTACCCTCCGTAGTGTGTTATCTATCATTCGATTTCCGTAAAGGCGACGATGCCTTCGTGAACAGCCATTGCAATGGACTTCCAGATCCGGATAGCCTTAGGGGCATCTTCGGTGGAAAGGTCCATGAGCTTAGCCATGGTGATTGATGGGAGGCCGACCATGATGACATCTTTGAACTGATCGATGAACTCTTCATTCAAGAAGAGATCTGTACCGGACCAGTTAGTGGAGATGCCGAGGATCTCTTCCTGCATTGAGAGAGCGATCCATCCACGACTTGTGGCAATGATGATGCCGGTCTGACCTTTCTGGAACGGCTTGTCATAGACGAAAGAGAACTTCGTCCCGATCTTGGAGTTATCCAGTGCGCAGATCGACTGGGCCAAAGCGCCAGACTTTGCAACGCTGGAGCAGACTTTCAATGCCGTGCTACCGGCAAGTACTTCTTTCTGTACGATAGGACCTTTGAGCATCACTGTATTCCTTCAGTTATAGTAGACAAGAAATCGACCAAGGCTTTTCTCACAGTCCGCATAGTGGACATCGGAGATCGGGTTGGCGTCACCATCCATTTCGTAAATCTCGTGGACCATCGTCACGATCTCAGGGAAGAACGCCCTGAACGCAGTAGACTCCATGTGGTGAGGTTTGATGAGAGTGGCGATTACCGTTGATTCAGTAACCCCTTTGGATTTAGCATCAACGGCAGACCGACCAATCGCTTCCAGCATCTTGCAGTTGTTACCGGTGATTTCATGCTGGGAAGTTTCATCACCGTTGGCGAATGGGTTTTCTGCTGCGTAGGTGGTGGATGCGATGAGGGCGATTGCGATAGCTGCTAAGTATTTCATATGTATCCTTACTTTAGAAGTGGGCGGGGAGAAACCCCGCCGTTATGTTTGCTTACGGGTTACGTCAGGCTAACGACACGCTCTACAAGCAGGTTGATGTCGTTGAGGAGCTGGGCAACTACTTGATAGTTATCCCGTGGGCCAGTCATGCGTTCGCGAAGAACTTCGTAGTCGGCCAACCAGTCGCCCTTAACTGTTTCTTTCTTGGCGGCTTTAGCGCAACTGCTCAGAATCTTCCAACTCTGGTTAAGTTCAGCGTTGAGCTCACGCAGACGCTCTTCAGCTGAGATCTCGACAGAAGCCGCACGAAGTTTCTTATACAGCCAATAGCCACCAGCTCCTACGGCAGCGATTGTTCCAACCTTGGCGATGACACTTCCAATCGACATGTAACTACCCCTTACTTCGTCGGTTAATCTTTAAGGTCAAGATTGTTAATATCGTGACCTTCCTGTTTTAGTTCTGTTTCTTGGTCGTGCAGAAGACGGTCAATCTCAACGCCGTATTTAAGAAGATCTTCCCTTTCTTCGCGAAGTGCGCGTATGTGCGCACGATGCTCTTGGATATTTCTTTCCCTTCGGCGTCGTATGTCCTCCCTTCGGCGTTCATGGCGCGTGCCACTATCCGAACCATTGTGTTCATTTTCAGATTGCTCCACGTCAGGTGGTGGCGTTGGGCGTACTTCAGGTTTCGCCCGAGGTTGCTCTACAACTACTACTCTACGTCGAGGGTGAGTGGCGTACGTAAACAACTTGCAAAGATAGACTACTGCATGTTCTGCCTTATCCAGTATACTGGTATTTCCTGAGCCGCTCATTTTACGACCCTCTAGGATGGATGGGATGTTACGTGTTTACAATGTGTTACTGTAATTAATTGCAATGCGGCATAAAGCCGGGACCGAAGTCCCGGCAGTCAATCAGTCGTCACCGTCATGCAGTGGGTGACCACGCGGGTAGTCGTCGTCACCGCCGAAGCCACGGCGGCGGCGCTTTAACCCTGCACCAGCACCTTTCTCGAAGCTCATCGGCAGATCCAGCACGACGCCGTTAGCCTTCCAGCTCGATACAGTGCGATCGATCTTGACGGTCAGCGTATCGGACAGCTTGATGCGGAACTCAGTATTGCCCTTGCCCAGAGGAACCTTATCAGCCTTGGTCCACTCGAAGGTGCATTCTTCGATGACGTCGGTGGTAAGCTTGTCACGCAGGCAGATCTTCAGGATGCCGTTCTCTTCGGAGACAGTGATGTCGCCTTCGAACTTCTCAGCCTTGTACATCACTTCAGATACACGGTACTGCGTGTATACCTGATTAGGAACGTTGTGGATCTTCAGTTCCTCGATGTACTTCTCGACAGTCGGCATGTTGAATGCACACCCGATCAAGACACGCACCACATCGAAACTGCACTGGTGATACTTGCAGTAGTCGAGCATGTACGCCAAGACCGCGGGTTCGATCTTGTTGTCTTCGATGATCTCGAGGATCTCTTCTTCTTCCAAGCCTTTGTAGTTGAACTTGTAGAAGAAGCGGCCAGGACGGTGAACCATGGCGTCCGTCAGTTCGCCGGTGTGGTTCGATGTCACGATGAACATGACTTGCTTAAGGCTGGAGTCGGAGAAGAGCGTGAGCATCTTGTCACGAGCTTCTTCCTTGTAGAACTTGCCGAACTCGTCGAAGTAGATCGCACAAGGACCCATGGCTTCGATGAAGTGCTTGAGCAACGACGGCGAGACGGAGTCCGATACCAGCAGGATTGGCATGTCGGTTTCGATCAGCTTGTTGCAGATACCTTCAGCCAGCAACGACTTACCAGTACCTTTCAGGCCGTCCATCAGTACGCCGAGCGTACCTTTGGTTTCACGGAACTTACGAACGACAGTGTTCTTGTAAACTTCGTGCTTACCGTAGATGCGTTTCGGAAGATCGAACTTCTCACGATCCTTTACCAGGACCGGCTCTTCGTCAACAACGCCAACCTTGTAAACGCCACCGGGAATCTTCTCGATGCGGTTCTTGAAGTTGATGTGGTCAACCTTGATGAATGGACCTTCGTCAGCAATTACCAAAGACATATTTACTTTCCCATGTTGAGATCAATCAGGACAGTTACCACATGATAGCTGTCCTGGGTTATTACTTACTTGCAAGCTCTGGGATCAGAGAGTAAGGGATGGCTACGTACGGCCGAGGCGTAACCGATTGAACCATGTAGCGAGCCACAGCTTCTGGAAGGGTTTGTCCAGCGATGCCGTGTGGGAAACCCATCAACCTTGTCTCTCCGACACGAGGTAGCTTCGTGCCAGCGCCGACGCCCTGAGGATAATCCCATTCGACATTCAACTCGTGCTTGCCGATGAAGAACGCACAGATTGAATTGGAACGTGACGGCCTGAATGGAGTACACTGGCCGGAGGAAAACACATTCCCATCACGGAAGATGAGCTCACGTACACCTTCACCGTCGTCGAATAACCATTCCAATCCTTCGGCGACTGCGTAATCGAGCGCCGTATTGCGCAGGAAATGGATCGGCACTTGGATCTGCGGGTTGGCAGGTGTGTCGATGTAGTCACTACTTACATGGCTGACTTTGACTACCGCTTCACCCTGATTAGGGTGAACGTCATGATAGACGTCGCGGATCAGGTCTTCCATCGACTGAGTGGAAAAGCCTTCTTCGACCAGGGTGATCTTTGCAGTGAACTGGAGATCTTCTTCACCCTCGCAGGTTAGATCGATGCGGGCAAGCTGTAGCGGCAGAGCACTTGTAACTTCAGCCATCGTTAGATTCCTTCTAGTGGATTAGGGAGAGGTTTGCGGAAGCCTGCGGCGTATGGGTGCCCACCACCTCCGTGCTTCTCAGCAAACTTATTAATGACGATGCCAGTTTCACGGTTAGAGCGAAGACTGAACTCACGCACCTTACCGTTATCGAAGTACGTGATACAGAAAGGATGTTTCTTCGCCAGCTCGTGAGCAGCCAAGCTGTGGATGTACCGAGGGACGTTGGCCATCGGAACCATGTAACCTTCGAACTCAACCATTACCGCATCGCGGACATGGGTGGCGATCATCTCGTCTTCTTTATCAACGAGAGGTTGGCCGAGAGTGGCGGTCTCTTCCATGTTCTCACTGACATAGTCGAGAGTTTCGAAAGTCTGCGGCTTACCTTTGATACCTGCGATGATGGCGCGGGTATGGTCGTACTTGAAGCGCCACAGATCGTAGTCCTGAGCTACAGCTACCAACGCAGGCATCGCCACATTAGGGAACAGGAAGTTCCACGTACCACCAGCGCCAGACAGATCTTCATTCAACCGCAGATCCAGATTACTCGGGATAGGGTTATTGTCGAAGAACTTCCAGATCTTGGTGATAGCCGATTCGTGGTGATCGATCAGAACCACGGTCTTGGCGACCTTACACATCTCAACCAAGACTTCAGGTTCGAACGAGAAGTCAACGATCATGACGGTCTCGCCTTCCTTAACTTCAGGAACTTCGCCTTTATAGACGCACGGCACGTAATGAACGTCTTCTATCTTTTGTTGCGCAGCCCATCTGGCTACGACCCAGGCACTAACCAAACCGTCTGTACAGTGGGCATGATACGCGCAGAGCATGATTTATTCCTTAACTTTGGTGACTGGCATGTCGTTGAAGATAATGTTCGATGGGAACGGTTCAGTGCAGCCTTTCTCAATCAGGCTCTTCATCACAGCGTCGACGCTGAGTTGTTCCATGTGCGCCAAGTTACCCGGCGAGCATTGGTTGAGGATCGAGAAGCCGTGCTGCATACTTTCAATTCTACCGATGTCGTACAAGTGCATCAGCATCTGCACTTGTTCTTCAGTACGAGCCCCGTTGGACTTAACGTACCGAACGCCATCACCGGTTGGGATGCGGCGAATACGTACACTGGTATCACCGACTTCATTTGGGACGAGGTTGCCGAGATAGAACTCGTAGACATCACCCAAGTGAGTTAGGATACATCCAAGGATCGCCACGTCACCGCTGAAGTGATGGCTCGACTTACCTTCGAGAACATCGAGCAAGTTCATCGACGCGTATTCGGTAGGTAGGATCAGTCCGTAACGGCAGTAAAGCGAGGCCAGTGGGATTGTCGCAGAAAGACCGTTAGGTTTCTTGAGCGTGGTGCAGACGTAGAGTTCGTCATTGTAAATCGCGCAGACGTTAGCCATCTTACTTCTCCACCTTCATTGCTTTGAGCATACTGAATTTGACAACATCGCACCCGTCCCCACATTCGGTAGACACATGAGGAACTTCCTCAAGCGCTTGCTGTACGCTGAGACCAGCGGCAATACAAACCGATGCTGCCGGGGAGCCATTGCCAGAGTAGTACGGATGGTGGGTGATCTCGATCCACGTCGGCTGATCGGCGTGAAAGAACCAGACATCGGTCTTGGTCATCACGATCATGCTGGTGCGGCTCTCGGAGAAGAGTCTTTCTTTAAGCTCTTTCGTCAACTCCATCGATTCTTGGGAATCTTCAAGGAAGAACTTCAGGAGCATCCCCTGAATAGTATCCATGATGACCTTGAGGCCACGAGGACCTGGGAGGTGACCAGCGCTGGCTACAGCGAACGTCTTCGACTCATGGATGTGCAGCTTGTGCATCGAGGTCTGATGTACGTTCCAAGCCCCACCAGCAATAACACAACGACGGTCAGCGCCTAAGACGCCTTCTGAATAAATTACAATGGACATGCTTGTCCTCCTAGTGTCAAAAATAAAGGGCATACATGGCAGGGAGTAACCCCTGCCATGCTTATTACTTAGGCCTGCTTACGCGGGGTGTCGCAGCCTTGGGCTTTCGAAGCTTTCGGCTGTGCGAAGGTAGGCTCGAAGGCGTCCAGCAGTTTGCCTTCAGGAGACCACCAGACTTTGGTGCCGACCGGGTGTGGGCGAGTCGACGCAGCCTTGAGCTCAGCGGAGATCGGGATCTCGAACAGCACGTTGTTGGCGATGATCACGGTCATCGTGTCTTCGCCCTGGTGTGCGATCTGGTAGTAGCCGCCTTCTTTGCCTTCTTCCTTGATCAGGTTGGCCAATACTTCTTCAGGGATTACGAGTGCTGGGTGCTGTTTAGGCATTTGTCGCTTCCTTGTTACGGGGTTTAGGGATGTTGCTCTATTTAGTAATGTATGGTTGTGTTTATTTACGATGCTTGTCCGTTACGGCGCTTCAGATCGTCTGCTGCTGCTTTACGGATACCAGCACGATTGACACTGAACATAGAGGAGATGACAACTTCCATCTGAAGGTCGCTAAGGTTATCGTCAACGGGGTAGCCGTGCTTAGCGCAGGTCTCACGCCACTTAACCCAATAGTCAGCCTCACTCAAACCAGACTTAAGTTGCAGGCCGTATGCAGCCATATCGAGGTCATTACGGCAGAGCGGGAGTATGTCGGTGCTACCACACATTGCTTCGTACTGTTCTTTGTGGATTACCACGAACGTACCTTCAACTGGTTCTAAGATCCAGTCACCCGGAACCACCAGTTGTTTACCGATTTCGGTTTCGATTACCCCTAGGACAGGCCACGTCCAGTGAGGATGTACTGGAGAACAGCCTGACGTCCCCGTCAGGTGATGAACTTCCATGTAGTCAGTGTTACGTACTGCTGGATGGTCATTGCAGTTACGTGCGTCCAGAGGAGGTTCTGAGGCATTCCACTGTACAGGGTCTTTACGTAGCTTGGTGAGCGCTAGGTACTCGACGTTGACCTTATCGATTACCTGTCTGATGAATGTTGACCCAGCGCTGTATACTACAGCGTCTGAGATGTCATTCAGTGCTTTGAGTAGTAGCTTCTCTACGTTGTACATGGTGTTGGATATCCCTATTGTTATTAAAAGAAATAAAGAGCCATTGGATTTAGGCCTATAACAATCATCCATCGCGGTAACTTTTTAACGTATAAAATCGAGTCTAAGATAGTATAGGCCAACAAGAAAAACACTCGTAAAAATAAACCCGAAGAACAGGTCCTATTAGGGATCAACTCACCTTAACTACACGTCTTCATATTGAGCATCGGAGCTAAACAATGGATTTCAATTTCCAACCAATCGCCAAAGCCATGCTGTCGGACTCCAAGTTCGTAATGGGGTATTCGCGCTGGTCTGAGCAACACGGGCGGTATGAAACCTGGGAAGAAGCTGTAGAGCGTGTAATGAACATGCACCGCGAGAAATACGCGGACAAGATGACTCCTGAGCTGGAAGAAGCGATTGCTTTCGCTGAACAGGCTTACAAGGACAAGGCAGTACTGGGCGCACAGCGCGCTCTGCAATTCGGTGGTCCACAGATCTTCCAACACGAAGCTCGCATGTACAACTGCTCGTTCAGTTACTGCGACCGTGCTGAGTTCTTCCAACATGCCATGTACCTGCTGCTTGCAGGCTGCGGTGTTGGTTTCTCCGTACAAAAGCATCACATCGCCAAGCTGCCGCAGATTACTGCGCCGTCTGCTGATGTTGCCAAGGTTTACCAGATTCCAGATTCGATCGAGGGCTGGGCTGATGCGTTCGGCGTCCTGCTGTCTTCGTACTTCGTTGATGGTGGCACCTTCCCTGAATACCAGGGTAAGCAAGTCCACTTCGACTACTCGCAGATCCGCCCACGCGGCGCACTGATCTCAGGCGGCTTCAAAGCTCCTGGTCCAGACGGTCTGCAACGCTCCATCGAGAAGTGCCGTGAATTGCTGGACGGTATCGCTCACCCTGAGCTGCAACTGAACCTGAAGCCGATCCACGCGTATGACTTCGTCATGCACATGGCTGACGCTGTCCTGTCCGGCGGTATCCGTCGCGCTGCCACCATCTGCATCTTCTCGAAAGATGACCAAGAGATGATGACTGCGAAGACCGGCAACTGGTTCGACGCAAACCCTCAGCGTGGCCGTTCCAACAACTCCGCTCTGCTGATCCGTAAAGATCTGACCCGTGAAGAATGGGCTGCGATCATGAAGTCGGTACGTCAGTTCGGCGAGCCTGGTTTCATCTTCGCTGAAGACACCGAGCAAGGCTTCAACCCTTGCGTGGAAATCGGCCTGCGTGCTTACACCAAAGATGGTCGTTCGGGCTTCCAGTTCTGCAACCTGACTGAAGGCAACGGCGCTCAGATCACCACGGTAGAAAACCTGTTCCGTATGTGCAAGGCCAGCGCCATCCTGGGCACCCTGCAAGCCGGTTACACCAACTTCACCTACCTTGGTGAAGCTACCCGTGAGATCACTGAACGTGAAGCTCTGCTGGGCTGCTCGATCACTGGCTGGATGACCAGCCCTGACGTACTGTTCGACAAAGCCAACATGAAGGCTGGCGCTGAGCTGGTACTGGTCTGGAACAAGAAGATCGCCAAGCTGATCGGGATCAACCCTGCTCCGCGTGCGACTACTACCAAGCCTTCTGGCAACGCTTCGGTTCTGCTGGGCACTGACTCCGGTATCCACGGCGCTCACTCCGCTCGTTACTTCCGTAACGTGCAGATGACTGACCAAGAAACCGTAATGCCGCTGTTCCTGGAACACAACCCGAAAATGGTTGACAAGTCCGTTTGGGACCCAACCGGCAAGTCTCTGGTTGTATCGTTCCCTATCGTGGCCAGTGAAACCGCTATCTTCAAGAAAGACCTGCTGGGCGTCAAGCAGCTGGAATACGTGAAGCTGGCACAACAACACTGGATCGAACACGGTAGCGATGATGAACTGTCCGTGGACAAACGCATCCGTCACAATATCTCGAATACCATCTCCGTCGGCAACACTGACGAAGAATGGGCCGAGGTCGAGCAGTACATCTTCGACAACCGTCAGTACTTCGCTGGTATCAGTCTGATGGCAGGCGCCGGTGACAAGGCCTACGCCCAAGCTCCGTTCACTGAAGTCCTGACCGCACAGGAAATCATGACCAAGTACGGCGAAGGTTCGATGTTCGCATCTGGTCTGATCGTTGACGGCATGAAGGCTTTCGCCAACAACCTCTGGGCTGCGTGCGATACCGCTCAAGGTTTCGGCATGACCTTCGAAGACGACAACTCTGAGCACCTGCTGCCTCGTGACTGGGTTCGTCGTGCCAAGAAGTTTGCCAACAACTACTTCGGCGGCAACATCGAGCTGATGACCTTCTGCCTGAAGGATGTCTATAACCTTCACAAGTGGGAGAACATCACCCGCGCACTGAAGCCTATCGACTTCTCCGATCAGCTGAAGAAGCAAACGTACACCGAAGTTGACACCATGGGTGCCATCGCCTGCAACGGCGATACCTGCGAAGTCGTCTTCAAGTGATTTAACTGGGAGACCTTCGGGTCTCCCTTTCACTCCCTATACAGAGAAATACTGCATGAGCGTCCACATGGAGCTTCTGGATCAACTTAAAGCTCAAACCAACACTCACTCCTGCCCTGAGTGCAAAGCACCCGCATACTGCGCCATGGCGGATGGGAAGTCGGCGAGTACTTGCTGGTGCATGACTGTAACCCGCGAGGCTAAACCAGAAGCTGCTGATGCTGGTGACGTTTGCCTTTGTAAGAGGTGTTTGAAATGATTCCACTGAAGATCAAGATGTGGGCTAGGCTTATCTGCGGGGTATCTGATTCCGCTGAGGTGGCTACGGCTAAACTACAATACCACAACGACATGAAGTATCAGGACTTCATTGCGGTAGATGGTCGAGTGGTTTGTAATATCTGTCGTGATAACTGTGGTCAATGTGGTAGCGGTCTCGCCCTCAACGATTTGCAGGCACGTCATGATGCATTGTTCGTCAAGAAGTAAAAAAAAGAAAGCATAGATCCCCGGCCAGAAGCCGGGGATCTATGTCGTCAATGGAAGGTTGTGGTACTTGACACAGTACCATTAACCTCGAACAACTGCACAGCCACCATACCCTCATCGAAGATAAGACCAATATCGAAACGATTACCGGTCGGTATGAGGTGGAGTCTTAGGCTCATCGAGGTAAAGGAGGGAAGCTGACTAACGTAAGCCTCGATGAAAGGCTGTAGGTCAGATTCAAACTCCACGAAGCTCTGCTTCCGATGTCCTACGTAGTAACGTAAGGCCGCAGCAAGCGCACGCTGTACGTGAGCCTGTATTTCTTCACTCGTCGTCAGCATCGCGGGCTTCTTCTTCATCGATGAGCCGTTGTTGATGCTCGTGGTTATCGTCCGCTTCTTCCTGGACGTAGATGTCGCGGATTTCGTCTTCCGACTTGCCATCAAACTCGCCAGTCAGTTGACGCTCTGCGAAGTCCTGTTGTGACTCCGGTTCGAAGTCATCGCCTTGATCGGCGATTGGTGTTTTGCTTTGTTCTTTCATTTCAATCACTCCGCTCTGGCCAGAAGCTTATAGAGGTTAGAGGAAATCTCTTTAGCTTTTGGTTTGGGTTTAAGCCAAGGACGCTTGGCCTCTTCTTTCCAGCTCAACCGCACTGGAACTGGTTCATCTTTCATCGGGAAGTAATAGTACCTTCCGCCTGACGTATCGTGCATGTATGACCCATGATAATACTCAGGCCATGTATGAGTTCTTCGGCCGATGATTCGTGTACCGAACATAATGCTCCTAGTGGCGACCTAGCCCAACTGAATAGATGTTGAGCTTAACCTTATACTTGCCAACTCGATTGAGTCTGACGTTCAAGGTCTCCTTAGTGCCAAGTCCCACAGACCGCTTAAGAATGTAGCCCTCCTCATGTTTAGAAAACATAATCCCGATTATTTCACGAACCAACTGCCAGTCTTCCGGCGTAGTAGGATCGTTGAACAATTCGATAGCTTGCTTGAAGCCGAGTTGCTTATGCTTGGCAGCTCCTACAAGCGCCCATTTGAAGGTCTTCACTACATCGACCAGACCAACCCATACTCGAGCTGGTGTGGCCTCTGTAGCGCCTTCAAGGTCAGGGACTTTGAAAGGTACGAACATCAAACCCCCTTAACGATCACGCAAGGTGTAGGACAGTGGGATCTTGAGAGCAGTCTCCCAGTTGAACTTGCACAGCCAGTTCTTCACGGAGTTCTCATACAGAATACCATTACGGACGTAGCGAGCGTGTTTTCCCAGACGTTCTTTGATGAACGCTTCGAACTTGGCGATATCGTCGCCGTATTCGTCAATGATGGTTGGGTAGAGCTTGTCGATCACCGCAGCGAACCAGACGATGTTCAGGCCGATCAGTTCGATCGAGTAGCGGTCGTCTTCAGGGATAGCGACCCATTCACGAACGCGTTCAAAGAACGCCGGAACGTTGAGCTCATCGCGAGTGTGGAACTCACCCATCATTTCCAGCAGGCGTTGTTGGGATGGTAGTTGTACGGTTGGTTTTACTTCAGTTACTTCAGACATGTGAAACTCCAAGATCTTAAAGGACGGTGTTACCGCCAGGGGTTTTAGTAGAGGCGCGCGCTGCCTTGGTGAAGGCGGCGTTGATATCGTTAACCAGTTCGTTGAGAGCTTTCTGGTTAGTGGCATTACAGCACTTGAGTTGTTTGATACCGGTGTTGGTAACCGACTTCAACAACTCTTCGACTTCTGCATCGATCTCACGGTGGGACATGCTGTTGCTCACTTATTCGATTGTGATGATGATTTGGTTATGGCCGCCACGGGTAGCGAGCCAGTTGTAGAACTTAGTCCTCCTGAGCTCCGCAAAGACGTGCTGAGGACTATCGATGTAGATAGTAGTAGCTTCGGGCAGAGGATCAGGCTTATCGTCGTTAATGGCCTTTATAGCCTGTTTGATATCGTAGGGTGTGACGATACGATCTTCAGGAAGATTAAGGCCGTAACCACGATCTTCGACGGATTTGCTGGCGTGACTAATGAGAAAATTACGCCAGTCACGGTTTGGAACTACGTACAGACTATCCGGTCTTTCGCTGAAGAGTTCAGCCAAGGCTTTAGATTTACCGCATTGTCGTGGGGCAGTGATACCTACAGTACGAAAGTCTCGCAAGTAGAAACCGGTGTCACAGCCAATCATCTTGCGGTATTCTTCAAACCACTCGGCATGAGTGGTGAACGGTTCGATCAAACTCTGCACCATCGCCTTAATATCGTAGGGTGGTCGTGAGGTAGTGAGCATTTGTAAGTCTCTTCAGTTTAGTTATCGACAGCATAAAAGCCCGGCGGAATGCCGGGCGTCTATGTTTAGTAGACAAGACGAGGGATCGAACCTCAGCCGTCGTTAGACCCTTAACTGCACTAGTTAAGGTACTCTTCTAGAGTATGCTCCAGCCATCTTCGCAGAGGCCATCTTGCCATGTATGTTGACTCCATCCCTGATTACCGAACACCCGGCGATAATCAGAAACCCTCATTCCCACGTCGGACCGCAGCTCGAAGACCGCTATCACAACTAACACGAATGAAGCTATAGCCCCTATGTCCCACAGGGAGTCATGTTTGGCCCCGAGTGAGAGAGTTGAACTCTCGACACTTCTGAACGACGAACGTAAGCGGCCTATGGCCAGCTGCCTAAAGCGCTTACGTACCGTATCGAACAGATAGCTGCCCAGCCCCAGCGGCTGACCAAGGGATGTAAATTGGGATTCCCAGATGGAATTGAACCACCGACCTCCCCCATGTTTTCCAAGTCATACCCAGACCGAAGTCGGGTACGTACGGAATCGAACCGTTGTGGGGGCGCTCTTCTACTGAGCTACAGGAATCATTAAAACGTTGAGCTTATCAGCTATGGTCTATCCTTTCAGAGGCGGGATTCGAACCCGCAATGGCGTTAGCCCACCGATAGACAGGCAGCCAGTGTCAATTCACTGACCTGGGGATGCGATCCCCGCGTATACCAATTCCGCCACTCGTTCTGATAAGCTCAAACTTGGGCGATCCTCCTGACGCCGTAACGTCAAGTTAAGACAGCATTTACTCAGGCGCAGCCGCTGCAAGGATCATATTCGACACTCGTTCGCTACATTGATGCGGATTACATCGTAACTTAACAATCAAGAAGGACACGAGCTACATCCGTCAGCAGTATAGCGAGCTGATCCCATTCCCATGGGTGCCGGGCTTTACTACTTATCTCGAAGGACTAGATAGGCCGCTTCGGTGATCTCTCCGAAGCAACTTATCCAATATGGCGCAACCAGGGGGACTCGAACCCCCGACCTCTCGCGTGACAGGCGAGCATTCTAACCAACTGAACTATGGCTGCGTAAAGGGTGGTGCCGCCTGCGGCCGACGTACTGAACGTTGACTAGCGTCGTGTTCCTCGTGTCGGGCGCAGGCTTGCACCATTGATTGGGACTTCCAAAAGGGATTGAACCTCTGGCCTCCGTCATGTATGTTTTCATTGCTCTACCATCTGAGCTACACCGCTTGCCATCTGTCTCGAAAGACACCAGCATTGAGCGATGACGGGACTCGAACCCGCGACACATGAGATAACGGCGCTCTACCAACTGAGCTATAGAAGTCATTGAATCATTCGTGAGTTGTAGACAACTCACTGATAATGCAGATCGAACCATCCTCGTCAGAGGTAAGGTCGGTGTAGTCGACTTGGTTGTAGACGCCACCATGGAACTGCAAGACCCGGTCAAACCAAGTGCTGCTCAACTTCAACGCGTTCTTCAGAGAAGGAACACCTTGACATGACGCGTTGACAGACACTGAACCGCTGGCTGTCACACCGATACTGATCTTGAACGGAACGCCCAAGGGTACGTCAGTGTGAAGCGTATAGTTAACGATTGTAGGATCAGCGAAACTACCGCGGAAACCCATCGTCAACTTACCTTTGTTCCAGAACACTTTCAAAGGAGGCGTTGTAGCATCCTTGACATGAATCTGTGCAACCACCACCTTCTGAGCAGAGTTGACTTTAGTAACAGTCATCGTCTGCCGGCTCCAGTGTTTAGCTGCGCTAGACAACGCCCAGTACTCTGGTTCCTTCCATTCAGTTCGAGTACGGTGAGTACTCTTACTAGACGCACCTTTAGTAGGTGCGGTGAATTGAACAGATCCGTCCTCGAGCATAGAAACAACCTCAGGACATTGAATCAATGCCAGAGATCCAAGCAGCTCTAAGGCGACTGGATTAGTTTCAGATACTGGAAGCGGTGTAGCGATCAGATAGGTACTGATATCTACGGACATGGATGTATAAACCTCGATCTATGCATCCATGCTGGGGAATTGGGGTGAACTCCAGGAATCGAACCTAGGACACACAGCTAAGCCTGCCGCTGCTCTACCAACTGAGCTAAGTTCACCATTACAACTAGAAAGTGGCTCCACGACCTGGACTCGAACCAGGGACCCAACGGTTAACAGCCGTTTGCTCTACCAAACTGAGCTATCGCGGAATAGAGTTCGAACAGGCCGCGAAATGCCCAGAGGGCGGCGGCACTACGAAGAGGCGGCTACGCGCGGCGCTGTTCGAACATCTTATTTACTACTTCCGTAACTTTTTACGGATGTTACGATAACAGGTGGTGAGCCTTAGCAACTTCACGGATCGCTCGAACGTATTTCTGCTCATGTCTGTAAGCATTCCGATGTTTGCATTCTTCAATGAACATCCCGACAGCAATGGCATTAGGCAACCCGGCGAAGATAGCGGCTTGTTCATCATCCATCAAACTACTAAAGCCTTTCAGCTCGTAGGTCAGACGGCGTAAGCGATGGTAACCAATCTCCTGCCATGTATCCATCAGATCCTTGACTCTGACCGCCGGATCTTCAGAAGTCTCGATGGTGACTACCAACCCCGCCTCTGTATCGCGCACAATGACGTGGTCACCAACTTGTGGCAACGAACATGTACCACCGAGGGTAAACGTCTCACCACCTTCCAGATCCATGAAGACCTGTTGGTTATCGTGAGATACAGCCACGACTTCAATCTTGTAGCTACCCGGCCTGAAACGGAATTCCATAAAAACTACCTCAACAAAAAAGAAGAAAGGTAAATGACAGAGGAGCCGAAGCTCCCCTGCCTCACACTCAAGCGTTGTGTGCTTCCAGCATTGTGTCAGTGTTGCTGCGGGCTTTCAGTGTTGCGAACAAACTGTAGCACCGGATCTGGTACGAAGCTGCAATCGCGATACGGATCGACTTAGGAGCGTCCACCAACGCGCCTAGAGACGGAGACCATGTCATCGTTGCAGGATCGTTTTCAAAGCGCTGGGCAAGCACCCAGAAGCCTTTACCAGGGATACCGTGATCCTGACCAGACTTACGCACAACCAGCGAAGTCATTACAGGCCAGTGATTAGCAGCGCACCACTCGAAGATATCGGTCAAGATAAGGCCTAACCGCATCGCCATCACGTTTCCGTGACATGGCAGATCGCAAGCCTGGGCGAGTTCTTCGTAAGTCGTAGTGCGTTGCTCTTGCGCTACAGTGATCAGGTAATTCAGGACACGTGTGTTGTCGTTGATACCTGTGGTTGTTTTTGCGGTAGTGTTTATAGTCATGTGACTTCCTTACACGCCGTGTGGCGCTTTATTAAACCCAACGGAATTGTTGGGAATTCATTTACCAGCGTCGATGATGTACTTCTGATAAGCGTCTCTCGGACTCATCAGGTTTGGATCATCGTCACCCTCATCCACATAGATGCGACTAACGCTGTCAGTCCAGACATTGTAGTCTGGATAAGCTTCGGTGATCGCCGTAGCGACTTCGTCAAGGGTGTGTACGCTTGGATTGAATGCAGGACCGCGAGGGCCGCGAGTCATAACAACGATGACACCTTCATCATGGACAGCTTTCAGCGACATAGTCGAATCATACTGCCGATCGCCGATCACGAGACTGCACTTAGGAGGATTCTCTTCTTCTGAGAACAACTCATTGATGAGCTCAGTCAGGAGAGTGGTGTCTTTGCATTCATTGAGCTTGGTCGTGATCTCAAGGACACTCATGCCGCGTCGGAGCATCCGGCTAGCCAGATGCATACGGAACATAGACACAGCTATCTCCCAAGGCATGGCAATCTCGTCATCGCTGTCAGCGTACATTTCAACGATCGGGCTACGCATTGGACGACTCCGCAACGCGCTTCTTGATTTCCGCCAAGGTGGTGGCGAACTTCATGATGCCTTCCATCGCCGCACAGATATCGGCGGATGGTTCCCAACCTTCTGGCAGCGAGTCCAGATGGTAGAAAACCTGGAACTTGGCACGAGAGATGGTCGAGCTATCTTTAGCGTCTTTATCACGCTTGATGATAACCTGATCCTTCTTCACACGCTCCACGTAGACCTTACTGCTGATGCGGTTCTTGGTGGTCTCGTAGATAGCGCGTTCGATGACGGGCTTGTACTGATGCGCCGGGGTTGGGTTCTCAGCCATCGCCTTCTTCAGGGTAGCCAGCGCTTCGTGGTTTTGTTGTGCAATGCTCATGCAGCTTCTCCTACTGATTCAGCGAAAGGTTGGTGTAGACGTTTGAGTACATCGAGGCCGGGCTTAATCGTTGCCATCAACCGCTGCATAACGCGCAGCGAATCGAAGTTACCCGGAGTTTCCCGTTTGGTGATCTTGCGGTAAGTGCTGTCGTACCAGAATGTTACCCCTTCAAGCTTGAAGCCGAATGCTACTGCTTCGACAATCATAGCTTCAAGGTCCCGGACGTGCTGAATATAGTCAGCGAATCCGGTGAATTCGTATTCCGGAGACTTGACCAACCAGACTCCAGTGTCATCGTTAGTCTTCCAGCAGACCACGATGGTGCCGTACTTCCCTTGGAACAGGATGTAACGGCCTTCTTCCCACTCGCCAGCCAAGCGACGTCCAATGAACTGCTTGCCGTCGGCATGGGTAGTTGCTTTGGCGATGACCATCGCATCGTCAATGGCGACCTTGTAATTACAGAAAGCTACTGGAACAAGATCAACTTGTTCACGACAGACTCGTTCCCAAGCCTCGTTGTAAAGGGATTTACTTAGCATGTGTTAACTCCTATCTGCAATATTAAACGCCGTGGCGTGCTATTTCGATTACAACCTTAACCATCACTAATGCGACGGCCAAGCCTAGTACGGTAACTGCAACCTTTGCAAAGCTTTGTAGCTTATCCATTATTGCTGAGGACTCCTAATGTTGTTGTGGATTCAAGTGTGTAATGTGTTACTGAATTTATTTATAGCGCATGACATAAGAGGCGGGAATCCCCGCCTCTGTATGCCGTCAGTTACTTCACGAGCAGCCGATACTCATTCAACATATCCCAGAACACCTTCGTAACGCCCTCGGTGAAGAGATGCTGATCCTTAGGACCATTCTCAGTCACGCGGTTGCAGTACGCCAACAGGTTCGCTTCATCAGCGCGGGAGTAAAGCTCATACCCCAATACCGCTCTGGCGGTTGGTTGAATATTCGCTGGCAGATAACTGATAGCGTGGGTCAGGTCAAAGCAGACCGACTTGCAGAAGAAGGCGTAGCGGGAACGCACCACAGCTTCGACGTGCTTACGGAAGTTGTCCCGATGGTAGAACGCCTGATTGATGTACTCGCTTTCAACCACGACCCAGTTGACGCCCAGTGCAGCGGCAGCCATCAGTTGGTTGTGGAAACCTTCGTACATCTGAGCAAACCGAGGATCGTCTTCAAACGGACTACCCATCCAGAGTTGGCTGGACACGTCGGCGTAGCTGGCGATCTCAGCGGCGCGAGCCTTACTGTTGGCCAGATCATCGAGCAGATCTTCGAGCGGCATGAATTCAACGGTGAACTCAGGCTTGGCCGGATCAACAGGACGGGTTTCGATATCCGTCTTACCGACCAACTTCAGGAAGAACTGTTTAACGCGCTCCCACAAAGTGCGCTTCTTCAGCTCCTGAGAAGTCATGACCTCAAACGGGAAGCTGTGAGGCATCATCTTCACGTTAGCAACCGTAACGATGACGTTGATACGGTTAGGACTGGTTTCCATGGCCAGCATGTGGAGCGGATACCAGCCTTTACCGGTAAAGGCAAAGCAGGTGTCAATCAGGTAGCTAGGGATGTTAAGCATTGGATGTCCTTATTTCTCGATACGTTCAAAGGTGTGGTAGGTGTGTGATGGGACGCGGAGTTCAGGGAACTCAGCATCTGGTTCGAATACGTGCTTGAACTCGACCTGCGTCCAGACGTCTTCAGGGAAGCGCATGTTCTTAACGCGGGTGTCGTACTTCGGCGCGGACTTGTGAACCAACGTCAGGTAAACGTAGTCTGCAAGCCCCATGCCTTCTTCGTAGATCGAAGCGCCACCAGCGAGGAAGATGATCGGGGTCTTAAACGAACGTGCGTTCTCGATAGCCTCAGGAAGGCTGCTGGCGCTGTAGACCTTGTTCTCTGGATCATGGACTTCAGATGCGAATGCCGGATCACGAGTGAGGACGATAACGATCCGATCCTTCAGAGGACCTGGAAGCGATTCGTAGCTACTGCGCCCCATGATCAGGACGTTACCAGTGGTTAGATCCTTGAAGCGCGGGAGATCGCCTTTCAGCTTCCACGGGATGGTGTTCTTGTAACCGATCTCACCATTGATCGTGGAGGCCAGAATCATGGCGATGCGTGCTTTCTTAGACATACGTTGGCTTCTTATTTAGGCAAAAGAAAAGGTAAGTCAAAGGGGAGCCGAAGCTCCCCGATCACTCAAGCGGATTGTTGCAGTTGCAGCTTTGCTTGTTCCTTACGATGACGGTAACGGAAGCGGTTCAGTAGGACGAGGTAATTACCTTTCCACTTAGCCGCATCTTCCGATAGCAGTCGATCGGTCTTCAGATCTTGTTGGTACTTCATACCGGAGCGGAAGTTCCAATGGTGGCGCAGAAGACGCTCGTAGTAAAGTTCTTCCAGATGGTTAAGTTGCATACCCATCAGGAGATCAGCTGAACTACCCGGAACAGGACGCTCCATTTGAGGATGACCAATTCCCATGTGCTTCTCCAGGGCTTTGATATCCTCCAAGTCTTGGGCGAACTTCTCAGGTGACCGACCCACGTATATTGTCAGCCTGCGCTTGAGAGCCAAGAGGGCTTCAGGAGCATGGCAGTAAACCCCATCGATACACACAGGCTTAAACGTAACGCCAGCGTGAAGCGAGATGTACGCATTAACATCAATGCATTTCCCGAACATCCCTTCGTGAGTTGGATATCCACGACGACGATTGACTTCGTAGAAGTACGGAGTCACGTCAAGATCGATATCACTGGTCTCCTTACGAAGACCCATCATTACCAAAGCCCCACCAAAACCCACAACGGCATCTTGGGCTTGCAGATTCTCACGCACCAAGTAATCGTTATATAGTTTCTTCAGTTCGTTCTTTTTCACGTAAAAGGCCTCCCCGGCCGATTGCTATTATTTAAAGTTCTTAATGCGGTTCATCATTTCGTCTGGAGTAACGCGACCAGCTTCCAGTTCGGTAAGCAGGTCACTGTAGAACGCGTTGTAGCGATCCAACTCCTCTTGGTCTTTACGGTAACCAGCCATCACTTCTTCGTGACGAGCTTGATCAGCTTTGCGCCACTCACCGGTACGGCGAATACTTTCCTCAGCATCTTTACGTGCCCGCTCAGTTCTGGCTTGAGCTGCTTTGATCTTTTCATCAGAGTCCTTGAGAGAGCGGTCAGTCTTGTCCTTCTGTTCCTGATACGATTGGTACGATTTATAACAACCTACGGCAGCGATGCCAAGGCCGATTACACCGAGGCCAATTTTGAATGCGGATTCAATACTCATTACAGACCTCCACGGTCGTTGATGATACAGTTTATGTAAGCTGACTATGTATGACTGTAATAAAGTTAACTACACTAACAAAAAAAAGGCAGGGGAATCACCCCCTGCCGCTATGCCGTCAAATCAAATCTTTCGGCATCGTCACCCAGTGCAACACAGCTACAGCGAGTAACAGTACGACCATGTTCCAACGAGCTTTCCACCCCCAGCGCAACCAACCCTTGAACCCCACGTAGGTACGCCAGTTACCCAGCTTACCCCGATGGGAGTACCAGTGGACAGTCCAGTAGATCAGCGCGCAGAGAACGCCCGTGATTGCAGCTACTACCCAGTACATGATCATTCAGAAGCTTCCTTAGCCAGTTCTGCTGCCTCACGTTCCTTCTTGATCGGCTCGTAGTAACGACCGAGTAGTCGGTAGAGGTGTTTGGACATGTTGACGGTGGTGCCGATAGATCCTGGAGCATCCCAGTCCATATCGTAATCGAAGTATCGGTAGATGAACTTCGCCACCGCAGCAGAACGGATACGACCTTCACCACAATGAACCACGATGTCTTCACCATTACAGCTATCGATGAAGTCGACGATCGCTTTGGCGGTTGCTTCAGTCGGGCCTTTATCACCCATGTCCTGATAGTCGTTCGGGTAGAAACTCAGCGTCAGAAGACGCTTGTGCTCAACAGAGAACCGAGTGAAATCGTTCGGGCTGTTCAGCGAGATCATGTTTACCGGAACCGACATTCCAGATGCAACTTGTTGCGGAAGGAAGCTTACCTTACTCATTCTACTGTCCCCTGTGCAGTTATTGCTTTTAGTCCCCGCTCTGGGCAGGGTTCGATTGTAACGCCGTATTGTTTCAACCCATCCAGCGCCTCGGCGTAGTTGCGCAGCTGGAAGTTCTCAGAGGCCAACGTCTTGAACTCAGACGTATACAAACTGACCTCACGTTGCCTTACGCCATTGCTAGCGATCTTGGCGTGTAGTCCTTCGGATGTAGCGTGGAAGCCATGCATCTTGAAATAATGTCTTGCGCGGAACAGTTGCAGCGAGAGGCTAACCATGACACTTAGCCCCAATGCTTGTACGACGGGTATTCGCTATCGCCGGTATGACTTCTCCGGACATCGGCGATATACTCTTTAAGCTCAGACATTGCTGTAACGAGATCAGGTGCGAAGTGAGCGAACTTGATCGGCTTAATGACGTTACCGGAATGGAAGCGGCGAGTGTCTTTGAATACCAGATCGAGGTAGACGGAGATCATTACGATCTTCTCGACAGCAATGCACTTATTCGACTGTTCGATAACGTCCGGCGTCAGAAGCGTGAATGAGCTGTTAGCCGCCCACATCACGAGACTACCTTCTACGCCTTTCTTGCAGACGACGATACCTGTCTCTACATTAGAGCGCTTGAACTCACCGAACCATGTAAGGGCAGCCGTTGGTGCTGAGAGGTTATCGATGTTGGCTCTTTCGAACTGACGACGAATCACCCGTTCTTTAGCCGGCGCATAAGCTTCCCATTCAGACCTGTCAACGACTTGAGTGCTGAGCAGAAGCTTTGTACCGAGTTCAAGTTGCGCGAGCGCTGTAGCGACTTTAGCGGCTTCCTTACTGGTATCAAACGTCCCGTTCATTGTGGTGACTTCAAAGTCAGCAGGAACAACAGGTGCGTGAGTATCGGCGAAGTCTTTCAACGGCCAGTTGATGACGCTTCGTTTAGGCCCCATCGCTTCAGCATCGTGGACACGCTTAATGATGGAGTCGAGGTTGAGTGTTTGAGTGGCGCTGATAACGATGAAGTAATGGCCAGTCTTCTTGTACTTGACGATGTGGACAAGTTGAGGCCGGTGGCGAACTCGAGTATCCATTAATTAAACTCCCCTTAATAAAAGTTACTGCAAACAAAAATTAAAATGTAGATGTAGCCCCACGCCCTAACTGCTGGCGTGGGGTATACCGGTTAAGCGGTTGGTGCGGTTGTGACGTAGGCGAACTTGGTATTGAACTCGGTGACAACCACGTCGGTAATCATCTTGTCAAACCACGCTGTTACCAACAATGCACGTACTGCATCGTTGAGGTACTCGAGCAGCAGGGTCTGGTTCAACGTGCTGAGTGCGATTGGATAGCTTTCCAAAGTCACAGCGGCAGTGAAACTGCGTTCACCGATGGTTACGATCACCAGTTGATGGCCTCGTTCGATTGCCTGATTGACTGCGGCGCGGGAAGTGTTGACTTCCATCAGGTTGTCGAGAACGAACATGTAGTCGGTCTCACCATTGCGGGTCAATACCGACATGGTGTTACGATTGTAGTGTTCGCCGATAGGTCGAGCGAGATATTGCTGTGGCGGTGGGCCAAGACGACGCATGCGACGATGCATAGGTTCCATCGAAGTCAGCATCGGATTGAACTCTTCCACAGTACCGATGGTTGCAACAGCGGCTGGGATGTAATCGCTGTAACCACCATCACGCAGAGCTTCGCTGATTGCCACGTCGTACGCATTGCGCAGGGCTGTGGTGTATTCGCCTTCTTGCGGGTGACCTGGCAGTTTTGTCGTGTGAATGTAGAACACTTTCGACCCGAGGGTCTTGTTCGATTCCAGAGTGACCCACCCGCGCGGCAGATGTTCTGGATCGGTAATCGTCACCAGTTTGTCTTCGGCGTAAACGCGGACAAAGCCGAGGTCATTCGGCAGAGTGCCGACACCGAAGTTGACGACCTTGTCATCACCCTTGACGCTGTCGAGGATTTCCAGCATGGCTTCCGGCAGGACATCAGTCAGACCTTTCGGTAGAGCGCCGAGTTCGGTCTTCAGACCCACTTCAACTTCGCCGATGTTGCGGGTTGGTTTCTGGACAGGCTCTTTGACGGCAGGTTTAGCTGCTGCTGCCTTCGCGCCGGGTTTAGGACCAGGTTTAGCGCCAGCAGGCTTAACGGCGGGTTTAACAGCTGGCTTTACAGTAGCTTTAGCTGCGGCTGGTTTCTTAACTTCAGATTTAGAAGTGGTAGGGGTAGTGCGTGGCATGCGATGTTTTCCTAATAGTCGATGTTGTCGTAAAGTTGTAGGGATTGTTCAGCTCGGCGAATCATTAAAGCACGAAAGCCCATGGGCCAATCATTCATTGCGGACATCAATAAGCCAGCAGCTGATTGCAGGTAGAAGTGACTACGAATACCAATCTGGTGTGGGGGAAGATCCAACCAAGACACAATGATTCGTTCATCAGTTACCTGTTCAGCATACTTGTACTCGTGCAGCGTGTGACGCGTGTAGTTAAGCGCATCTTCAGAAAGCCAGATGCTCAGACCACCTTGTTTCAGTTCACGTATAACGTCGATGGCGCCTAACTTACCCCCGGTCAACGTGCCCAACCTCGTCAGGTTTTTCCTGACTATGTCGTAAGGCATAAATCCTCCCGTATGGCAGTAAAGAACGCCCACCGACGTTTCCGTCGATGAGCGCTGTGTTTAGAAGATTGCGATCATTTGAAGATAGACCCTACCTGCTGACCAGTGTCGGCAGGAGTTGGACAACCAATACCGTAGTCGTGCATCTGCCAGATAACAGCTCCGACGATAGCAAGCACGACTACGAACCCAGCCAACCAGAAGGTCGCTCGCCGAGTAAGGATCGGTTCTTTATTGAAGTTACGTTCGATTTCTTTCTCGCTGAACACCTGGAATCCAGTCGCGTACGAGAATGTCAGATAATCACCGGTGTGTAGGAACAGGCGACGATCAGGCAGATTGAAACCGCTCTTGATATTACCCGAGTACTGAGGGCACAGGTTCGTAAGCATAGCTTCGATCTTGTCTGCGTTCTTCCCGTCGTACTTGGTCATGATGAACAGCGACATCTTGCCCAGAGTTCGGTGCGTGTAGAAACGCTCCGGAATCAATGTACTCATGATGGATTTCCCCATGAACAGCGTTAAGTGCTTGGTCTCTTTTGTAATGTGTGCCTATGTTTCTTTTACTTAGAACTTAATGACCGTAGTGGTCTTTGGGTCCATGCCTCTTAGGGCATCGCTGAGCTCATCGAGGTATTGATCAACGCGGTCAACGCTAAGTGCTACCGGTTGGAGCTCTTCCTTCTCTTGCTCCTCACGATGCTTCTTTACCGGATCTACCCAATTAGGATTGACCATGATGGTGAACTTCACGTTTGGATCGGCGTGGAGAGCCTCATCGTTAATGCACTGCATGTCGAAGATCGACTTGTACGGCAGTTCGACACGACCGTCAGTATCAGCGAGCTTGTCGACCTCACGGTACATGTTGTAACTCAACGCCCGCATGTCCAGCATGTTTGCGAAGCCTTCCGACATCTCTTCGACAGAGCCATCCTTCAACAGCAATGGTACAGTAGCACTCTCCCATGTAGCTGGGAAACGACTCTGCTTGAAGCGGAGTACGTCGTTCAGCGAGCTGGAGTCATAAGCCACGGTGAAGAACTGCTTAGCGATGGAGTAGACGAACCAATGGTTCTCCATCTCTTCATCGTCTTCGAAGATAGAGTCGTCACGAGTCTCCATCGACCGGATCAGCTCAGCCTTATCCTTGAAGAACTCAAGAAGAGTAATGCTGACAGGTTCTTCGATAGTGTTGAAGAAATCCAGGAGGTCAGCCGAGCGTTCAACGACCTGAGGGTGAGTCTTCTTCACCGCATCAATCAACGGCGTGAGTACGAGATGTTCTTCGATCGGCCGGTTGATGTGCTTGATGTACTCTTCCAGATCGCCGAAGATAATTACGTGTTTCTTTATGATCGGCATTTACAGCCTCCTACGGGTTAATAGCCAGATAACGATACTGCTCAATAGCCCGGAGCATTTCACGGGTTTGTGGATGCTGGATCTTACGCTGCTCCAGAATACTCACGACCTTAGGGCGGAAGATCTGGAGGTCTATGGCACGACTGCCGTCGTTAGTGATGCAGTGAGGAACCTGCCCAAGACCGAGAGTAATTAATTCTCGGAACCCATCGTTCGTGAAATTGATGAAACAGGCTTCTTCCAGACCGTTGCCGTCATAGATCGCTAGGTCAAGACTCATACTTCACTCCGCTTTTGTAAAGAATAACCACATCGAGGTCACGGGTAGCACCTTCCCGTACTTCTACGGAATCACCAATCTCCAACCCTTGCAGTGTAATGATCGCAGGAGTGAAGTTAGACAGGACGCCGGTGATCTCATCGACAGTCTTCATGCATCCATCTGGAAGCACCTCAAGACAACGCCAACGCATGACTACTTTAATAGCCTTCTGTGCGTCAGTGAGGTCTTCTGGTTTAGTCCAGACTTCTGTAGCGGCGGTCATAGCCAACCCGCCCTGATCATTTCATGTACCCAGATTGCAGCGTGACCAATACCCATCACTACTGCGATACCGACTGGAACAGCCAGAACGATCTGTAGCTTATTCATGCGAACTCTCCTGACACAAAGCCGGGGATTGACCCCGGCTGTATGCTGTTAAAACAGTTTACGTAGGATGCGCTTAAACCACCGCTTGAAGTCAAGCCATGGATTAGCATTGAGTAACTGCCGACGTAGCCTCTCAGCCTTACCAGCAGCCTTACCGCGGTCGAATGCTTCCCACCCATCGTTACGGGAACGTCTAGTCCAGTTGAACTTCTCTTTACCGAGTCCGACCTTATAACCGTACTGGTAAAGTTGGCGGTTGCGTTGAGCTGTCTTACTCATGCCGACGTAGGATTGCGGATAGCGTCACGAGGCTTCATCTCCCAATCATAATCGATCAGGTCGTTGTGAGCATTACCTTGCAGGTTGTATCGTTCTTTGGAGACCGAGATCTTCACGAAAGTACGGAAGCCAGACTTGTCCTGAACCGGCGGGCGGTGGATGTTGTACTTATCCAGACGCACCAGCTTGTTCTCGCCGTAAGTGCGGATACTCTCAGGCTTAACTTGCTGCTCCAGTTCGATCAGAGACAGGTGGTGATCTTCGCTCAGCTCGAAGTCCTGAATGGAGAACTCGGTTGGGAAGTGGTCAGTCCAGATGTAGTTGAGGTCATCTGTGCCGAAGCCATCCGAATGCCAGCCTGGGCGGTTACCCATGTTGTCAGGAGTAACGAACAGGTGTTTCACTGAGACGTAGACATACGACGTCTCTTCTTCCCATGGAATCTGACGTACCAGTGGGCGAATCCAGTTCAGGTTCTTTGGGATGAACACGCGATCCATACCCGGCATGAAAATCGGGAGATATTGCACGAAACACATCTCGACCTTAGCCTTAACCAAGTCGATAGGGAATTCGCCGATTACTTGTGGTTCTTGTCCGTAACGCATGGGTTATCCTTATCGCTTGGTTATTGTGGCGTGGTTCCAGCAGAGCTTATAAACGTTGTTCAGTTCAGCAGGGCCGATAACGCCGACGCTGTCCTTCTCAACACAGTCAGCCATTCGTTTGGCAGCGTCATTAAGTTGGACAGTAGGTTTGTGGATAGAGGCTTGAATGGCACTTCCAGCAGCAGCGCCGATTACAACAAAGAGAAATGCTCGCAACATCATGAAGCTCCGATAAGAAATTGGTTCTATAGGGTAAGCAAAAAAGGTTGATAGTTACGCCGGGGAATTCCCCGGCGCACTCGATGTGATTACTCGGCTGGCTTCGCCGGGTATTCGGTTTGTTCAATTGGCGCGTCAGTGAAGATCTGAGCCTTCTTGGACATCAGTGGATCTGGATCGTTTGGATCGAGCTGCACGCTGAGGTGACCGCCGACATTGCCACGGTTGTTGGACAGACTCGCCATCAGTTCAGCCGCATGTTTGCGGTGGCCGATGATTGGGACGTGGACGTATTCAGGGGTCATGCGCTGATCGAACGCAGTGCCGTGAGCTTCACAGCCACGGCGATGCTCAGCTTCGATCAACGGTTTCAGGGTGCCGTACATGGTTTCCGTGAAGTCAGCTTCTTGCAACTGAACCCACTCGCCGTCAAGGCGTTTGTCGATAGTGAAGGCAGCCTGAACTGGGAAGACGTTCAGGACATCTGTACGATCTTCGCACAGTTCTTCGATGGTGGTGATGGTGGCTACGTGAGCCACCGGGATTTCATCCGAGTTTGGGATCAGGGTCATCCGGAACTCGTCCGACAGGTCGATGATGTCTTTTGGTTTTGGTGATTGAAATGTTTCTTTGGTCATGAATCTTACTCCGGGTAGTAAATGGGTGAGTGCTTCGATGAATGTTGCGTTGGGGTTTGTTTCACGGAACCTAGCAGCACGTTCAGTTATTTCAGCATCTGCTTCATGGTAGGCGCTGTAGTCAGCTTTATGTTTCTCTAGGTTCTCGTAGTCTAGCTTATACTCAACCTTACCTGGTTGGGCGAAGTTAGTGATAGAGTCGAGTGTGTACGATGGAGCGCCTTGATCGCGTTTCTCTCTCCAGAGTTTATAGAAAGCCATTCCGTCAAGGGTAAACGGTTGTTGGTTCATTCGAGTTCATTCCTATTCCGCATCGCTTGACATACGCGAACACACTTCTTCTTCCCGACTAACTGGCACGCTAGACAGGCTTTCAGTTGTGAGTCGCGTATGGATTCGAGAGCTTCATCGGTGAACCCTAAGAGTTTGGCTTTAAACCTTATCTCAGGGTCATCGATTGGATGCGGCGCCTTACCGCTCAACGAACGGTCCGTTTAACGACACCGCTTGCGAAGAGATCATCCAGAGGAACAGGAGGTCCTAGTTCCTTAGGTGGTTCGATCGGGATAGTTACCTTGGGAGGAGCTACCCAGAGCGGGATCTTGTCAGTTGGAACGAGATCTACATCAGACGAGAGAGTGGCGCATACCCACCACTCATCCTTGTTGTACTCGCGCAACAAATGCCCATGAGTGCCGTGTGGACTCAAGGCGTACTTACAGGTGACCTCACCCCGTACCGTACGTTCCCTGATGAAAGCAATGTCCAGTACGTCATCGAGAGTTTCAACATCTCCCTCAATGGGCGCTCTAGCGATATCTATAAACGCTGGCCAATACTCACGATAATGGATCATGGCCGTTACACCGCAACAGGCATTGGGATGTTTGGCTGAGGTTTGTAGCCCTCGATCTTGAAGTCCTCGAAAGTGAAGTCATCAATCTCGGCAATCTTGCGTTTGATAATGAACCGAGGATCACTATCTTCGCTGGACTCACGAGCCAACTGCTTGGTGATACCTTCCAGCTGATTCACGTACAGGTGGCAATCACCACCTACAATGATCAGACGGTCAGTGTCATGGCCGGTGACGTGTGCAACCATGTGCGTCAAGGCCGCATACTGCGCTACGTTGAACGGCATACCCAAAGCGTAGTCGTTGCTGCGCATTACCATCAGCGTCGAGATAAGGCGTGGATTAACGCCAACTACAGCGTGTTCGCAGAAACGCTTCACATAACCGTAGAACTCTTCATCTTCTTCGTACTTCTTCTCGAAGGACTGAACAGTCTCGATTACGTGAGTGCCGTAGTCTTCGCTGATTGCTTGGCGTAGACTTTGCAGCATGCCAGCTTTCTCGAGGTCATCGAGGATCTGGCCAGCTTTCTTCGGATAGCTGATGAACTGGAAGTACAGATGGCATGGAGGTAAAGCAGCTTGCCATGTACGACCTGGGTTCCATGCGTTAACGATCATACGGCGATCGTCAGGGTTCTTGCGCAGCATGTCGATGCAGTTCTGCAACTGGTCGATCTCGCGGTGCATGACGTGATACATCTTGACAGGTCCTGGCATCCCACGACCCCACGCACTATCAGAGGTCAGGTTACCGGCGATCTCGTAACCTTGCGCGACGTACTCGTCGATCTGATCGCTGCTGACGATCTGAGTATCCTGCCAACGGCGCCATTGCACGCCGTAGCTGCCTTGACCGATATCAGCTTCCAGAAGTGGGTACTTCGGAATATCGAAGTTGTCCATGATCTTGTTGATAGCGGTGACTTTAGTCGAACTGATCTCGACGTCAACAAACTTACCTTTGTGGAAGACGACGACCTTGTACGGCTTATCACCTAGGGCGACTACATCACCGAAGTTGAAGACGATCTTGTTGATCTCGTGCCAGCAGAGGGTCATGTTCTTCGCAACACGCTTCAGTCGAGTCTGGATACCGACAGGCTTACCACCACCGTTCTCGTTGTACTCAGGAATACCGAGATTACCGAGGAAGGTCCACAGTGCATCGAGATACGCTTTAGGGCGGTTGAAGTATTCGACCAGATTGCCATCGGCATCCTGCACAACAACCGCGTAACTGCCGATGCTGCCGTTGAACTTCTTGTACTCGAGGATGTGTTGGATGATGATGTCGCGATGACCGGCATCAACAGCCACCTGAATACGCTCATCGAGCGAATACACAACACGCTTCGGTTCGTCGTAGACGGCAGTGCCCGGAATGAACCAGTTGTCCCAGATTGAGACGTTGTTGTCTTTCAGAAGCTTCAGGTTGCTGGAACCCGAGATGAACATCAGGTTCTCCCAGCCCCACGACTTGTTGAAGACTTCTTTGGTCGACGGCAGCGGGATCTTCTTGTCGCTGATGTCGTAGTCCATTACAAGGCCAGGCAGCATGAGAGTGCCCACGCCAGTACGGTCGCCTTTAAGGTAACCGGATTCCATCAGTGTTTGATAGAGGTTGTGTTGGATACGATCTACTTCATTCAAAGACATGTACAGCTCCTATTTGCAACGATTGCTAATGTAGTAAAGGTATTCGCCACGGCCATTGGAATCACCGCGCGCTGAGATGTGGCCACCAACCTTCCAGTCTTCCGTAAGGTAAGTAAGACCGACTTGTACGCCGTAGGTCTTCTGGATATAGTTGGCGATGAGTTTGCCGAGGAACGGCCCGTTCAGTAACGAACGTGTTTCGGAACAGGTGTAGAAATGGGACGTCAGCATGAAGTAGACCCGCGCCATCTTCGTAGAGACAGAATCTTTACTCAGTTGGACAACGACCCATCCGCAAACAGTAGCGCCATCAAGCGAATCGTTCGGAGAATCGAGAGTCAATGTTAACCCAGGGAGGATACTGACTTCATTAAGACCACCCGACGATTCAATAACAAAACTTGCGTGGTGAATCACTCCACCGTCTTTGGTTTCCATGACGTCATGGACATTGATGATTGACATAACCCCACCCTCAATAAAAAGAAAGGACACAAAGCCCCACCGAAGTGGGGCGTCATGTTTACAGCTGTTAGATCTTCACCACGACTGGATCAGCGGTGAGTTGAACGTAAGGAACCAGTTTGCTGGTGATGACCTGCTTAACGACAGCCTTGAACGCAGTGTCGTCACGCTGAGCGAATTGCTCTTCAGACCAATCCACGTAAACGTTACCTACCAGGTCGACCGCCATTCCCGCCGTCTTGACAGAAACATGAACCTTGTGGGTAGGAATCAACTCACCTTCACCGACCTGGTCTTCGGGTTCCTTGAAACAGATGCTGACGCCAGGGATCGGGTACATCCAACTCGTTGTGAAGAAATCGCGGACTTTAAGACTCATGGTTCGATTCTCTTAATAGGGGAATACAAACCATGAGATCACTCGGTAACGAATTACTTCATGATGACTGGACGTAGCTTCTTCAACGATTCGGTGAAGTTACCCAGCAGGTCGTTAGTGACCTTAGCTGTCATCTCACCCATCTCGTTAATATAAATAGACTTGATGGTTCCGTAGATCTTCTTACCACCAGCGATCTTATAAACAAATTGACCAGTACCCGGCATCCAACCTTCAGGCGGCAATGCTTCCAACTCACCCTCTTCCACAGGTACGATGCCTTCGTCCATCAACGACTTCTGGAGTCGTGCAATGATTTCCGAGTTCATGCTGCGGTGGTGACCCCTTGCAACCTCAGCGATAGTTTCGCGCATGCCGTCTGGAAGACGAACTACGAACTTATCAGCCGAACGCGAAGAGTAGGTTGCTTGTTTCAATGGTTTCATACTGTAACTCCGATCTAGATTAATGGTTAAGTGACAATTCGGTAATGTATGCTTGTAAATAAGTTGACGGCATAGAGCCCGGCCGAAGCCGGGCTTATGTTACTTGACGGACTTAACGACCAAGCCTTTCAAGCCGAGGTACATCTTGTTGACAACCATGTTCAGAACGTCATCGTACGAGAACTCGTACCAGTCACCAGCGCATGGGAACAGGCCAAGCATCTGACCCCAAGTACGATCGTCATCAGGGAAGTGATGCATCCAGAACTTCGCTTCATCCGTATCGTCGAGGTTCCAGCCGTAGTCGTCTTCTTCGTAGTCGTGGCTACGGACAAGGATACTCAGGATGGAAACGATCTTACGGATAGCGCCTTCGCTGAGAGCGCCCATGGTTTCAGGACCTTTGCCTGGGCTACCGAGGGACAGCTTAGCGCCATGACCAGAGTAACGGACATCGACAGCCAGGTTACGGAAGTCAGGCAGCTCAATACGGCCGAGCTTGATCTTCTCCATGTCAACGCGAGGCTTGGCGTACTCCAGTGCTTCTTTAGGAGACATCTTCTCGCATTGCTTATAGATCTTCTCAAGCGCATTGCCATACGCTACACGCGCAGGGATGAACTTCTTGTAGAAGGCTTCGATCTGCTTGGCATGGGTCTCGACATCAGACAGCCAGTTGTTCGACCAATGCTTCAGATAGAAGTGGGTGTTGGCGCCACGCACGTCGATCGGACCTTCACGCAGTTCCATACCGGCCAATGCATTAGGATCGTTAGACAGCTTCTCGATCATAGCGTCGCTGACGTTGTCTGGAATGTCGTCGATAGTCTTACTGGACTTGAACAGATCCAAGATAGACGATACAACGCCTTCCATCGAAGCATCGCTAGCCTTCTCGTGAGCTTCGCCCTTCTCACGTTTACGACGTTGGCTGGTACGCTTCTTCTTCGGTTTCTTCTTCGAATCTTCGGCGTGGTCAGGGAGATTCTTGTAGAAGTCTTTATTCTTCTTCTCCATCTCCTTGTCGGCCTTGTGCCATTCCCGAGCAGCATCCTGATCGATGTGGCGTTTCTCTGCAAACTCTTTGTTATACGAAGCGATCTTCATGAGATCATATTGCTTCTTACTATTACTAGGCATCCCACACCTCGACCAAAAAAAAAGATTAACAATGAGGGTGGCTAGGCCACCCTCACATATCGTTACATTTACTTGACGAACATCATTTTCAGAGCGTCACGGTCTGGGTATGGGATGTCGCAACGGGTGTTCAAGATGTAGGCGCCGATGTAGGAACCGATGATGATACTCATGCAGAAAGCTACGAAGACTGGAGTGTCGATGTAGTAGATCCAGACGGCTGCGATTACGATGTTTAACAGAAGCATCATGCGGCGAGCGAAGGTGGTCTTGAAGCCCCAGTCACCGAGAGTGAAGAAAGCCATGGCAACTTCTTCCCAGCGTTCTTCTGGTTTCAGTTTACCGATGATGTAGCCGGCCACCATGGTGATGATCATGAACATGATTACAGCTGGGATAGTGAAGATGATATCGAGCATTTGTTTGTCCTCCACGGACGTTAATTACAAAGGGTATTACGATAGGGGTTTGGGTTCAACGAGTTACAAAGCGCGCAGCAAGGTACAGCGATAAAGCTACAACGAGTGCGATGGCTTGCTCAATAGCTAAGAAGCTAAGAGTGCCGATCAAGTGGAAAGACCACGATCCGTAAAGCAGCACTGCGAGTATCGGCAGAGTCACTTTAACGTATCGGGCTATCTTCCCATTCCAACCGATAGTGACGCAGCAGCAGCCGTAGATGCGGGTGACTGTTACTGCGCCGTTATCCTTCAAATGCTTCCAGACTACGCGGGTACGTACTGTAGCGAAGTAGATGAAGAGTAGGCAGATGATGATGTCTGCTACGGTTTGGAAATTCATGGGGCGTCCTCCACGGACAGTGGGTATCAAAAGTCAGCGCATGACTACGTTAGTAATGTATGCATGAATATTTTTAGATTGCAATAATTACTGCGCTGCGAATGCTGCGTGCTGTGCCTTGTATTGCCCAGCTTCGTCGAAGATACCGGTCGAGTATGCAGTCGATACGCCAATGCTCAGGATCATGCCAACGAGTACCAGTTTAACTTGTTTCATGTTACAGACCTCCTCGGTCGTTAGGGGTGAGTTAAATGTAGCCGCGTTTGCTAAGTTGTTTCAGGATGATCTGCGATACCACTACGACAGTGACACCTACAGCTACAGCGCGGGCAAAGTTTGCCATGGTGTTTCTCCTTTAAGGTATAGATTCGTGTTGACTATATGTGACTGTAAATTCTTTGATTACGATTACAGCACAAAGCCCGGCCTGAGCCGGGCCTTATGTCTGCTGTCAGATCAGCTCATCAATAGCCTTAGGTTGCGAACGCGGTAACTCCACCGGGTGGATAGATAGCGCTTTGTGTTGGTAAAGATCGCCACCATCGTGCCGCCTGTGCGTTTCTCCGCCACTGAAGACGTACATGTATCCTCCAACGGTCGTTACTCCTTTTGTCTTGAGGTTGTTCTCAACCCGTTCAAACACCTGAGCACAGTAGTAGGCGCTGCTGATGTTGGAACGGAATGTCTTGGCACGGTAGTTAACTTCAGCGCAAGAAGGGGTTAGGGAGTAATCGAAACGATTAACCGTCCAACCTTCTTCAATCAGCCATGCTTCGATACGTTCAATCTGAGCGCTCTCAAAGGCCATGGTCTTTACTTGCGTGTTGCTACTATTGTCAGTTGACATAGGGGTTTGCTCCTAGGGATGTAGGCGGTGAATGATCCGTCTGGATTCATGACTGCTTCGAACTCTGGAGCAGTGCGCGCATGTAGACGGCTGAGGAATTCATCAACTCTCGCTATATACACTTCTTTAGGAACGGCTTTATCTGTATTGAGATCAGCCCAAACTTCCTTACCGAGTGAGATCAGATCTTGCTGTATCTTCGCATCTAGTTCTTTGAACATTCGTCAGCTCCAATCGAATACGTGAATGGTTTCGTCAGACTCCCCAAACACTTCCTCGAGGATAGGACGAACATCAACTTCGTAGTCCAGCGTTCCAGTCCTTTCACCACACCCGATCTGAGGGATGTAGCAATCAGACTCGAAGTTCCCTTCCATGTAGGCAAGGAGTCTCTTAGCCGTGATTGTGATCAGGCCTTTATCGGAAGGATTACCCCAGTAGTACTTAGTGGGCAGCATGGCGAGACGATACTCACCTACGTCATACACACAGAGCTCTCCTGATGCGATCCTGCCGCGTCTACAATCTTTGCAGTACTTCTTGTACGCTTCTGGCCAACGTATCTTCATTAAGCGTGCCAGACCCTTTCCACCAACGCCGACGGTGTTAACGGGTATGCCTATTAGCGATCCTTTCGGAGCGCGCTTGAGCATGTCTCCTTTGACATCCAGTAGCATAGCGTCATCCTACATTCTGAGCCTTACAACCAGACTGATTAACGCACTTGACGATCAGTCGCCGTTCTAGATAGATGTGGAGTTCTTCTCCACACGATTGGCAGACGTGTGGTAACTCTACTGGACTAGCATCTATAGGGCGATTCTCATGAAGAACCTCAATGCTAGTCTTACCGGCTTTCTCAGTCATGCAGACGATGTCAGCCATCCACAACTTCATTTCTTGAAGGACATGGATATTCGGTAACACCCAGTCGACCTTTGTTCTTCCAGAATGAATCTTCAGAACAGGGATTACATTGCCGTGTGGAGTCGTCTCAAACTCAACATCGTGGACCGATCCAATATGCATTTAATCGTTCCTTTAGGGAGATCTTATGTAAGTAATAATCCGCCGAGCGAGGTCTTCTCGATCTTTGCATAATACTCTAGTCGAGTGTGTAAAATGACCGCGAGCATTTTGAAACAACTTGCTACTAATAACATCGAACGAGTAGAGGCTACTTATAGCTTCGAAAGCGTGGATCTCCAATCGGAGTTCCGTGAGATCGATGCGCTTCAAAACCAGATTGTTCGCGCTCGTACAGCACTCGCTTCGGTGACGAACATTCGCGATGCTTTCCTCAAAGATAAGCCATCCATGGACGTAGAGCGTGCTGCGCTTTATCGTGTCTGCATGGAGTCGGTGTTGATGGCGTCGGATCTCGATCTTCCAGTCACGATGATTGCACCGTCCTTTGAATCCAGTAACGAGGAGAACTACTCCACGGAAGCTGAGGAGAAGAGTGAGGGGTTCATCGGCAAGATCTGGGCATGGATCAAGCGTACCTTCACTACTCTGATGGGGATGTTGAAAGCCTTCTTCCAAAAGCTCGGTCTGTTCAAGAAGAACGACCAGGCAAAGAACGAAGCTCTGAAGAAGAAGGTTGATGACGCCGTTAACGGTAAGTCGGAACCTGAACCTACAGAGGAAAAGGAACCGGAGAAGCCTGTTGAGAAGCCGGCTGAGAAACCAGTCTCTCCTGCATCGAAGAAAGAACCTGAGAAGAAACCAGAGCCGGTAAAGGAAACTCCGAAGCCTGCTGCGCCTTCCAGTTCTACTAAGGTCACTGTCAAAGATCCGAAGTTCATCATCGGACAAGACGGCCGGGCTAAGAAGCCTACTGAGACCCTCAAGAATCTCAAAGGTTTCGGCAAGGAATCCGCTTCCCGCGTTCTGGAGATCGTTCGGAAGGTAAGTCAGATCGTAAATGGCGTACAACCTACCAAGGAAAGCGAACTCCCTCGTGTGTTCACTGCTCTGGTTAATGCGGTCGGCCTTTCGCAGAACAAGGAAGTCGAGTTCAACATCTGCCAGAACATCGACATCGTCCTGACTGGCGAGAAGAAAGGCAACACCATGAACTTGACCAGCGCTATGGTCGTTCACAAAGAAGCCGAGGGTGGTGAATATCCAGCTCTCAGCGCTCAGGATATGGAAGACTACACCGATGCAGTTCCGGCGTGGACCGACCATGTTGGTGACTTCATCAAACCTCTTCAGGATGCTGCTGAAGAAATCGACGGTCTGGCTACCAAGCTTTACGACATGAGTGCCCAGCTTAACTCGCTGTACACCAAGAAGAAAGCGGCCAACGAAGATACCACCTCGATCAAAGAAGCGTGCGACGCCTACAAATTGGCCGTTGACATCGTCTACGATCTTGGGTTGCTTCCTCCTAAGTTGATCAAAACTATCTGGGCTGTTAAGTCAGCACTCGATGGCTACGTCAGCGCCAGTGCATCGGCGTACTCCAAAGCCGCTTAATCATCGTTCCACGTTCAACATTACCAAGGACATAGCCATGCGATCTATCTTGCAGCAACTTGCCAACTATGGCGTTGAATCGTCCGAGCTTCCAGCTGCGCCGGACCTCGCCAACCTTCCTTTCGAGGAACCACCAGCACCACCGGTCGAAGGCGATGACCTCGAACAGCTGTCGCAAGACATCATGGCCGAAGTCGGCGAGATCAATGCGATCGCTGAAGACATCAGTGGGCAAAACGCCTCCATCGATAAAGCTGAAGCTGCGGCAGGCTCCATCGAGTCGATCGTTGATCAGACCATCGAAACTTACGGCGACAGCGGCATCACCGAAGAAGGTGCTGCACTGATGACCCTGTCGGTGGAAGCTGTCCTGAAGGTCTCCGGTCTGGGTATCCCAGTCGGCGTCGTGGTTCCTTCTTTCGAATCCTGCGCTAGCCGTGCGGACTACTCGACTGAAGCTGAAGAAAAGAAGAAGGGCGTTATCGGCCGTATCCTCGCCTGGGTAGCTGAAGCGTTCAAGAGCTTGATGGACATGGTTGCCAAGTTCTGGCATCGCCTGTTCAACAACAGCAAGTCGATCGGCAAGTACGGCGAAGGCGTACTGGCGAAGATCAACAAGAACAAAGGCGAAACCGAAGAAGGCACCATCAACCTCGGTGCAAGCATTGGCGCGTACTGCTCCAACGGCTCTGGTCAGGTTAAGCCACCTGCTTCGATCGTTCAGACCAACATGGGTCTGTTCAAGAACTTCACCTCGGCCTGGCATGGCGCGTTCGAAGATCTGATCGACATCAAGCCGCCAAGCAACATGAACGATGTTGGCCCGATCATGGAGTTCCTGAACCTTGCGGCAGCTGAGCTGACCCGTTCGATGAAGAACGACATGTCCAAGCTGAAGGACATCAAGATCTCCGAAACCAGCAGCATCAAGCTGACTCCGGGCGAAGATAGCAAGTGGCCTCTCAACGGCGCCAAGGTTGAGTTGCATCGCGCTGTCATCAAGGAAAAGGCTGCTCACACCGGTAAGGTGCTGAAGCACGCTGAAATGCTGAGCGGTTGCACGCTGGCTCTGAAAGCCCTCGACATCATGAAGGTCATCGAGAAAGATGTATCGGCATGGACCAAGAGCGCTGATGCGGTCGTCAAGACCTGCAACACTCTGTTGAGCCGTCTGAAGATGGCTGAATCCATGGCCGGTGCGAAGATCGATCCTGAGCTGCGCCAGTGGGTCAACGGTATCCTCGGCGGTTGCCGCTGCATGTCTCAGGGCTGGACCAAAGCCGTCCCTGACTTCCTGATGATGCTCAAAGCCAACATGCGCTATTGCGACCTGTCGGCCAGCAAGATCAAAGGTGGCGCTGGTGGTAGCGATACCAAGAATGATGAACCTGAAGTGGTTCGTCCTGAGCGCTATCGTGCGAATGCTGCTGGCAACAACCAGGGCAATACCTACGACCACGCCAAGTAACCGGTGACCGACAATGACTGCTAGCATTCTTCAAAGACTCGCACAGTCGGCGTCGACCCCACGTCCGATCATTCACCTGAGCCTCGAGGATTCCATTATCGCGGCTTCGGGTGATGCGGACGGCAATATCGAGAAGCTGTCTCATATTGCGGCTGTAGTGGAGGGTCATTCCGATGAGATCTCCACTGCTGCTGGTGTGGCTGATAACCTGACTGAATTGGTGGACAAGAGTATCGCTGCATGCGGCGCGGATGGACTCGATGAAGGCGACGCAGATCTTCTACGTCTGTCGGTTGAAGCCATTCTCGTTAACGCAGATATCTACATCCCCGTGACAATGATCGTACCTTCGTTCGAAGCAGGTAACCGCAACTACAGCACTGAAGTGGCTGAGAAGAAGGAAGGTATCCTCCGTCGTATTCTGACGTGGCTGCACACGGCGATGAAAGCTGTGGCTGATGCGTTTGTGTCCTTCTGGGAGAACCTGACTGACAGCGGCAAGTCTGTCGAGAACTATCTCGAGAAGGTTAAGGAGAAGGTCTCCTCAATCAAGGCTGACGCTAAGGCTACGGTCGAGGATGTTAACGTGGGTAAGGCTGCTGCCTATCTTACGGACAAACACTCTCGTATCGAACCGCCTAGCCGTCACGTTGTTCAGACGGTTGCTGTCTTCGAAGACTTCGCGGTTGAATGGCGTAATGGCTGGAAGAGTTTGGTTGAGTTCCCGCTGCCAACCAATATCGCTGGAGTAAAGGCTGATCAGATCGGTAAGAGTATTACCGAGTTTGCGAAGAAGTCTGTCTCCGTTAAGGCGATCAAGCTCGACGTTACGCCGAACCACTATCTGGAGCTTACTCCGGGTGCTGGCGATAACCCGATCATGGGGACTAAGATCAAGATCCATCAAGCTGCCATGGTCAACAACACGAAAGCTGATCTGCTTTCTGTAGCTGAACTGAAGACAGGTGTCTCCGTTTGCAATGATGGGCTCAATGTCCTCCATCAGCTCAAGCGTGAGATGAGTGCTTTCACAGCCATTACCGATAAGGTCGGCAAACTCTCGAAGAGCGTTACAGAGCACAACGAGAAGACTGATGTGGCAGTACTCCGGACTGCACTCGGCACCCTGAACAAAGCATGTAGCTTGGCAGCACAGGGCTGGATTAACTCCACCCCGTACTTCCTCAAAACCATCAAGGCAAGCATTCGTTACATTGACGAATGTGCCAACGCTTACAACTGAGGTCTTTTCCATGATTGTACACGATGATCCACTACAGCAAGCCGCTGACGCCATGATGTTGGAAGAGAACCCAACTGACGTGGTCATCAACGAGATGGCTGATTGCGTATCCGACGCTGTTGCTAGCGACGTTGAAATCGCTGAAGGTAGCCGCAACGTTGAAAGCATCGCTGAAGTAACCGTATCCCTGGAGTCGTTCGTTTCGAGCTTCATGGAACGCGTACCGGCTGATAACTGGAACTCGAAGACTGCACGTCAATACCAACTGGGTGTGGGTAACATCCTGCGTGCCGCTGACCTGCCAGTTCCTGATGCGGTGTTCTCTGCGTCGTTCGAATCCATCGGCGTACATCAGACCAGCTTCGAGAACCGTCAGGAAACTGAAGGCAAATCGAAAGGCCTGATCGCTCGCATGTGGGAAGCTTTCAAAGCCGCTTGCGCTAAGCTGGCCGAGATGCTGACCGGTCTGATGAACAACTACGGCAAGACCGAAAGCGCTGTCTACAAGATGCGCGACAACTTGATCTCTCGTCAGAACCAGGCCGCTGGCACTCTGAAGAAAGACAAGTTCGACGGCGCGCCTAAGTGGGCTGCTTACTTGCAGACCAGTTCGAAGACCCTGACACCAGCTCAGTCTTTGGACACCGCCTGCAACTTCAGTAAGACCCTGACTGAAGACTGGATCAAGATGTACTCCAAGCTCTCCAAGACTGTCACTGACAAGTTGAAGGGTGGTCAGGAAGTCGCTGAAGCCGATCTGCCGCAAGGCACTCCGAACGGCACCAACGAGTTCTACGAGTACCCAGGTCTGAATGACGTGGCCGTATCCGCTGGTGACAACGATATCAACGTGCTGAACGCCGCTATCAAAGTTACCCGCTCGTCCACCAAGATCAATGAAGGCACCTTCGTCTGCGGTTTCGGCGAGATCCGTGACATCTGCCGTGGTCTCGGTAACGTTGGTAAGCTGATGGGCGACATCAAGCGTGATCTGCGTATCGCTATCAGCGACCTGAAGTCCATGAGCGGCGGCATCGACAAGAACCGGGTTAAGCAAGGTCCGGCAATCGTATCGAAGATCATGGGGCGTATCGGTACTGGTCCTCGCACCATCCTCCCGGTTCTGGGTGGCATTGCTCAGTCGGCGTATCTGCACGCCAACGCAAGTCTTCGTCAGTACAGCGACAAAGACCCAGAGTAAGCAAAAAAAAGAGTGAGCATAAAGCCCGGCGCAATGCCGGGCTTTATGTCGTGTCAGGCAACTTTCAAGCCCATCTGTGTTTGGTCACAGAAGGTTTGCATGTCGACGCTGGTGCTATCTTCGAAGCGGTATTGAGGATGGGTGAAGCGAAGGTAAAGGCGACCCGATGTGAAACCACGTTGAAGGAATTGTGATGCGATGAGTTCGACGACTTCGGATTGGACATACGTCAAAGTGTCAGTCCACTTCAAGGTGATGTCATATTCGTAATCGTTAATGCGGGCAGTGCCGATCCACTTCTCTGTCTGAGGGAAGCACATCTCTTCCAACACGATGTCCAGAGCTTCTTCACTCTGAGCCAACGGAAGGAGGAAGCTTTTCTTCATAGCGCCTGGCGCTCTGTCGATTAGCGAGTAAGCGATCTGTTGGATCTTGGCGTTATCAGCCCCTGAGAGAGCCGCGATGGAAAGCGTAGTGATGATGTCATCCTTGGCTTTACTGATCTCGTCCGGTGTTCTCCGCTTGGCCATAGCGTTCTCCTGTAATGAAGTTGATGAGTGGGACTTTCAATCTTTGTCCTCGAACGTATAAGTGAAGGAATTGGTCTGTTTGAATGAAGGTGATGTTGTTCAGTTGAAACGAGTAAAGCAAGTCATCCAGTAAGTGATTGGTGAGCCACGCTTGTATTGCCAACGACACCAGCATCGGGCCGTCTAAATCGTTTAGTAACTCCGATTTGAAAATGTCTGTGATTAGAGCTTGACTTGACGACATGTAACACCTCGATAGCTTTGGACAGATCCGACTGGCGGATACTAACCATGAGCTCGAATGGAACGTCGCTGTACTTGTCTCTGAGGAAACGTGTGATCTCCCGCTGAATCATGCCTTTGAAGTCTTCAGGGTAGTCAGCCCCTTCAGGTCCGATGATGTCCAGCGTTGTGTATTCGTAGTTCCCCGTTTTGATTTCGATGAAGACCTGTCCAAGCGTCGGGCCGTTATTGACCTTGAGTAGATGGAGGAGTCCTTCAGGACCCATGAAGTCGAAGTGATGTTTCTCAACTTCAGTCATCAACACCTTGGCCATGCTAGACCAGTCGTTGAGCTGATGATGGTAGCTATCCTTCAAGGCTCCACAAGCTCGCCCACGCTCTCCTAAATCCAAAGTGTACGATTCAACAGGCATGATCGTTTTGCGTTCCACAAGCTGCCGTGTGAGCTTGGAGAATACATCTTCGGACTTCACAGCGCCGTCGATACGAACTTCTGCCATTGCGTCGTTATAATCAAAGCTTTCGAGGACGAGGAAGAGTCCGTACTCTTGTTTGCCGTTGTCGGTTCTGACAATTAAGTTGAGTATTGTATTCCTCTCAACTACAGGTCTGTCTGGGGACAGAGTAGTGTTCATGGTTAAGTTCCTTGAAATTAGAATGCATTCAAAATGGTTCCTTCTTACCGATGCAGAAAAAGGCCGGGGAATTACTCCCCCGGTGATTAGATTCTACGTCGGTAATGTGTGACTCAGCGATTGTTAGATCTCACCCATCTCTGGAACAGCACTGATCGTACCGCCACCTTGTAGGTAAGCGATATAGTCAGGATCATTCCGATCGATGAAGACCGTTACTACAGATGCAGCGTACCACCGACCAGCGTTCATGCCTTGACCTTCCAACTCGTAAGAGCTGTAGCATGAAACCACAGTACCTTCGATCGTCCGGATAATGCCATCATGATCGTAATTGATCTCGGTAGCCATACCCGGAGTGATGAGCTCTGGATTACTTCGCTTCCAAGGGATCACCATCATCGCACCTGAACGTTTCGCCAGCTTGCTGGCCTCCAAGTACACGTTATCGGTTACTTTCGATCCAGCGGCTTTAGCGAGGTTCTGACCGTTACCCACAACCGTTGTCGAGAACTCTTGGTTGTTGGTTGTACGACTGGCTGTCATCTTGTTACCGGCAACTACAGGACCACCGTCTACCAACTGGTTAGCGTTGGTGTAACGAACGGCGTTACCCCCGATGTTCAGCTGACCCAATGAATCGTCGAGGATCTTAGAAACACCAGCCGAGTAAATGCTGATCATCCGCCCACCGTCACGCCACGTTTTATCGAGAACAGCAGAGTGACGACTAGGAGCCATCACAACCTGCAACACTCGCTTAGCGGAGTCTTGACGGGTGGTATCGTACATCGGCCAAGTGAACAGACATTGTCCTTGGATATAGAACCCAAGACCTGTCGAGTAAATCCCACCAGACTTGTTCTGGATGTAATCAGGGATCTCCAAGACAGGCGTGTTATCCGGAACGATGACGTGGTCACGAGGAGTCTGGTTGTTGGCCTCGGTCATATCGAACTTGTCGATGACTTCATCCTTACCCAACTTCAACGCTTGACACGCTTTCGTCATCAGCGTACGCATGAGCTCGTAAGGAGGGCATGCTTTACCGATCGTTCCGAGGCTTTGCTTCCTCAACTGACTAACGGCTGCCATCTCCAACACAAACGTCGTGTTCTTGATAGAGCTGCGGTTAGCTGTCTCGGTATCCTGCAACGATGGGTTATACGCTGTATCGGATGGACGTGGGATCTCATCACCCAGATACGCGACGTACGTTCTGGACATCACCGCTTGATCGGTCTTCTGCGTACCGGTTGTATCAGCATTGGAGATGTTGATGGTGATCTTGATGTCGTCTTGATACGGACCAATGTCGTTCATCAATGTACCGGCGCCAAGCGCCAGCACGATAGATAGGTCATCCGTGTAAGCGCCACGGTAGTTGCGCCCAACGTCGAACCTCAACACTTGGTGAGGGGCAATGTCTTTACCGCCACAGTGGATGGTCACTGCGAACAAGAAGTAAGGACTACCACCTTCCTTAACGATGAGGGCGAGCTCTTGGGCAATCGGCGAGGAATCTAATTCAACGGCCACCTATCGACTCCAGATACCGATCGATGCAGTCCATCTTCTGCATCACTCTTGGAATGTCAGGCTTCTTCTCAAGGTCCTCAGTAACCGTTTGACGACTGAACGACGCACGGACTGGGAGCTGAGTACGGTTGATGCCTTGAGCCTGCTTGCCGTCGATGTCAAGATCGCTACGCATGGCGTTGGTGCGAATGCCGACAGCGAACTCTGTCAATGCACGGAAGTCCTCAGGATCTGGAGCCTCGTACATCTTGATAGTTCGCATAGCCAGTAGGTGAGCCTCAACGTGACGAGCAATCGTCTTGTAGATAAGCGCAGCTGTCTTTGGGCAGGGAATCCGAATGTGGGCTCCGTCCAGAAACTGCTTAACCATATCCCAGATACAACTCGCCGTAGGAACCATCTCCTTCGTCAGGTTATCCATCTCACGTTCGGTATACCGGCCAACGATAGGTTGGTTCAGGATTCCGTTCATGGCCTTGAAGTGACTGTAGTCGATCTCGTACAGATGAAGCGCCTGCTTGTTGAAGATCAGGAACGACGTATCGTCGGTATCATGCACGGTATCCGCTGAGAACCTGAAGTTCGCAGACTTGGAAATCGGTTGTGATCTCATTAGAGTACACCTGAGGCCATCTTGATGAGAGCCAGAATGATCGGCGTGTAATAGAACCGCTCGAGGTTATCGAACTTGATGGATGCATCAGCCACGTCGGCCAACACTTCCAGATCGATTGCCTGACCACGCAGGGTCTGTCCAACCAGAACTTCCAACTTGCTCTGCCCAGGAACATCGTCGTAGAACTGCTGGCTCAGAACGTAGAAGTCGTCAACCAAGATAGGCTTGACCAATTCAGTTACTGGCGGACCAGCTGGGGCAGGATCAGTCAGATCCAAGTTAGGAAGAATCGAGCGCATGTTTGGCTGACGTACACCACCGTCCTGCAATTGACCCCACGCGCCCGGTGGGCAGATCGGATTGTTGTTGCTATTAGCGACATCAACCGCGATAAGCATCTGTTTAACGCCGCTGAAGACGATAGAGCGCATGAGAGCGTGTTGGCGCATGCGTTCAACGTGTGCGACCTGAAGATGGCGTGAGGCGCTGTACAGGAGGTTGTAGTCACGCTTAGCAATTACATCAAATAACGTAATCTGGTTAGAATATACGTCATGTGCTACGCCGAGTTCTGTGAGCGTGTTCATCAGGTGATGATGCTCAGTCCCGAGGATCGACTTCAGGAACTTGACGACGTTCGGATCGTAAGTGCTGGTGAGCTGACCCGGCACCAAGAAGGTGTTGAAGCGATCGGCGAAGAAGTCACGGAAGTACAGAGGAACCATCCGACGGAACGCATCAACCAGACGGCGGTTGATATCTACCTCTTCACGACGCAGCAGACACTTCACGCCATTGCGATAGTTCTCACGATGGAAGTAGAAGGTCTCAACTACGCGGTACTTATTGAGACGCTCGATCAGCTCCTTGGTTGCAGGGAACGTGATCTTGAAATCGATCTCGGTTGGGGATTCAGGATAGATGCCCTGACGACGCGGGTTGTTGACTTGGAAGAATGCTTCCTGTCCGTTACCGATGTCGGCAATGAACATCTCGCCGTTCTGTGGCGTGATACAGCTGTAGACAGTACCGGAGCCAGTCGATACCCATTCCCCTGCGCCATCGTTGTTCTGTTGGTGAGACAGAGGCGTGGTGATGATCAGCTCAAAGCCGCGGACGAGGTGGTATTGGCCAAAGACTGGCGGTAGGTCATCTTGGTAAGATGCCGCTGCGTTATCCTTACCTGCAACCTGCGAGTAATAGTCGCAAGCCATCTTCATGCCAGAGCCAAAAGTGGCCAGCGAGAAGAAGTCCTGTTTACGGGTTTCTACGACTTGACCGTGATAAGTAGAATCAGCGATCTTAAGATTCGGTTTCACTACCGGAACTTCGTCCGGGATTTCAATAAACGACATGATGGTCCTCCAACAAAATAAAAGAGAGTGGGATTACCCCACTCTCCATAACCGATTACTTCTTATGGACGATGTACAGGAACTGCACGTAACGCGCACCACTCATGCTGCGTTTAGTCCAGACGCCACCGTTGGTCCAATCGTCAGGATAAGGAACCCCCGGATCACGATCACCACCATTGCCGATGTTACCGCCGGTGTGACCGTTACTGCCAGAACCGTTAGATCCATCACCGTTGTGATTACCACCAGGACCACCCACGTAACCCGGAACACCAGTGCCGGTATTGACGTGTCCGCCACCAGAAGCCCCACCGTTATCCTGATTGCCACCACCGTCGTTGTTGTAACCGAGGCCGTGATCTTGCAGGTACTTGTAGAACCAGACGATGTAATCGATCGGGAGATACTGGTCATCAAGGAAGATGGCCTTGGCGTACTCCACGTTCAATCGTGGGAGGATTGACTGGAAGACTTGCAGTGTGGCCATGCTGTTGAGCTGCATCTGCCTTACAGCGTCTTTGGTGAACTTCGGATAGTACGTCGGGAAAGACATCCGCAAGTGGTACTGCTTACGCAGATCCAGAACGTCGGTCGCTCTGATGTTCAGATCCTTATCGATCTCGATCCACGACTCACCCATTGGCGTGTCGTCTTGATAGATCGTGAACAGAACCGTTGCCTGTCCCCGCTTACCCAGACCTGCGTAGTTTGCACGCATGTACGTATCCATCTCTTTAGTGAAACGGATATCGGGTAGTTGAGTAAGGTTGCCGATCTTCTGAGGATCTTTCGGATCAAGCGAGAGCATCCAACTTGCAGCGGGAATACTCTTCGGAGGCTGCTGAGCCTTTCCCGGAATCCATTCATCGTACGTCGGGTAACGCAGACCATCCGCCGGTTGTGGGAACGAATCGACGTAATGATCCATGTAGTCCAGCGCACGGATACCGATAGCACTTTCCTTGGGGAGATCTTCAAGACTGAACCGAGGCTTAGAATCGAAGTAGTTCCGAGAGATGTGCGACTGGTGAACTACCAGTGGATAGACAAGGTACAGATGAGTGCAGCGGTGATACATGACGCGATACGAGAACTCAATGTTCCACGTACTGGTGTCACCGTTCTTCTGCTCCTTCGGAATGTCAGTGAAATCCCACCACCCCGTAATCTGAACCTGAGTCTCAGGAACAGACACCATGGACTTCTTCATGTCCTTGTCTTGAGTAGCGAGTAATTGGAACGGTCGTCTTTGACACGACTTGAACCACTCAGCTACTGTCTCGCCATATCCGGCAATCTTCTCCCTCAACGAATGCAAGTGCGCAAGCAACGCTAACACACCTTCTTGAATTGGGATCTCGTATTCGATCTGATGAGAGGTCGAAGTACGGTTCTCTGCACGTCGAGCTGCAAACCCATCCTGCCACTTCTTGGCTTGCTGACGGCTAGCGCAAGTGTACTGGAAAGTAAGAGTCAGGTCAGACTGCATGTAGACAGGACGGATACTGATACCCAACCTCCTGTCTTCAAACATTGCAGGCATTTCATTTTGCTTAATGACCTGCTGCATGACCGATTCATTACGAAGGGTTTCTTCGACGACCACCTTGATCTTCTGGTTACCACCAAAAGACATCGGGGCTTCACCGTCTAGAGTAGTACCAGCCTGATTAATCTGGTCGAACTCACCCGGCATGTACAGAGGAGTATTAGGATCGATGTTGCAAAGCTTCATCACGTCACGAGCGATCGACATCGCAACAGGGCGTGTGATGTTCTCGTAGTTAGAAGCCAGCTCCACTGTGATTTTAGGCATGGTCTAGCACCTTGAATAAGCGGCATACGAAGGGAGGGGCTGACCCCTCCCCACGCAGGTCAGTGAGATCAGTCTTGGAAGACCGACTCTTCGACCAAAGTCAACAACGAGTCGATACGGTCGATCATGTCACGCTGGTAATCAACCAGACGGTCGCAGACGCGGCCGAGTTCGGAAACCAGTTGGTTCTCGACGCGCAGCAGTTCCATCGAGTTGATGGCAACAGGTGCTTCAGCGCCGCCGGCTTTGAGCTGAGCGATCTCAGCTTCTTCAGCCATGCCGTTGAACTTCTTGATCACGTCTTGCAGGGACTTGAACGAAGCCTTGGACTGACTGGTGATCTTCTCGAGAGCAATCAGTTGCTCAGCGATCAAACCTTCCAGAGAACCCAGCATCGCGCTGATCTGTTCGTTGCTCAGAGAGTTCGGAGCATCGAGGTGACGGATCAGGTCGATGGCGTTAGGCATGCCCGATTGCAGGGTTACGGTCAGCACCTTGTTGACAGGGCGATCGTTGAACCCGTAGATCTGGTTACCCATCAGGTTCTTCGGCTGACGGCCGAGGATCTTCTCGAGATCTTCCAGCAGGTCGGAACTCTTCAGGTCAACGAAGATGTCGTTCTTCTGACCAGACGCAACAGCTGCGAAGATACGATCCTTGATCAGATCACCCAGACGCTTGTGGTACTCGTTGATTACACGAGTAACGCTGATGTTGGTAACCGAGAACTCGGTGAGAGCTTCGATAGGACTGGAGGCATAACCATCACCCAGCACCAGATGGCGCTGCACGCCGGAGCTCAGCTTGATTGGCTTACCGCCGTTGCCTTTACGATCACCCATCACGGTACGAACGCGCATGCAGCGCTTAGTCAGACCTTGGGAGCTGTCGTTCAGACGGGAGATACCCAGACCGATACGAGCAAAGAAGTTCGCACTGGCTTCCATGAAGGACTTGGCAGCGCCGGAGAACCAGCTGCTGAAGCTTTCCATGGATGCTTCGGTGATAGCGCCGGTGTGTGGATCAGTCTCGAGACGAGGCATTTCCATGTCCAGCACTTGAGCAGCCGAAGCGATGGTTACGTTCGCAATCTCAGCGAAGGTTTCCGATGCAGCAGCGGGCATGGTTTCAGCAGCGCTTACTGCCGATACAACAGCGTCAGTTACAGCAGCGGCAGCGTCGATGTCTTTACGGTCATCACCGATTTCATCAACCTGATCCAGAGCATCAGCGAGCTCTGCACGTTCTTCTTGAGTCTGGATAACCAGCTCAGGAGTGATGCCTGTTTCTTGGTAAGCGCTTTCATCGACGATGGCGGATTCGAAAGAACCGTCGCCAAGCATCGACTGTTTGAATTCGTCGGAGAACCGTGTCATTGTTATCACCCGTTGCACAAGTAGGATGGTGTTGATAGCGGAAGCTATATCATAAACGCGGCATAGAACGGGGGTGTTTCCACCCCCGCTATACTAGAAGCGATTAGATCACTTCTTCGACAAGTGCTCGTTAACACGGATGAGGTGTTGGAGACGCTTTTCAGAGAAGTTGGTTTTCAGGTAGACTACTTGCATATGGAAGTAGTCCTCGTCCCAATCCGACTTACTCTCTTTCATCTCCCTGGCGAAGGAACCTTCATCGTAAGGTACGAACAACCCTTTGACGTTGGCCTTCACCCACTTAACCATCTCAACGAAATCCTTCGAGGACAACTTCGCATTGTTCAGCTCCAAACGTAGAGCTGTACGAATGTGGTCCAAGTCACCTTCTTTAACGAACTTTTCAACGTTCGAGGTGACGGACGCCGGAGCGTCCTCGGCGGATTTTACTTGTCCTCGTTTTTCAGCAGCTTTGGGTCAGCTGGCTTATCAGCCGCGCCGTCTTCAGCTTTGTCTTTCTTGCCGTGAGCCGAAGCCGAGGCCATACCAGCTTTGTACGCAACCTTGGCAGTGGTAGCCATGTAGCGAACGTAGGTAGGTACGAAGCCCTTGGTAACGGACATCAGCTTGGTAGCGGTCTTCAGCAGCTCGCGAGCAGCGCCCTGAGCTTCGTCGTCCTTGGCAGCGTTGATCGCGGTGGTAGCGGCCGACAGCAGCTCGTCGTTCGACTTGATGATGGCGTCAGCGTCGGACTTGGCTTTGACCATCAGGTCAGCAGTGGCAACAACAGCAGTACCCAGCTTGACGATGTCACCACCGGACAGAGCGTTGAAGTCCTTAGCAGCTTCGCCGCCTTTGGTCTTCTCGATCTTGAAGGTAGTGCCGGTCAGAGCTGCAACGCCTTCACCCGAACCAACGGTGAAGTGAGCAACGAAGCCGCCTGGCAGGGAAGCGCTTGCGGAAGCCAGCGACTTGACGTCGATACCTTCAGCAGCCGACTTGACGCCGCCTGGAGTTGGGTTGCGCAGAGCTTTCACCAGTGGGTTAACCACGATGCGCAGCTTGGTGATGTTGTCAACAACAGCGGTCTTGTAGCCGCTATTAACGTCACCCATTGCCTTGATCGGATCAACCGAACCGCCAACGGTCAGAGCGCTATACGAGCCACCTTTCAGGGAGACAGTTTTGCTGTCTTTGATCGATGCGCCAACACGCTTCAGCTTCTCACCGCCGGCCTTGATGGCGGCAGCGGATTTGCCCATGGTGGCGAAGAAGTCGATGATGGCTTGCTTCACAGCGCCAGCAGCGGCTTTCAACATGTTCCACAGCTTGGTCAGCAGGGCTTTACCCTTGCCCAGCAGGCCAGGACCTTTGTCGGCTTCTTTGTCGTCAGCTTCGAACGACTCTTGCAGCGCGAAGGCTTCGGTGCTGTAGACGGCGGCAGGAATGTTGCGGCCTTCCAGGGAAGCGACGATGCCTTGCAGCGCGAAGTTGGCCGCGGTGGTGTTGATGCTGATGCCGGCTTCGCCCAGACGTTCGAACTGAACAACGTAGGCTTCCAGGGATTCAACAGCCTCGATCACCTTTTCGGCGCCGTTTTCGTGGTCTTCAACCTTTTCGACGTCGTCGGCCAGTTCGGCAACGGCTTCTTCCAGGTCCGACATGGTTTCGTCGGTGATGACGGTGATTTCTTCTTCACCGGCCGGGTAGATCACTTCTTCTGGCTCGATCTCGCCGGATTCGACGCCGTATTGAAGAAGGGCTGCGTGCAGAGATTTGCTCATGTGAAACTCCTAGGGATATTAATCGTCGGTGCGCAACCGACGGCGTATACGCACATTATTACATCATGTCCGAATTGGAACGGTCACCTACATACAACTGCATGGAGCAAGACAGATCGTCCAGGCCCAGCCGGGTGATCCAGAACTGGATCAGAACTTCTGGTTTCATACCAGAGAGTTCAGTCAATGCCGCACGCTCGTCATCAGTGAAGGTTGGGAGACGTGTGGCCACAGCGATGTCTTGCTTCATCAGCATACCGCGGTCTTGGAAGCTGACGCGACGGCGAGTGATACGCTTGGTCAGGAAGAGCGCTGTCTCGGCAATGAACGACTGCACAGAGCCGCTCAGACGTACCGACGGGTGCAGACTCGGGGTGAAGAAGCCACCAGTACGAGTCCACTCACCTAATAGCATTTCAACCTGATCGAGTTCGACTTCAAACCCAGGGCGAGTTTGCTGCATGCGTTCACGATAGATCGTGCTGACCTCAGGGGCTTCGTAAACAGCCCCTTGGGAAATCTCGATATCCATCACGCATGGGAAGCCACGGTGTGTATATACGAGGTTGCTCATCGCAGCTTCTCCTCCATCGTGGTGACCTTGGCACGGGCCAGAGTCAGCTCACGCTCGTAGTTGCCGATGATGACTTCGGCCTGAGCGTCTTGGTTGCCCGAGCGACGCTGACGCAGAGTCTCGAGACGCATCTCGATGTCACGGCGTTCTTTCTTGGCCAACTCGTAGCGCTCGATATCGTAATCGACGTTACGCAGGCCAACCCAGTGGAACACACTGGTAACGATCGGGAACGCGCCCAGACGAAGAGGGTCAGCAGCACCGCCTGCCAGAGCAGGCACTTCACCGACACCGGCGTCAGTCATTACGACTTCCGGGATGCCGTTGATGTCGCCCATGATCTTCTTCGGGTCATTCAGCAATAGGCCCAACATTTGAATGTAGGGCAGCTTGTTGTTCTGAAGATACTTCAAGGCGAAAGGCGTAAACGGATTACCGTCGGGCTTGTCGAACGCTTCGATGTTGGTCTCAGACGCAACAAGGTAGGACAGGTTCCGGTTGGAGTAATCCGCGAAGAAGTCGATCATCTCGATGAGACGAATCACCGACGCCTTCTGGTACGTGATACCTTCGATATGGATGGTCTCACCCATGTTCTTGGTAACGTACTGCTCGAGCTGGTCGAGCAGCTTGACCGCGTTGTCGATCGCCATGGTCAGCACGAAGCTGAACGGGCTATCGCCGCCTTGGAGACGCGACGGAAGAACGCCCACGATGTCCTTGAAGAAGGACTTACCGTAAGCAGACTTCAGTTGGCGTTCCTTGATCTCTTCACGAAACAGCTCAACCGAAGGCTTGACGATGTCCGTCAGTTTCTTCGAGATGGTGCGCAACTTCTCACGCACGTCTTTCTTCCCGAAGGTCGGGAGGATGGAACTAACCCAGCTTAAGATATCCATTGGACTCTTCTCTTATTTCGTGATGATTACAGACGGCCTGGGACTTTGCCTTCCAGATAGGAACGCATGATCTCGGACAGATCGGTGTTGCCGCTCGAAGGACCAGCCGACTTGATATCGGACATAGTGTAAACACCGTAGTCTTCGATGTCGCGGGTGTAGATGGTCAGAGTTTCCATGTCCGGGTCGATAACGAACAGGAGCATCATCAGACCGCCTTCGAACATCTGCTGACGTGTAGCGAAGTCAGAGAAGCGACCGTTCATCTTGCCTTCAACTTCACGCTGTGTATCTTTGGTGATGATGCAGACCGAAGTGGCGTCGCCGATCGATGGGCGGGAAGTCAGCAGGTTGGCGACGATGCCGCGGTTCTGGCGCTTGTGAGCTTTGCGGAAGTAGCCCGACTTGTCGTTCACAACTGCACGGCGATAATCGTCGATACGGTCTTGAGCCATAACCAGGTCTTTCCACAAGGTCAGTTCGCCGACCTTGAACTTACGCCACCGGGTGGAGGTGCTTTGATCAGCGCCGACCAGAGATAGCAGTTCAACCAGAGTAACCGGTTCCATGCCGATGGTGCGCATGCGAATGGAGACTGGGATGGTGGCGGAGTTCTGACCGTCCTGAATCTTCACGTCAACGATCTGACCAACAGCCAGGTTACCGACGTCTTTCAGGGTGCTAGCGGTGCCAGCAGCGTAGGTAGCGCCATTACCTTGGGCTGGCGCGCCTGGGCCTTTGGTTGGATCGAACGCTTCGGTGGTGTAGTCCGAATAGCGGTTCAGGCCAGCGGCTTCGCCAACGAAAGGCAGGCCGAATTGATATGACTCCATCGAAAGAAACTCTTTCGTCGCTTCGTGCAAGTCACGATCAGGTGCAAATTTGTCGAGGTACTTCGCAACGCGCACGCCGCCAACCTTGTTGTCAGAAGCAACCGACAACAGATAGTACGAAGTGAACAGCCGCTGAGCGACGTTCATCACGTCCTTCATGTACGGCAAACGCACTGCACGCGAATCGATCAGAGTGAACGGTTCGATACGCACGGATTGGGTTTTGGAGATGTAGTTCTGACCAGCGCCGCCGGCCCATTGGCCAGTCAAGACATCGACCATTTTATTGAGCGAGGTGTCAACGACTTTGGTGGCTACGTTCTCGCCAATAGCCTTTGCAGTTGCATGAAGGATCGCACCTCCGGCAACAGCACCCGCAGCTTTGAGGATTTCAGCAATCATCTTTATTTTACTCCTAAGGCAATTATCGCCGATGGATAAACCGCCTGCATAGATGGGGATGGTGATGGTTTTCAGTGAAGGGGCGCATCCCTTCTCTTTGTATTTCTAGGAATAAACGAAAGACTGAGGTTTCCCATGTCCACAGCAGATGATTTTCTCTATAACACGATTATGAAGTCCGTTGCTGACGCTGGCGGACTCGACAACTCTTACGCATTACTTGATAGCATCTCCAGGACTATGGGTGCCGGTGCCGAGTTCAGCCGCTATAGCGACATGTTCTTCGGACTCAACCGACTGCCCAACTTAGCGCCTTTACCGCTTCATAGAGAGTTGCAAGGCTTGGTGTTGTTTACACGCCCAAACCTCAACCTGTCGTACGATAACATATCGCCCGTCCGACAACTCGCTGCGCTTATGACGCAAGACCCTCTGTCATATCAATACGCTGTAAGGATGATGTTGGACCCCACAACATACAAGACGGCCAAACAATCGGCCCTCGTGGATAACCTGAATCCTTACATCACGTTGCTGACAAACAGCATCATGACCATGAGCTCACCGCCTGACATCGGCGTCAACATCTATAGTAGTCCTGAAGGTATCGCTAAAGAGACCTGGATTATGAACGACTCGATCGCTGAGTATAATGGTCGGTTTGACTTGACCTGTACGTTCAACAACTTTAAGGGCAACGCGGTTCTCGCATTGTTCCACACTTGGTTGTTGTACATGACCTATCTTCGGATTGGTCCGATCATCCCCCATCCAGCTCAACGTGTTCAGAACGAGATGGATTACTTCACTCGTATTGAACGCTTCAAGTTGGATACGAATGGGCAGAAGATCGTTCAGTGGTTCCACACCGGTGCTTCCGTACCGACCAACCTTTCCATCGGTGCAGGCTTCGGCTTTAACCGTGAGGAAGCGGCTGAGTTTGAGAACAAGCAACTCTCCGTAACCTTCACCTCGGTTGGCGCTGTGTACAACGATCCGATCCAGTTGCTTGAATTCAACTACCGGATTGCTCGCACTAACAAAGGCATGCAAGATTCCACCCGCACTCAGAAATACACCAAAGTGCCTTATGCCTTCTACGCTGCGACAAACTACAACGGCTATCCATGGATCGATCTGGAAACGAACGAACTCCAGTGGTGGATTGAAAACGAACAGTACAAAGCTCTGACGAAGGGTCTCTAATCATGACTACAATTGATCACACCACCATTCTCGATGAGATGGCGGAGATGCAGTACGAACCAACTCGAATCATTCCTCTACTGATGGGAATGACCGAGGAAGCGTTCGACGGTGCAACGATTGTAACCAACCCATCCGCGCCGTTTCCTCACTTGATGGAAATGTCTGTCGTCCTAGGGTTGGCTGGCATTCAGGAAGACCAGGTTCTCAACACACGCCAGTATCCGATTCAGGCTGTGGACGATGAGACTCTGTTCTATCACCTGTCCGACAAAGACTTCGAGGGGATGTTCGATACTCCTGCTGACGGAACCTTCAGTTGGTTCTTCTCGGTCGATGAGATCATCGCTAGCGCTGTACCTGTCGGCAATACCGGCACTAAGCGCCTGACCATTCCGAAGCACACTCGGATTGTCGTGAACAACGTCGCGTTCACTTTCCAATACGCTATCAACTTCATCGTGAAGCGTAACGGTGGTATCGATGTGGTTTACGATGGCAGTCGCCCATCGCCTCTTCAGAAGCTTTCGGGTAACAAGGTCAAGACACAACCTGTCAGGACTCTCGTTGATCCAAACAACGGCGGTGTCGTTGAGATGCTTCGTGTGGATGTGCCGATCAAGCAGATGTTGCTGACGTCGTACACCTACAGTCTGTCTGGCGCCAAGTCCCTGAAGAAGGTTCTGACCCTGACTGATAAGTTCTACTACGTTCGGGCGTTCTCTCGTAACACTGCCACCAAAGGGTGGGATGAGATCAAGACGACCAACAGCATCCAATCGTTCGACCCGACTGACCCGACTCTGCTGTACAAGTTGGTGAACAACGAGCTGACGATTGAGCTGCCGTACGTTTACTTCGCAACCAACCTCACCACGAAAGACATCCGTGTTGACGTATACACGACGAAAGGCCAGATGACGATGTCTTTGTCAGGTCTGCCGCCGGAAGCGTTCGTAGCGACTTACAGCGACCTTGATAACGATGATGCTGGTGTCTATAAGGCTCCGTTGTCTACGATGAACACAATCAGCATTGTTTCCACCGATCTGATCAGTGGTGGTGCTGATGCTCCGACGTTTGAACAGCGTCGTAGTCGTGTTCTCAACAACGCAGTTGGTGATGCGGTTATCCCGGTCAGTGACTTGCAGATGAAGACCACTCTGGACGAATTGGGTTTCGACTCGATGAAGCCTACAGACGTGGTTACCGAACGTACCTTCCTCGCCACTCGCGCCATGCCGGTGAACGAAGCAGGTGTAGCGACCACAGGTATCGACTCCGCTGTTATCACGGCCAAGTTCGCTATCGCTGATCTGCTGCAATACGAAACGGTCGTCGACAATGGTCAGCGTTTCACGGTGACTCCGAAGACTCTGTATCGGTACATCGATGGCGTGTTGACTATCGTTAAGGATGCTGATCGTAAAGCGATCGATCTGTTGAAAGGTGATCCACTGATCAACAAGGTCTCCGATGGCACTTACCTCTGGACTCCACTGCACTACGTTCTCGACACTGCCAACTTCAACTTCGAAGTACGGCCGTACTACTTGAACGCTCCAGAGATCGACGTCAAGTCGTTCCTCGCCAGTAACGATACCTTGGGCTTGACTGTAAGCTCCAGCAACACCATGTCTGTCGTTCGCGATGATGCTGGTTATCTGCTGACAGTTCGCAGCTCGTCTAACGATGCGTGGCAAGCGCTGAGAGATGATCAGGTTCACGTACAGCTTGCATTCAAACCTGTTGGTGAGAGTGACTACGCTTACGTTAACGGTGTGCAGATCGCTAAGAACGGTGAGCGTATCTACACGTTCCGTCTCGACAGTAACTGGGACATCAACGGTGACCATGAGCTGACGTTGTCTAACTTCAGCATGTACGAACCTGAAGCACGTAATCTGTCTACTTACCTGACCAACCAGTTCTCGCTGATCTGGTCGGTGTCCGATTACGCTGTTGAAGATGCGAAGACTACTGAAGTGGATCAGGTGTTGGGTGACTTCCTCTTACCTGATGGTTCGACTGGTATTTACCACGAAGAGCTGACGATCAAGCTGGGCGATGAGCTGACTGGTCTGTGGGCGCTTTGCCGTGACTTGGCAGGCCTGCGTAAAGTTCAGACCTACGATGCAGTTGTGTATCAGACGTGGGATAAGAACTACTACGAGTTCGATGCTGACAAGCAGCCGGTCTTTGAAGTGGTTGATGGTATCAAGCAACTCAAGATCAAGCACAGGAAAGGCGACTTCGTTCTTAATGCCGACGGCAACAAGACAGTCCTGCACTACATCAACGACGCAGTCCTCGACGAGAACGGTAACCCGATCTACGAATCGGAACGTAACGTTATCCACTGGTGGGATGTCTGCTTGTTCGATGGCGTGTATCGCTACGCTACCAAAGGTGGTGATCTGACTTACGTGAAGGAAGTACCTCAGATCCTCAATGAGTGGATCAACGAAGTGCTTGCTCCGGTTCGTCAAGAACTGTTCGAACGTACCGACTTGTTCTTCCAGCCTCGCAACACTCTGAAGTTCGTGGAAGCAACTGTACAAGACAGTGAGCTGGTAACCCTGCACACGTCTCAGTCTCTGACAGTGACCCTCTGGGTCAGCAAAGAGGTGTACGGTAATACTGACCTTCGGGACGCGATGGAAGTCACTACGATTGCTCGTGTGGTGGCAGGTCTTGATAACCAGCGTGTATCTCGTAACGTGATCGAAACCGACATCTACAACAACCTTGGTGCTAACGACGTTATCGGCGCTAGTCTCACTGGGTTGGGTGGTGCTGATAAAGACTACGACGTGATCACCTTGATGGATGCTTCGTCTCGTCTGTGTATTGCTAAGGCTCTGGAATCTCAGGCCGATGGCACGTACTCGGTTGTTGACGCTATCGAAGTGAACTTCAAGCTTCACCAGCCAATGCAGGCATAAACCCCAGCACACTACAGATCACTCTGTAGTGTGCTGGTTCCTTATGCTGCTTTGATCTCTTCGATGTCAATGGTAGCTTGTTCCAGCCATTCATCGAACATCGGCATCTTACAGATGGATTCCACAATCTCGACCGAGTTCACACGACCACCAGTAAGGTTGATACTTGCAAGACGCAGTGCTTCACGCCCTACACCCATCACACGACAAGGTTCTGCAATTGTCGTCTCACTGGAGAGGTTCTGAATGATCTCAGAAATCGGATACGTAGTTTCCACGTCAGCATCCGCGTTGAACATGTGGATCATTGATCGGATCTCAGGCATGTCCTCAAATAAGAACAGTCCCGTATCCGCAACAATGTGGCTTGGGAAGGTTACGATCCACCCATCCTTACCGGAGAGCAGCGCATCGTTCTCATCGGCCATTTGATCAGATGTGGAGCAGATTACTTTGCCCAGCTTCTTGATCGTGCTGAAGAGCATGTCAGTGACGTTGATCTTCGGCTGCGAGTTGAAGTTGGAGTAATCCAGTGGACCTGCAAGAGATGAGATCTGAGAACTCAAGTCTTGGTTCTTCTTATCGAGCGCCCAAACTGCCAAGGAGTCGATGATGTTGTACACGCCGTAGCGAACCTTGTAGTTCCGCTGCATGTCCATGTGCCAGTGAAGTGTCCCAGGCGGCACCGAAGTATCTTCGGTATCGTACTTGAGCTTACCCACAGACAACTGACGGTCTAGAACAGCGTCTAAGCCGTAACCACCAGATTCCTTACCCTTGGCCTTACGCAACTGCCAATACAGCTGCATCATGTCCTGCATGCGCCATGAGGCTGTGTTGAGTACCTTGTTCCAACGTTCTTGCGGATCAAGACGCATCTCACGTCCAGACGACGTACGTTTAACAGCCTGACCTTCAGTCAGCAACGCACCGCGCCACTCGTAAGGAACACGAGGATCAGACATGACGTCAGCCAAATCGTAGCCAGCGTTGGTTACGGAGTTCTCGATACATTTAGCATCGAAGAATACGTTCCAGCCTGTTACCAGATCCGGTTGTGTTTCATGCAGACGATCGACCATCCCCTTAGTGATGTCGAAGTCATTCTTCAGACGCTCGACGCGGACTGGGATCTTCTCGATCATGTCCACCCAATCAGGACACTCGCCAGTCTTCTTGTTGGTCATCTTCTTACGGATGGCCGCAGCCCACTGTCCGATTACCGATTGGTATTCTTTGTGGATCTGCTCTTCGTAGTTGTCGATGTCAAACGCCCACGTATCGTTCACGTAGAGGACGATCTCATCATCGCTAACCAATGACCAAAGAATCGGCAACTGTAGCTTAGAGTGCAGCAGACCGTTCACGTCGGTCTCGGCGTCGATTACGGACACTCTGTTCGGCTGGAAGGCATTGGGCCACTTGTCGGCGTAGCTCTGCTTCATGAAGACTTCAGGGCCAGTGTCGAGCCCGTACAAGTAAGGACTGCGAGCCAACACCTTCATTGGGTTGTTTGGTTGCAGCCCACGAATGCGGAAGCAGATGTCTTGACGCAGTTTGCACTGCGGTACACGGAACATGTCCAGACGCTTCAGCTCTTCGAACTGAATCTTGTCAGGGTGAGTACGGAATGGTTCTTTCGTTACCCAGTACGGACGCTTGTAGTTCTCAACCATCCTGACGCGTGGGAACCGTGAACCGTCTTTAAGGGTGACCCACTCTTTGATCACCAGACAGTCTTGCTGATCGCCACCACGGTGACGAACGTAAGTGGCATGCTTGCACTCACGGGATACAATTTGATCTTTTGGAATGTGTGCGAGATGTACATCGATCTCTGCTGGTGTGAGAAACTTCTTCATTGCTAACCTCGAATCTACGTTCCTGTAAAGCATTGGTCACGCGATTAAATTTGTACGATTAACAGTTCCTCTAATTGCTATGATACCCACTGGGGCAGGAGTCGATTTATGTCCAGTAAGATTGACGAGTCGTTGGAGGCTATTGCATTCCAAACGAACTCCGAGTTGCCGAAACAAATCACCAAGCTGTTTGCTCAAGTTCAGGATAATCTCGACGACCCCCATGCGGTGCGTCAGTACTTGGCTGAGATCACCATGTTGACCAAAGACGCTACTGGCGTCTGGATGGAAGCGGTCTACGTTGAAGAGTTGAACTTCCTCGAATCGTATCGTGTCGAGTGTCACCTCCCAAACCTGAACGCTATCAACCCGATCAACCTTGATGCGCTCAAGCGTATCGAGAAGTACGACTTCAACAACCTGACCGGCGCTCAGTTGGTAACGGGTACGATCGATCTCAAGAAAGGTCGTGTTACAGGTTTCTTCACGAAGCTGCGTAACGACATGGAGATGAGTAAGTCTATGTTCGAGGGTTTGTTTGAACCTGACGAACTGACAGCTCTCTACTTCCATGAGGTCGGCCACGCTTGGACTAACTACGAGTTCATGTGTGAAACGCTGCGTACCAACATCATCCTTGCTGAGGTTGTTGGCGCCATCAATCCAGACGTACCTCTTGAGAAGCGTATCCTCATCGGTAAGGCTGCCATGAAGCTGTCGGCAATGGACCCCAAGGTTCTGCCTGATGATGCCTCTCCTGCTGAGATCACTGCTCTTGTATTGCAAGGTCAGGTTGTTCGTATGCAAGAGAAGGCTGGTACTCGCTGGTACGATAAGCGTCTTGCCGAAACAGTAGCGGATCAATTCTCTGCTCGCTGGATGCTGGGTGCTGCGCTGGTACGTGCCATTGCCAAGCGTGAACGTGCCAAAGGTGTCTTTGCTCGCTCAGGCTTTGACGCCAAGTGGGTAGGTCTTCTGTCTAACGGCCTTCAGATCGTCGGCCTGCCATTTAAGGCGCTGTCGGAAGCCGGACGTGCGGCCTTTGCACTTGCGTCCATCTGGAGCGTTGCCAAGACCTTCTCCATCAACGTGATCTTCACGTCTGGTCTCGGGATGTTGGACGGTGCTTCGTATCCACAACCGGAGCAACGGATCGCTATGATTCGCCGTGAGCTGGTAACCCTGCTCAAAGATCCAAAGCTTGATAAGAAGACGCGTAATGCGGCTCTTGAAGACCTCGCGGTAATCGACGATGAGATTTCTAAGATCCATGGCTTCGGCGATGTGATTCGGAAGATCGGCGCTTTTACCTATGAGATGATTCGCGGTATTCGTCAAGATCATGCTTCCAACGATCTGAAGGAAGACCTCGCTAACAATCGTTTGTACGAACTGTCCGCTTCCCTGAAAGGATTGAACCAATGAACCCACTTAAAGTTAATGCCCTCGTTGCCACTCTCACTGAAGGCACCGAGATCGAAAACCGTCGTTACCTGCTGGCTTCGGTTCTGGGCTGCGCGGCTGCAACTCTGGTTACCCTGCCAGGCGCTCCACTGCAAGACAGTGCTGTTCGTGACTACTACACCCAGAACGTCGGCGAAGTTCGTAGCACCATGTACCAGATCAACGAAGTCGCTCCGTTCGACGTTGATCGCGCTGTCGAGTACGGCTTCCAGCTGTGGTCGCGTCGTTACCAGCTGGTATACGGCTGCTGCATCGATGAGCTGGTCGGTGAAGCTCCATTCGCGGCTACCCTGATTAAGGTAATGCCTGAGTACGCCTCCAGCGGCGTTAACAAGTACAAGATCACCCAAGCGGTGAACATCTTGAAAGCAGACGCTGAAGCTGCTGCCTGATTACACCTTTCATCTGCATGACCTGAGGGACGAGAACATGAATGCCAGTATCACATTAGCCGACCTCTCGGTTGAATCCGCCGAGATTGAGAACGACGACACCCCTGTTGCGATCATCGATGAGACGCCTAACCCCGTCCACGCGAAAGAATTCGACGACATGATGCTGGTCTTCGAAACGTACGAAACAATCGTCAAGCGTAAATACGTTTGCCGTAGCGACATGGAGAACATCAAAGCACTGACTGGTACTTACCCAGTGCTTGGCAAGTTGATCGATCGTTACCCGATCAACAGCTTCACGCAGGAGCCTAGTCGCACCAACTACGAAGTATCCACTGAGAGCTTCGTTAAGACCGCCTACGAGGCGGTAGTGAATGCGCTGGGCAGCGTGCTGGCTTACATCATCGAAGCTTGCAATAAGCTTTGGAACTGGTTGAGTCAGGCTGGTCAAGCGACTGCGGCGGTGGACGATCTTGAGCAGAAGCTCGGTTCCCTCCAGAAGTACATCATCGAAGTCGACAAGATCCTGTCGAACAACTCAGCCGTCTCTCAGATGGCTCGTCGTGTTCGTGACGGTACTATCGCCAGCGAGATGCGCAACATCAACGGTAAGTGGAACAGCTTCAAGGATCGCCAACTGCTGGCTCCTGAGAAGCAGCTTGAAGAGATGGTACTCCTCTGTGGTGTCATCAAGACCAAGCTTCCTCCATTCGCCGAAGCTGTTGAAGACTTCCTGATCGGTCTGGCTAAGGCTGAGACCGAAGCTGACGTTGACGTGGCCATCGCCAAGATGGAACTGTTCGACATGACCAACGCGGCCATGTTCAAGCTGGCGCTTAGCTACGGCTATAACGTCAAGCAGATGAACGTCAACGGTAAGTTGACTTCGTTCGAGTCGATCGCCAGTTACGTTAAGGGCGCTTACCGCAGCCAGATGAACGAACGCACGCAGATCAAAGAAGATGACTTCAAGAAGCTCATCATCGACTACAAGCCTACCAAGTGGGCGGAAGAGATCAGCGGCACGATCAGCTGGGCTCGTGGGCGTACCGATCCAGTGTTGGCTAAGGTTAAGGGCTTCAACAACAAAGGTCTCAAGCCTGGGTTGGAACAAGTCTACGCCAACAAGCTCGTACCGTTCCTCAAGTCGCTGTCCTCTGTATTGACCGGCTTCACGTCGATCAGTCAGTGCATGGGCTTCTTGACCGATACCCGTAACAAGGTTTCGTACGATCTCTGTAAGGCTACCCTCGTGGTCGTGAAGAAGATCGATGGCTTTGCTATCGATAACAAGTCGAAGCTGACCCTGATCGAGAACACTGCGATCTCGGTTCACCGCAAAGACGTTGCATCGGTACTGAAAGACTGATAGGGCATAAAGGGCGGGGATTACCCCGCCCTTTATGCTGTCTACGGTTTCTCACCGTTCTGCGAACGTTCAGCCGCAGCTTCGGCACTAGCCTTGAGATCGTTCTGCATCTTCTCCACTTCAGCATCTTCCCGAGTCCGTGCCTTACGCCCATCCTTCAGAAGATCATCCAAATACCACTTGGGTAATCTCATCAGTTCATCGATAGGCTTATTGGTCAGCTCAGGAATACGACAGGCCATCAGTTCCCTCGAGTACGACACCAACCGTGACCCAGTGATCATATCTTCGGATGGATGCATCGCGATGATAGACATTGGGTCGTTGTGGTCGAATGTGGCGTGGTCGAAGATACCGAAGGTTTCGTCGTAAGCTTCAAGGAACATCAACTGCGAAGTGAAGTCGTCCTTCACGGTCTTACCCATGATTAAGTTGTACAGAGGAGTACCTTCCGTGAACGGAGTGATCTCTCTGCCGAAATCGTGGAGGCCGATGTGGTGATACACTTCGCCGTTGGGAGTTAGCTTGACAGCTTTTGCATTCTGAGGCGGAGTAGGGTAAAAAAAACTTCTACGGCGTTCAGGTTTACAAGGTGTGGATGCTTCGAAGCATCGTCGCCGTGCATCTGTTTACCGCAGTTCGGGCACTTCATCTTCGGGATAACCGGTGTAGACATGGTCATCTGGTTGATGAACTCGCTGAGCTCTTCGATGATCTGATCGCTCAGATCCTGATCGACAGCCAGAGATACCAACAGACGCTGCATTTGAACGTCAGACTGGTACTGCTCAGGACTACCTTCTTCGCCAACGCGTTCGATCATTACTTTAGGCTCAGCAGCCAGATCGTCAGGGTTGGTTTCGAGGATAGCTTCGATCCAGTGACCGTAGGCCATCAGAACGGAGACACGAGATGCCTTCAACAGGAACGCTTCACGCTCTTGCTGGTTAGCATTGCTGGCAGCAACCTTACGGGACTGCTGATCCATGTAGTCCAGCCATGCCGAAGCGATACGCTCGTATTCAGCGATGGTAGGAACCTTGAAGCGCAGGATCATGCCGCCTTTCAGTTGGACGATACGGCTGATCTCAGGACGCATCTTGGCTTGGTAGCCGAGAACAGTCTTGATGTCAACAGTACCAGCACGCTTGCTCATGAACTGAGCTTGGTCATCCGACAACTTCGAACGACGAACCATCAGCATACGGCGCAGGTTCACCTGACGCTTGGTAACGTAACCGCAACCGCCGATCTGTTCCAGGCAAGGACGTTCCAGCAGGAAGCCGTTAGGCATGTTGGCAGAAGCCATGGCCAGCGCCAGCGGATCGATATCAGTAATCAGCAGGAGGCTCTTCAGCACTTGCGGATCAGTAGTACCGATGGTGGTGCTACGCACTTGACTCAGAGCGAAGTCAACCACAGGACGGTTCAGGTACAGAGCCGAAGCACTGTAGACATAACCGCTGCTGTCACGACCCATCTCGGCTTTCTCAGTCAGGATCTTCTGATCCAGAGAGAGTTCTTCCAGCGCACCAGCGCCTTCGATAACCATGTGTAGGCCTGACGCCCAGAACGGGTTGGTGTATTCAACAGCCATACCCAGACGACCACGGATACGCATGACCGGGTCTTTCGACTTCTCGTGGTCCAGACGGCCAGGAGCAATCGGAGTATCACCGACCTTAGGCAGGTTGGTCCATTCGCTGTCGTCGCCGAAGAGATCATCGTTGTCGCGGTATGGGGCGGTGGTTTTGCGATAGTCGTCAATCGCACCCATCGCCTTACCTTCGTTGACGGTGATGTAGATCACTTCGCCATCGTCAGTACGGCCAGCGTAGAGACCGGCACCACCGCCGTTCTTCACGAGTTCTTCACGAGATGCTTGAGCGGCTGCTACTTGACGCTCGATCTGGTCGTACATGACGTCCAGTTCGGAAGCCGAGAAGTTGGACAGCAGAACGGACGGATTGTCGCGAGAGAACTTCGCCAGTTGTTCGTCGGTCAATACGGTCAAGATACCCTGATCGTCATTGACGTTCATGTTCGGCGTGTAGTCGCCGATCATTTCGCGAGTTGGCGTAGGGTCAGCTTCCGGAGTCGGTACGGACAGATCGACGATCTGCTCACTGACAGGAAGCGCGGCCATCAGGTCACCCAGAGCTTCAGCTTCTTGCGCTGGATGCTCATGTGCTGGCTCGTGAGCGAAGCCCGATGGTAGTTCATCGATCGCTTGCCACTGAGGCTCGCTGAGATCTACAGGCTCTTCAGCAGGAGTCGGAGTGAACTCAGCCGGTTTGGAGATCTGCTCTTCCAATACGACCGGGCGTTCTTCTTCAGGTTGATCTACGATCTGTTCGTCACTCACGATACAGCCTCACTTTGTTCTGCGGTTTCAGGTTTAGATTTGAGCGGATCGATCAAATCCATGTAATCGCCGAGGATGTTACCTACGGTGTTCGTCGCACGCTGGGACAGACCGAGGTACTTAGCACCAGCAGCCATCAGGCCGGCGTGGTGGTTCGACAGATGGCGCTTCTTGGTTGGTGGATTAGCCTGAAGCTTGGCCAGTTCCTCATCAACCACTTTCTTCTCGGCAATCAAGACGTCAGCGTCACGAGCGAGCATCTTCACCAGGCCGGTCAATTTAGGCACGTCCTCTTGACGACCTTCGGCATGCAATACGTTGATGGACTCGGCGAGGTCTTTTACTGGCTGAATCGCAGCATTCAGACTGACGGCCAAAGTATCCTGATAACCCTGAACTTCTTTCTCAACTTCAGCATTAGTAGCTTCGATCGAGTTTCCGTGAGCAACGAATCGCTCGGAATTATTATTACGCATACTGAACCTCTCTAGTATGAAGCTTTAAGCGAACCCATATATAGGGTAGCTATATCTATTAATGTACGGTTTAACCGGGAGGGCTTTGATGGACAAGCCAATGCAGGCCGACGATGATTTCGTCACAGAACTATCAGTGCGGACACTCGCTCGGGATCGCTGCTCTCCAGAGCTTGAAGAGATCTACGTTAACCTGAACAAGTCGCTGATCAAATCCAACACGACCAGCCATCTCGATGAGATGGATCTTCTGTTCTCTAAGTTGAATGATCAGAACATCGATCCGACGGAGATCGTCTCCAGTCTCGATGAAGTGCTGCGTATTGCAGCTGAAACATCCCTGAATATTTGCGGTGTGGAACTGTCACCTGACATCCCTATCGCCATGTTGGCGGAGATCTACGAGATCATCGTAAACTTCGACCCAACGGATACGCCCACGATCCTTGTCGACCTTCTTGATTCCGCTGAAGACGTCGATGAAGCGTTCGTCAAGCTTGTGGCACAATTGGGTACTTACTCCGAAGACCTGCTGCAAGAGCAGATCCTCGAGATCCACGACAACTTCACTAAGAACGTGCGTCGTGTTTGTAAAGCCGCGGTTGTAGCTGACAACGTCAATGAGATTACAATGACTCGCGATGGTGAGTTACTCAAACGATTGTCCCGTTTGGTGAAAACTAACAAAGACTCGATCGGCGCAGAGATGGGCAGCAACGATGAGGGTCTGGGTGTATCGATGGAAGCACTCTACGGCTTGGCTGTGGGGCGTTTGATCGAGAAGCCAATGGAAGAGGCTATCAACGACATCTTCTCGCTCGCAGTGATCTCTAACGAGAGCTTCGAGGATGCCAAGGTCTCTATCGGTAACTGTCTCGACGATCTGTTCTACGAGATGGACGATCGCCGCCGTGCTGAACAGGTGAAGCTTAAACTGTTCGACGTATACCAACCCATCTTCGGAGCTGGACATGCGGAAGTATGATTTCTTCATCCAATCGATGAAGGCAAAGGTCCACTACAATCGTGCGTGGATCTTACGTGCCTTCTCCGTCGTTATCGACGACGTTAAGAACGGTGACCTCCAGTGGGGCTTGAAGCACACCAAGGAGAACGTTCAGGTATACGTACCTGATGGTGACGGTAAGTGGGGCTGGACGGTTCTGGAGGGTGCTAAGCCTTACGAGATCCCTTACATCTATCACGACTCCTGCGGGCCTATCAAGGCTGGCGATGTGGAGAACCTGACCAAGGATCTTCCCGACGGTACTTGGGGTGACCTGCTATTCAATAGCCGTGTTCTGGTTTACGCTGGTGGTGATCTGTTTGAATACGCCGAAGGTCCAATCAACCTCGGTGGTCTGGAGCGGTTCATCATCGGTGCGATGATTGACAACGAAGTCCCAGAGAAGCCGGGTGTGATCTACGTCCGCCATTATCTGCGCTTCGGTAAGGCTGTATCTGACTTGGCCGGTTACGAGATGTTTGTTCCATCCGTTACTGAGCATGCTCTTCAGCCGTCTCCTAATCGGGATAAGATCCTGAAGGAAATGCTGGAGCTGTATAAGGATCAGCTGGACGACCCAGTTATTCAGGCACGTATTCAGGATGCGTTGGTTAAGGACTATTCGGACAACCTTAAAGGTGATCCGTCTGAGGGCTTCCTGTACAAACGTAAATCCTTGAACACTGCTTTGAAACGAATGTTCCAGATTCACGGTCCTGAAGCCGGCTTCGAAGAAGGTGGGCGTGCAACGCTCGTTACTACTTCTCTTCAAGAAGGTCTGGACGTAACCAAGTTCCCTCACATGGTGAACTCGTTGCGTGCTGGTTCTTACTTCCGGGGTGCGATGACTGCACTCGCCGGTGAGGACGTGGACTTGATGGGTCGTATCTTCCAGAACGCCCGTGTAGTTAAGGGCTTCTGCGGTACTACCGATCAGCTTGACATTAAGGTCAGTGAAGACCTCATTGGCCGCACCATTGTTGACGGCAAGGAATCGGTTAAGCTGTCTGCCGAAAACATCGGTCAGTACTTGGGTAAAGTCTACCCTATGTTCAGTCCGGCGTTCTGCATCACTCCACGCACAGACTGCTGTGAGGTGTGCTTCGGTGATAAGCTCTCCGCTTATCCTGATTCCATCGGTTCGATGGTAGGTGAGATCCCTTCCACGATGATGGCCGTAATGATGGGTTCTGCTCACGCTAAAGAACTCAAAACAACTCCTCTCTTCTTAGAGACATTCCTTAGGAACTAATCCCCATGGAACAGAACAACGACGCTGTTGATCAGAACGCTCCTGAGACTCCTGTAGTCGATCAGCAGCAAGAACAGGCACAACCGGAGCAAGTAGCTCCGATCGTTGCACAGGAAGGCTCTGAAGAGCCGGTAGACGTAGCTGAGGGCGATGAGCCGGCGGATACCAATGGCACCGACGCTGCGTTCCTGAAACGCGCTGTCGAAGACCAGTTGGCGGCAGTTGCTGATCAGGATTCCCTGGGTACTGACCACTTCGATGCTGACGTGACCAGTCTGTTCAAGGAATACTTCTTCGACGAAGCAGGCGAAGCCAACACCGTTGAAATGGTTCGCCTACTGATGGCTGACGAAGAAGAAGTCAAGCCTGCCGAAGAATCGGTTGAAGACGAGCAAGCGGCTATCGATGCTTCCAAGGTCGGTTACATCGAACAGATGGACCCGGCGGCTGAGAAAGTCAGCATCGAAGACGCTGCCAAAGACCTCACCACTGCTCTCGACGAAGAAGCTGCTGCCGCTGCTGCGCAACTGGCCGCTGGTGATGTGGTTGAAGAACCAGCCGAAATCGTTGAACCAGCTGAAGAAGTCGCGGTCGAATCCGATTCTTCGGTGGACGAAGTCGATCCTGTCGAGCCTCCGCCGGAAGCTGAAGACGAAGAAGACGCCAAGGTCGATGAAGAAGACGAAGCGCAGCCTGACGAAGAAGAAGATCCGACTCCTGCCGAACCTACCTCTCTGGAAGGCCTGCGTGCAACTCTGACCGGCGTTCTGCCTGCTGATGCTCTGGCTGCCTGGGATCGCGACACCCTGCTGACCTACGTCGAAACCAAAGCTCAACCAACCAAGACTGCTCGTGGTAGCTGGCCTATCGACTTGCGTCGTGGTCAATCCATGATCAACTGGACTGGCGGCGAACTGGCCGACTGGGTCGATGGTCTGATCCTGACTCCAAAGGGCATGGACGAAGAGCTGATCTACGATGAGCTCTACAAACGCTATCGCCTGCCGAACAACTGGACTCACGAAGCCGTCAAGGCGTTCGTACAGAGCGGCGAGCAACCAGCCGTTACCGAACATGGCGTTCTGATCGAAGACCGCATGCGCGAGCGTAAGACCGCTTCCCAGTGGACTCACCTCGAACTGCGTTCGGCTCTGCTGGGTCAGATCGAAACTGATCTCCCGAAAGAAGATCTGGTCGACAGCCTGAAGGCTCGTCTGGGTCTGTCCAACGAGTTCAGCGGTCAACGCATTCTCGAAACCCTCGCTGAAACTCCAACGGAAGCATCCATGGACAACATCCTGCTGAAATCCAAGCTTGACGAATACAAGGACGTAATGTCCAAGTACGGCAAGAACCTGTCCGACGATACCGCCGGCAAAGCGCAAGTCATGCTGTACAAAGCTATCCGTCAAGTGATGGCTCGTGACAGCGTCGGCTTCACAGAAGGCTGGAACATCCTGCTGGACTTCATCAACACCAACTACACCCTGCTGTTCCTGCCGGAAATTGCACGCCGTGGTTACAACCAGCTGGGTATTTCGAAGTCTGCTGCACTGACCTTCGAAGACCTGGTATCGTTGCTGATCACCACCCGCGCTCCAGGCACCCGTCAGCGTGAAGCCAAGATCTACAAGCTCGACCAGATCCTGCGCTACGTGCCGAACGAAGAAGAACGTCAGAACGTGATCCTGTACTACGCTGACGCTCAGTAATACGGCAAAAAAAAAGAGTGACATAAAGCCCGGCTCAATGCCGGGCTTTATGCTGTTTACTATTCTCTTACAAACTTCGGCCAATCGACCGGTCGATCTTGCGCACCACCTTTAGCCAGCAAGTACTTAGCCATCTCAGCAACCTGCTCAGGGGTCTGAGTCATCTTGAGGATGTTGTACTTGTGGTAGTTGAGGGTAGTCATCAGCTCAAGCATCTTCCCCTCGTCGATCTCTACACCAATCACCCTTGAGATAATTTCACCGATCTGACGATACTCATTCAGTTCAGGTACTTCGATTGTAACCATTTCATTCTTCATACACGTTCCCCGTTTGTTTCAGATTCTTCGTCGTAGGTGTTTGTATCATGCATTCCGGTTCTGTTGATACCGATGAACCCTTTGTATTCCCGCAGACGACAGAAGAATACTTCTGTCATACGTTCCACTTCACACATGAACTGAGCCTTAGTGAGTAAGGCGTTCTCACGCAGTGGGTGGAGATGGTCACGCAACAGCTTCGTACGCGTCTCGGTGAACTTATCTCGGAGCATGATCCCATTCATCGGGTTAACAAGTGTGATGGTTACACTCGACAGATAGAAGGCTACGTGGACCTTGAATTCAGGACCTCCGGGATAAAGCTCTTCTGGGATGTCATCTAACCCAACTACGGTAGAATTGGTCAGTAGCACTGCCATCAGTAATCCTCCAGCGAATAGTGTTCGGCCAGAGTAGTGCGCTTGGCGATAACCTCGTTATCGATCTCCCAAGCCTTAGCGTCACCACGAACAAGCGCTCGACGGTGAATCATGTAAAGCTTTGATTCATCGCTCAGTACACGATTAGGATCGATAGAACTGAATACGTATTCAGCTTTCATGGTGAGTTGATTCAGAGACATCTTTTCCTCCTAAGGGGACATAAAGGCGGGGATTTCTCCCCGCTTCTTAAATGTAGAAAGGTGATTGCTCTTGACCGTGGGACTTAACCTTCCCTTTAAAGTAGTCAAGCTTGTTGCGATGGTAGAGCATGTGCTTCTCAATGCTGCTGCAAACGAAGTAACGGAACCGTGGAGTAATGTCAGGCCAGTCTTTCAGCAGACGTGTACGTCCCAAGGTTTGTTCGTTCGATTGCTGCGAATCGATTGCAGTTGTCATCAGGTTATAGCGGAGGTTCTTGATGTCTACCGCAGTACCTGCCGATAGTACTGTACTAACGCCGATGTCTGAGCGCTCCAACACAGACATCTTGTCCCCGGACACGTAGCGAGCTACGAGCAGCTTCGGGAACTTCTTTTGCAAGAACTTAGTCAGTATCGTACAGAGTTTGATGGTAGCGCAGAATACGATTGACTTTTGTCCTTTCTCCATTACATCGACGAAGTCCGTCTGGAGGTAGTACGCAATCATCTCAAGATACTTCTCAAGAAGCTTCTTGTTCTTTGCCAACATCAGTGACGCTTCGAAAGCCGTGTGGCTGTACGCTCCACCGAACCCCTTACATCGAATCGCTTTGGCGTTACTCAACTGGTAGATGATTGCCGACACGTCAATGAACGCATCGTAATAATCCCCGTTATATCGAGCAGGCCTTGGGTACATGATCTCGTACATTTTGTTCATGAACTTGTCTTTGGTGTCGAGTGTTGCAGACAAGGTCAGGAACTTGTGGATGTTCATGTACGCGAAGAATTTCATGATGGCGTGTGGATATTGGTGACCCTCATCGAGTACACCGAAACCGATACCGCACATCTCAAAGAAGTCGATAGGAGCGATAGGGAAACCTGAATCGTACCCTTCCGCTTCGAATTCCTTGATGTAGTTGACGTAGGTGTTTGTGGAGATAAGGATGACCTTACCGATGTCACGCTTCTCCAGCACCATTTCCATCAGACCCTTCAGCGCTGGACTTCCTCGGACAACAAGGAGTTGACCGCGCTTCAGTTTGAATGATGACTCAAGGTCAGGCACCCAACGGTCTAGATAACCACCCTTCATGAAGATAGCAGTGCGTAGCCCCAGTTGGTGCATGCAGTGCTTCGTCAGCTCCGTCTTACCCTTACCAGTCTGGAGGGTTACGACCTTGTTACTACCCTCCTCATTCACAACGTGGTTAATGATAGCCGGTTGAGGATGACGGGGTGGCCACAAGTGGATTACTTCATGTTCAACCTTGAAGCGATCCGTTGGAGTGTTATCGTGCTTAACGATTGTGAATTCATCAGACTTAATGAAGTTGTAGTTCAGGGTCTGGAAGAATTCTACCTTCATGTTGATGTGGAAACGGTAGTACTGTCTGGCAGCTGTAGAGGATGCGAACACCCGTGCAGCCACCATTTCCTTACGGCCGTCTTCAATAACCATCTCATGCTGGATGAGTGTTTTGCAGAACTGTTCGACGGCTTTCTTCTGTCGCTCGTTCAAATCACTGACCATGAACGAATGGCTATAGACGTCGATCTTCAAGACGTTCTCCCCAAATATCTACCTAGTGCGTTTACGGCACACTTCGCCTATAATAGATATACGTCTCTAGTTAGTTCTTACCACAAAAGAAAACCCAGAGTTAAGGCGGAGATCACTCCGCCTCGGACACTACTGGACTTCCTTGGACAACTCAGTCAGTGTATTGGACCTTCTGGATTGTGATTGTTTCTACGCAATCATGATGCCATGGGATAAAGAACTTGCTGTGGCATAGACGCCATGTGCCGTCAGGAAGTTCGTCAAGGAAGTAGAACGGGCTGTCACGCTCAACATCAATTACCGTATAGATGCTGACCGCGTACTTACGCTCGGCCAGTGTGAATGTTGCGCCGGCACCTTCACGTTCCCAAGTTATCGCCAGAGAGTCTGGAAGCTCGTCTACGGCGCGGGTAGCATCGAAGATGAAGTTAGTGTTGCCTTTACGTTCGATATGTAGGAAACGTAACGCATCGTCTTTAACGGGTAGCTTCTTATAAACGACTCCGCTGAAGAGAGTCGAGGCGCTATCCCCTTCAAACCTTACAGATACAAATTGTTGCTTAGCCATTACAACCTCTCTTATAAATTGGAGCATAAAGGCGGGGATTACCCCGCCGATATGTTTGTCAATTACCAGCCGGGCATCAGCAGTGGATCAAGCAGATGTTGTTCCCGTTCGTTCATCATGTACTGCTCAAGTGTATCTAGCAGGTTACGACCACCCTGATAGGCGAAGAACGCACCCATGGAACGACCACTGATTACGTGATCGTATTTAGCAAACCGTGTAGGTTCGCCCAGAGGTGGAATCCTGTAATCACCGGACTTCGTACTGGATACCATCATAGACAGCAACACAATAGCGACGTGGGTGAAGTGAACAGGAACCTTCAGCGCGATCAGTTCATGCGTATCCAACATTGCTTCAGTTGGGTTAGCATAGTCCTTGAGTTGCTTCAACCGGCCGAGGTGACGCTGGTTAGAGTCACGAGTAGAGCGGATCATTACTTCCACTACTGCTGCGTGATCCTTCATGCTACCGTGACGGTTTGGCATTTCAAAGGCTGGCAGGTCGAAGTTCCAATCCTTCAGATCAATCCGATAATAACCATCATCATCGATTCGGAAGCCTTTCTTCAGGAAGTAGTCCAGGAACTCACGAGTCAGGTTCGACATGCGAGCGCCACGGGATACCGTGACGTGTACCCGGTTCGACTGCTTGTTCTCGCTAGGCAGCTCAAAGCTGACTTCACGGAACTGACTGAACTTGGCGATGTTTACGCCAGCACGCAGATCGTTACGTTTCAGTACAGGCAGCTTCGATGCGTTGTGAACACCCTGAGAGTAACCACCGCGAAGCATCAGCGGAATACCCTTAACGCCCAGCCTTGGGTTCAGACGAATCTGGTGACCTTCAGATGCTGGGAGGATGTACGGTCTTTCTTCATCTTGAATGATGATCGGATCAGAAGAAGCAGACGCCTCAGAGTGCTTAACCTTCAACACTGCCTGAGATACTTCCGATTGGGTCATTGTAGATGCGATGTGGCCGATGTTAGCACCGAACGGCACGTTATACGCCAGCAAGCCGTAGCACATCTTGCAGACGTTGTTGTGATGCCGGTACTTACAGTTGAACGCCAGACGGAACTTGCGTGTCTCACCGATCAGGTGAGTGTCAGCCATCCGCAGGGGTTTCAGCTTGTTGGTATCAGGATCGAGATAGTTGAGACCGTCCATGGCTTTGAACCTGAACTTGGTGATCTCAATCTCTCCGTACTCAGTCGATCCACAGTCAGCCATTACCAGCAAGTCAACCTGCTGGGTAGTGAACTGCATCTTCCGGTTTGCATACTCGGTTTGTTCGAGCGGCGCACCAGTAAAGATGATAGCCTTAGCGGCCAGTGTGGATTCCATCATGGCTTCAGCTGGATCATGAATCCCTGCGAAGTAGTTGCCCATGATTGGTTTGCTGTATACGTGCCCATCGATGTCGGTGTTGTAGCCACGCACGATGAGGATCTGAAGCAACTGCTCCATCTTGAGCAGACCAGCCCGCAGGTCAGAGATGATTACGTTACGTGCCAATGCAGGGTCACGTTCCAGAACCAACTTCGCCGCATCGTAAGCCTTCTCGATTGATAGCTTGTTAGGCTTACATTCGGTCCGGATCTTGTGGATTGGCGGATACTCGTACAGATGGCTGAAGTCGAACGAGTTACTGCCGCGAACATACGCCGCATACTCGATGATCGATTCGTTGTACAGACGGTTGGTGCCGTAATAGTTGTGTCGCCACAACTCTTCACGGTTAAAGCCTTTCTCACCGTACGTGTTGTACATGTCTTCAGTGATCGCAGCCTGTACTTCATGGATGCGTTCATTGGACATCGAACCGTTACCGATGTGGTGACGTTTATAGATGCCGAGTTTGTTGTACACCTCGTGTGGCAACCAGAGCTTGCGGGAGATCTGGGTATTGATTGTTGTGGTGGTCATCGTATCGCCGTCATCAAACTCGAGGATGAACTCCTCGTATTCTTTACACGGCCAAAGATGTACCATTTGTTCGAACAGATCACGGGCTCTGAATCGACGGTGACTTGCCAATTAACACGCTCCTACGTTGTACCGCCAGGGATTACTCCCTGGAGATATTCTTACCAGATACGGCCATCATGTGGCGAACGTAAGCCAGCGGACGATGTCCACCAAGCTTAAACTTCTCACGGTCAACAAGACATTCGATGTTGGTCGGTGTCTCGTGAGTGAGGATCGTCATACAGGCTTCTTTGTGAACCACCGGGTTGTAGTTCAAGTCCATGATGTGAGCAAGGGGCTCAGCACCGTAGGCGTGAGCGTGGTTACGCGCTTCGGACTCACCGGTAGATTTGGTTACGGTTTCACGGCCAGGGCTGGAATACTTGTCAGCATTCGTCAGACGGGCAGTAACGCCGAAGTGGTTTGTCTTGGAGGACGATACACCGGAACCGTCGGTAGCCGTCTTCTCCAAAGGCAGGTAGTAGTCAGGACCGATCAGGATCTTGGTCTTGGTAGTTACCATCTCACCAGCCAGATTCCGATACTTAACCGGAGTCAAGTCTGGCATGTACGGACCAGCCTCGATCTCCCGGATGACTTGGTCCATGTAGACCTCATCACTGGAAGCGAGTTGCAGGAACAGACCGTGGTCAACTTCACCGTCCATGATCACTTCGATTACATGCTGCAAGTGAATACCTTGCGGAATGATATCGTTGCGAGTAAGACGTTCGTACATCGCCGGAGCCACCAGCTTATAGAAGCCGATGATGTACGCAAAGTTCTTCATGGTCACAGCCACGTTGTTCTGAGACGTCACCACACGCTTGACTTCAGCCTTGTCGATCGCGCCAACAGGTGGCAGACCGTAGGACTTACGTACACGTTTGATGATGTCACGACCAGCAGCGCCGATAACCTGAGTATGCTGACGACCGTTGTTCAGGCGGTTTACCGTAGAGTTCGAGAAGATCACTACGTCGGCGCGTACGCCGTTCTCGTCAGTAGGCATGTCTTCGTCTGGAGCAACCGCCGAAGTAACGCCTTTACCACCAGATTGGTCAGTAACCTTAGGGCCTTCGCCCACAGAGGTCTTGTACTGATAGATGATTTCCACACGGAACTCATCCAAGATCTCACCGCGATACTTCGTGCGAACACGCAGTTGGTCGGCTTTGCTCTTCGGCCAGATGCCTTCTTCCAGCAGACGCTCACCGCTACGTGCGATTGCTTCGTACAGGAGGATGCGCAGACGTGGAGACATTGCAACGTCGTCAGCCAGGAAGTTACCTTTCCGGCAGAGGCACGTCTTAACGATCTTGGTGTAGAACTCTTGGTCAGCCTCGTAGTACTTCAGGAACTGTTTAGTCATTTCCTTAGGTAGTTTCGGGGAAGACAGCCTATCGTTATGAAGGACTCGGATGTCTACGACCTGAGCGTTAGGTACGCCGTACAGCGGTGTATCCAACCCATACTGCGGTTTAAGCAGCTTAGTACGAGTCATGTAGACTGGATCGTACTTTGGATCGAAAGGCCGTGAAGCGCAGATCAGACCGTTTGACTGGATGAAATCACCGATGTCTGGAATAGGTTTGTACTCTTCCAGGTTACCGTTCCAGTTAATCGGGTAATGGCTGCCGCCGAAGCGAGCAATCCGACTTTCAAAGCCTGTCGAGCGAATACGCTTGGCATAACTCTGACTGATCTTTACACCGTCTTCAGTACCTGCCGGATCAGAGATCATGCAGACGTTGGTTTCCAGACCGTACATGTAGTCGCCATCATCCGTTACAGCCGGAGAACGAGCAATTACAGTACCTGCCTTGAAGCGCTTACCTTTGGTGATGGCGTCGTAGACGTCCTGATCGTACTCGAACTCAAACCCGTAATGCTGGTGCATTACGTGAAACTTGCTGAGTTCAACCACGTCCAGTTCTTTCGTTTCCCAATCCTCGTAGATCACCAGATCGAACGGGTTGATCTGGAACTTATCGCCGAAGTTACGGGATGTAAAGCGGGGGATGATTGCCAGTACCACAGCTTCACGAGGAAACTGATGGTTAAATGTAGCTTTGGCAATCTCACGTTCCAACCCAGTCTGCTGGCGTTTACGGGTACGGCCATCCACGATCAATACTTGGGACAGGTTACCGGTGAACATTGCCTGACGGGCACCAGAGACACATTTGAATTGAGAGTTCAAACCACTGATCGGAACCATCTCCGGCGGAATGGTGTAGCGCTCTTGAGGTAAATGATCGGTTGGATCAAATGGATTCATTCAATCGGTCTCCTTATTACTTTGGGCTGAGATTCTATTTCGGTAATGTATAACTCAAGACTTTTATAGGTAAGCACATGACTGGCATCTCCAAGTGGATCGTAGCGTCTCCCTCAAGCTTCACACTCACTCAAGAATATCGGACGTACGTAGACTCTCTGATCATGTACTTCAGAGAATCGGATTCCACCCGTCAAGTACCGGTAGCTCCTGAGACTGGATATCTCTACAGGTTCGACCTAACGCAGTTCCTTTTAGCGAACAGCGTACCACTTGAGGATCATTATCTGGTGATGCGAGTTAACGGGTTTACCTCTATCCACCAGATTGATGAAACGATCAACCACATCCTCGTGCCTGACATGGCCTTGGTTGCGCGGTTTAAACAAATCTACCGTACTAGCCTGAACGCTAGTTAGGGGACAAAAAGAAAAGTAGAATAGGCGGGGAAGTCCCCGCCTCTCTATGCTGCTAATTACCAGCCACGGCCACCGCGTCCACCACGGCCGCTATCACGGTCACGGTCGTCACGGTCACGGCCTGAGCGCCAGCTCGGGCTTTCACGACGGCTGTCACGATCATCACGATCGCGGTCACGGCTCTTGCCACCCATCAGGTCACGGAAGCTTCCATGATTCGAACGGCTATCCGAGCGATCATCATCACGATCACGGCTCGAACGAGAGCTGTTAACAGTGTCGCGGAAACTCGAACCAGCGGCCGGACGCTTCTCGTCATCGCTACCGATGCTGAGTTTGGCTTTAGGTTCATTCCACGGCAGATCATCATCGGCACCAACATCACTTGCACTTGCTTCGAACGCAGAACGTTCTTCGTCGATTTCCTTACCGGTGTTACCCGGCAGAGCAGGAACTGCTCGGCTGCAAACCTTCGCGAAGTCGTCGAAGTTATCGAGTTCGTCGGTCCAGTCCAGATTGAACTTCAGCTCTTCGAACGATGGGCACTTGGCCGAATGCACGTTGAGGATGTCGTTCAACCGAGTTGCCAGCTTGTGGAAGGACAACAACAGGCTGTGGAAGTACGGCGAGTTGCCGTTCTTACTGCCGGAGGTGTACATCTTGCGAGCTGGCTCGTCGCCCAGGATGTATTCGAGAACCGATACAATCAGCGCTTTGTCCTTGGTCTTCCGTGGCATCTTCACGCCAAAGAAGGTTTCGGTCTCTTCGCTATCGGCTTCATCCATGATCGGAAAGGATACGAACGATTGACGCAGACTACCGTCGTCGGTCTTAGCCTTCAGGATAATGGAGATCAGGTGCTTCTCAGGAACCTGACTTACCGCATCGAACACCTTGCGCATGGTATCGACAGTCTTTTCATCGACTTCACCAATACCTGCCAGAGCGGTCAGATACTTGGAAGCCTTGGCAGACATGCCTTTATGCCGCTTGGAGTCGGATGCCAGTTCCATCAACGACAGGCCGATATGGCGAACCGTTGCCTTGATGCGCTCACCGATGTAGTTCTTGAAGGCGTTCAGTACAGGACTTGGACCTTCGGTGATCTGCTCAGCAAGAGGCTGGAACCCGGTACGTTCTTCACCCAGACCTTCTTTCAGGATACGCTGTACAGTAATGCACAGGCGCGTCTTGTTCAAGGTTACTGGAGACGGCTTACCGTCCTTCAGATAGGACAGATGCCCATCATCAACTTCTTCTTCGAAAACGCCTACTTCGAGTAGGATCTTCCGATTGAAGGCATTCATTCGATCGAGCTTACTTACACTCATCACTGATTCCCGTGGTCATTAATAGGGTTTTGTGAAAAGGGCTTTACCAGCCCTTACCACCTTTCTTATCGCCAGAGGCTGCTGCTGGAGCGGCTCTGTAATCATTGTCACGAGAACGAGGCTCTTTGCTGGCGCCCAACTTGATGCGGCTTTCGCTGCCAGTGTTGAGACCATCTTCTTGAGACCCGATGCCTGCGCGAGACATCCGCATGTTCGACAGACCGGAAGCCAGATCGATAACGCCTTTCGACATTTTGTCCAGCGACTTGAAGTCTTTATCCTGCGTAGGCGCCAGAAGACTGGACGCGTAAGCTGGGAAGTTGAACGATGCTTCTTCACCACCATCCATCCGGATACGGATCTTGATGTACTGGTCGATGTTCGCGTCGATGTACGCTTCAAACTCAAACGCACCACCGCAACCAACTTCTTCCATCAGAACGTGTTCGATCTGACTTTCGAAGTATGGCCAGTTCGCCTTAACCGACATGCCTGGAGCAAACGGAGTTGGCTCAGAGCAGACCACTTTGTACTCGCCGAAGCGCGCACGGCTGTTCAGCACCAGACCAGATACCGACGAATACATCGAGTTGATCAGAATGCCGGGCAGGGAGTTTGCGATGATGGTCGCAGCGATTGCCTCGTTGGTATCTTCACCCCATGCGGAGTTGTTGATGAAACCACCGCGCTTACGCTTGTCCAACGGAACGAACATCAACTGACGATCTTCATCGAAGTCTTCGTTCATGTCCATCAGTTCGCCGAAAGTAATGCAACCTTCACGGAGAATATTGGTATCACGCTTGATACGCTCCAGATACGGATCGAGTTCCAGAGAGTTCTCTGCCAAACGATCAGAAGCTGCCTGGATGGTGTCTTCATCATTACCGTCACCAACGTACGCATCGTTAGGCGAATTACTCGCCTGCATCCACGCATTCAGGTTACGGGCCGCGTATGCGGTCTGGCTGTTGTTGACAACGTTCGATGCACGGATAGCCGAGCTGAACGAACCAACGGTATTGTTTACGTTCGAATCGTTATCACGCATGAACGACCCGAATGCCGCATCTGCACCACCGCGCTTGAACAAGTCGGTAGGACGCAGAGTAACTGGACGATCGCCGCCACGGGTAGTGCCACGATCAGAACCGGTCAGGCTGGAACGCAGGAGGATCTGGTCATGCGCCTGAATCTTCGGCACCCAGATGTTATCATTACGGTGACGGGATTCCTGCATGTGAACCCTCGTAATGTTATTGAAGTACATTTTCATGCCAGCATCGAACTTCGCGGTGTCGCCACGACGGGCGTGTTCGCTGTTGTCGGTATAGCCCACGATATACTCGTAGGTGCTGGCGTTGTCACGGTTCATCACCTTAACAACCATGCCGAACATGATCCGGGATTCGGACCAGCCGTTGGCGATGTGGGACTTGTGCTGCCGGCGGTTCGATGGACCGAGGAGTGGAGCTACAACCTTGGCCAGCCGGATAGTGCTGAGGTTCGCACCATCATCGGTTGCCTTTGCAAACAGATCGAGGTCGTCTTTCTTCAACGAGGTTTCGTAAGGGCGAATGACTGGAGTGTCGCTGCCTTCAGTTTCCACGAAGATAAGTTTAACAAGTTCCATGAATTACTCCTGTGCTTAATACTCTAGGGGATTGAACTTTTCAGTCCATTACCGGGATAGGGATGTGACGTACGTAACCGTCCAGCTTGATAAACAACTCAGCCAGCTCATCGCGGAAGTCACTGGAAACCTGGAGACGCCGGGTAACGTCTGACCTTTCGAACTTCGCTGCCAATTGGCGCGGGCACTGAGGTTCCCATTCGTTCTTGAAGAATACATTTGCCGCGTCTTCTACCCCACGTACCCCAACGTTTGGTGATTGACCACTATCCTTCTTGCTCTCCGGCATTGTGTAAGGATAGATGTATTCCAGTTGTTTCATGTTCTCGTCGCTGATCTTGGTTCTAGGAACCGGGGTCATCATCTCGTCGTCAGCCATCTGGACGGGAGCTGCTGTTTGCAGGATTGCCAATTGATGGAAACCCCACTTCCACAGTACGGTCTGGGAGATACCCATGGCCGTGAACAGAGTGTTACGGTCGAACATCTCGATCGCACAACCTGCTACCACTGTAGACATTACCCAGATGCAGAGAGCGATCTGTGCGTCATTCGGATCAAACCGTGCCAGCTTCTGCGCGCGTGCTACGCACATCTCGGTTTGTTCGTCGGTGATCTCTTGATCAATGGCGCGAGCCGCTTCAAGATAATCGGTGATGTACAGCTGGAAGATGCAGAGGTCGCCAGTACTGATCTGCTCCTTCATTTTGTAGTAGCACCAGACCGAACTATTGTCGTCTGTTGCTGCTTCCACATCGATCTTCGAACGGATGTTACCGCCGAATGCCGCTGGAAGTCTGTTGTTGTTACCGCAGACGTAGTTGAAGACCACCTTCATCAAGTGATCCTTATCCGTCTCAGCGGACAACGGTGCAATCGAAACCTTACGGATCAATGCCAATGCCATCAAGAAGACAGGGATCTCCTCAGATGACAGGAACTCGAAGATGATAGCCATCTCGTGTTCCATCTCGGTAGTGTTTGCCCGAACGTAAGTTTCCAGACGATCGAATGCAGGACACTCCTTAAGCAGGCAGGTATCCAGAAGCTTGTACGCAACGTACTCCTTCTTCTTCGGCCCTTCTTCCTTTATAGCGATTGGAAGGAAAGCACCCCAAACAGGAATCATGCACCGCAGGCCCAATGCCACTGCTGCCAGATCGATGTATTCCCGTTTCAGATAAGTACGCTCCATGTAGATCGGAGTGATCTTATCTGCTGTAACGTAAGTGTCAGCCAGTTCTGCGGGGAACTTGATGTTCTTATTACTGGTCAGGTAATCACGCAGGTCTTCGAACTTCACGATGTCGAAGATACCTTTAACGATATCTTGCAACAGCTCCATGAACTCACTGGCTTTCACATCTGTACCGTACGAGTCCAGCACCGTGTCAAGGCGGGCGTAGCAATCGTACAGCTTTTGTTGTTCCCCCTTGCTATAACGGCTGATGAGATCGTTGATCTCGCTGAACAGCTCGACGCGCATTCCGAACTCTTCATCATTCTTTACTGCACCGGGTTTCGCGTTAGCGTAACCTGCGGCATTGATGATGATATCGTTTTCACCGGGATGAGAAACTGCGACGGCTGAGAAACTTCGTTTGGTAAATCCAGTGATGCTGAATTCCATCAATACACTCCGCTTGGTCACTATATGGTGCTTGCTCTAATAAGTAATGTATGCCTGTGTATTTTTACGTTAAGGCGGCATAAAGCCCGTGATACAAGGCTGTGAGGCCCTGTATCACAAACGCTAAATGCTCTCAGACCCTAGAAAGGGATATCGTCGTCAAAGCCGTTGCCACCGTCGCCGAGGTTCGGCGCAGATTGCTGTTGCTGTTGCTGAGGAGGACGCTGCTGTTGGTTGTTGTTGTAGTTGCCACCACCGCCGCCATTGTTCTGACGCTGCTGTTGGTAACCGCCACCACCACCTTGAGCTTTCTGCATGTTTTCCAGGCGGCGCTTCTTCTGGTACTCAGGCTCTTCCCACTTGTTAGTGAAACGCTCGTAGTACACTTCCAGCCAGGCTTCGGCTGTAGCGATCGCTGCTTCACGGCTGGAGATCTTCACGTCAACCGGCTGACCATTTTGCATGATCATGTGGTATTCGTCAGATTTGAACTCGTGAACCATGTCTGGCTTGCCTTTGGCAGTGATGCCGAAGGTTACAACGCCGTCTTCACGTTTGGCCACTTGGAAGCGAGAGATGATCATCTTCTCTTTGGCACGAACGCTCTTACGCTGATCCGCATCCCACATGAATGGGAAGCCCCAGTTGTCGACTTCGAACGACACTTCGCCGTTGTAGTTCGCAACGCGGACGATCAGGTTCATCAGGGTACGGAAAGGGATCGGCGCCATCGGCGTATCGATCTTGACAGGGAAGCCTTCAGACTTGCCCGCTTTCGGTTCGGTCTTGTAGCCGAAGTCGACCTCGATGATCGGGTTGTTGTTGTTCGAATCCAGCTTCACCCGGATCATTGTCTGACGTGCGCCTTCCTTTTGAGGAGCGCCGTACAGACGGAGTTTACCGTCGTCAATGGCTTCTGGTTCGCGGCGTTTCTTTTCGGGTTGTTGCGACATGTAAAATCACCTGAGGGAGGATGAATGTGGTTTCTGGACATTCCATTGTCCCTATTCATAACTATTTACGCACTATAGAGATCCTTGATCAACATCTCCAAGGCTGGGTCTTTCCGAGACGCAGCTGAGTCGATGATCAAAGCCTTAGTGGTAGCCGGAGTCCATTTGTAGGTCTCGGCTAGCTCCAGAACACGTTTGCGGATCTTGATAGGCATCGGGCTGAATAGAATCCCATCACCAAACATCTGCAAGGTCATCTTGTCAAAAGGAAGGTTCGGATGTTCCTTCCCACTGACTAACTTCGTGTTCCACATAAGAGGTGTCTTTATAGCCCCTGTGTGCGATTCTAAGAGCGCTAGCGAGGTGAACCGATACCTTTGTAGCAGGTCCACCGGATAATGCGTCAGAAGCACTGTCTTGTAATTGAAGTCCGGGAAGTCAGTTGTCCACTGTTCAATAGGAGAACCGCTCTCGAATTGAGTCAGGAGATTCTTGATCACCAGATTCTTCTGAGCCCAGTACATGTGTTGCGCTGTTGTGGTTGGACCTTTCAACAACGCTTGCTTGTACTTGCGTGGAACATCACCGTAAGTGCAGTGATAGAACTTCACTTCACAGCGACCATCCGAAGTCTCAGAGATGATCTCTTCGATTACACGCATCTCGTTACTGACGGCTTCAGCCATCGTGTACTCTTCGAGTAATGCGCGTGCCTCCTTGTCCACAGAGCCCAGTAGGTTGCGGATAAGGGTACGGATGTTGATCAGTAGCAGGTCGCGCTTGAAGATCTCAGGCGCGTCCGTAGGAGCCTCAGGAAGGATACCGACCAGAGACTCAATTGCCAGACTTGTAGCAATGGAGATTGGAAACTGTCCCATGGCTCTTTCGGACAGCTTCTCTCGTGAAATATTCTCAACGGTCATGTATCTCTTCCTGTTAGCCTTTCTCCAGCACCTTCACGATCTCCCTCATGATGTCATCAGGCGTACCATCGAGACGTGGGAGGATAAGCTGCATGAGCGTGTCTGGCCTGATCGAAGTCAGGGTCACGGTCTCAACAACCAATCCAGTGTCATCTACATCGAGGTCGCCAACGCCATCCACTACTTTGGTGGAGATGTTGAACTGCGGGAACTCTACGGTTATTCGGGTTAAGGCTGTATAAGCCTCATCGTTTCGGCTAAGCTTCAAACGGAACCAACTACCGTCTGGGCTGCCATTGAGTTTCTTGAGGGTTGCGATCACTTGGTTGAGTGTCTTGCCCACTACATCTATTGTCGTGAAGAGTGTTGCTTCTTCATTGACCACAAAGAACTCATCGTAAACGCCATCCGTTGGGGAATAGCAGAACTGGAGATGTCCTTTGTCATCCTCTTCGTTAAACCTAAGTCTTTCTGTAGAAGATGGTACTCGAATCTTTCCACTGGTCGTGTGATGGTGGTTGTGACCAATGATGATCAAGTGGCGCACGATTGCTTCGTACCGTTCCTCAAGGTGGCTCGAGATACTGCGTACAGGCTCCTGATAAGTGAACATGCCGTGCATTACGGCAAAGTCTACCTGATCTACGCCTTGCTCCCGCATCAATTCCTGAACCATCTTCCAGGTCTTGTTAGCGTCGTGGTTCACTTCATCCTGAATATACAGAACAGTCGGACCACCGGGGATGAGTTCATCAATGACGATGTTCTCGTAGTACTTGATGTCGGCGTTAGCCTCAATCATTTCGTTGTACTGAATCATCCAGCGGGACTGTCTGTTGTCGTGGCTAGGCGTACCCTCAAGGATTCGTATAGCTACGTTGTGTTTCGCAGCCAGTCTCAGGAACCGTTCCATCCACCGGGTGATTACAAACGCGTCATCGCTGTCATAAGCCAGACGCTTGTCAAACAGATCACCGGAGATAATGATCACATCCAGAGCAATCATGCGCGCTTCGTGGAAGGTCTTCTCCAGTACATCGATAATCTTTGCAGACTTGACTCGGCTATGGCCGAGGTGTACGTCGCTGATAACAGCGATAAGCAGGTCACCCGCTTGTCTGATAGCGTAGGTGAGGCGGCTAAGCCCCACCTTAATGACGGTGCCTTTAGTCGATGATAAAGTCGTCGTCTGATCTTGCATTATTACCGCTCTCTACAATGGCTTTAGAGCCGGGCTTTTTAGCAGCCCGTAAGGCCGCTGCAATAACGGGAGCGAGGGTTTCGCCAACGAGTTCCTCAAGAGGTAGCTCATAGCGGTCGTAGATGTGGCACAACATCACCAAGCATCGCGTCTTGGAGGCGTCTTCTGCACGCGGAGCCAGGATGTCTACCAGATCGTTCTCGATCGTAAAGACCTGACGCATGTCGTTGTTATCAACATGCATCCCCTGAATCTGAACCATCTTGTGGATGGTCGGAATGTTGACACCCGGTTCATGACGCGCCACTCGAGTGGGTACGTCTACAAACAATGGGGGCACATCGTACAGTTTCACGCCTTCCTGATCGACAACTTCGATCTCATTGTTGAGACCATCGGCTACGTTCAGGTAGTGGCCGATTTCAACTTCTTCCCGACGAATCCACTTACGCAGAACCGGCAGTAGGATGTTGACGAAGTATTGCTCAGGGACTTTACGCTTACGCTCAGCCGTGGAGTCGTTGATCTCTGTGGCAGCCTTAGCCATCCGTTCCAGACCTTCCGCGACATAAGCCCGATAAGCTTCAGAGCCCTTATCCTCAAGATCCTCACGGGGCTTGTTGCGGATTACAGGCTTTCTTTCACGAGGTAAACCAGTGCGGGACATAAAGAACTCCTTGAGACGAGGGAGCCGAAGCTCCCTGTCATGCCGGTAATTAAACCGGTTCGGCGTCAGCTTGAGCCTGGTTCAGCAGGGCTTCAGCGGCTGCGTCCAGCTGCTTGTCGACCGCTTGGTTGGTGGTGATGTACCACACGTCGCCAGGCACGGTAGCTTGCGACAGAACCAGCTTGGCCAGCTCTTGCAGAACTACTGGGGAGGCTTTCGAGTCGGTCCACTCTTCGCTGCCAACTTCGCGGATGGTGATGTCCACGGTCAGCGGCTCGTCGCTGGCTTCGGCATTGGCGGTGATCACGGCGCGCAGGCAACCTGGGTACGGAGTGCGGGTCAGGACCGGACGCATGGCCAGTTGGGCTTTGTGCTGAGCTTCGTTGTTCAGAGCGCGCAGGGCGCCGGACAGAACGACGCGGGCGAAGTGGGTAGCGTTTTCCGGGATGTTCAGCAGATCGGTCACGGCGGCGGCCACGAACACTTTCAGCTGCTCAGGAGTTTCTGGCATCATGATTGCTTGAGGGGCTGCTGCTTCAACTGCTGCTTCTTTGATTTCGGTGGACATGGTGCTTCCTTAGGAAGAGTACAGCGGAGTACCGCTGTTGGTGTTTAGGATGGTTTTAAGCATGGAATCTTTGGCGGTGAGAGCGTAACCGATGCTTCGTGAATCTACATCGATGCTGTCTCCGTCGCTTACTATTCCCTCGATTAGTAAAGAAATACCTGGACCCACCGTTGTGGTGTCCAAAGTAACATCCAAGGTCACATTCGTGAAACCTTCTGAGAGGAAGCTGTAGAGGTCTTGTTTCAACTTCTCAGCAATGGCAAAGGGATCGTTGCCGTATTGCTGTATGACCTTTGTAAGCGAGTGTACGTTGTCTTTGAAGTAGGTTGTCTGGCTGTATTTCGAAAAGAAGTAACAGCACATCATGTAATCGATCTTGAGATCAATATCTTCGACACAACCGGCCTTACCGAGTGTTGCTACTTTAGTGGCCATAACGGATCTGCCTAATAGAATCGGACATCCTATTTGGACAAAAAAAAGAAGTAAGCACTAGGGAGCCGAAGCTCCCCGTGTTTATGCTGCCTACGGATCTACCGTGATAGTAGTCTTGCCTGAGGTGAGCTTAACCAGATAACCGGTATCAGCGAGAGAGATTTCCATTACAGCGTCATCTGGAGCTTCCATCGTGGCTACAACTAATACATCGCCCTGTTCTGGCGTAAGTGCGTTATCCTCCTCCATGCTTAGGATAGCTAATGCGATTTCACAACGGGTCGTGTATTGCCCTACGTGTTTCGACATGTTCAGCTCCTGGATCTTTAGATGGTGGTTTAGCGTGTATTCCCCGCCTTGCTCCATGTACGAAGAAAGCTGCCCCGTACTTACGGTTACGATACATTCCTTTGACGTAAGGTTTATAGCTGATATCTTCCAACTCATCCATGAAGTAGATGCACGATGGTCTATCATACTCTTCCACTTGACCGGCAACGATCATGCCGATTCTTTCGGCAACACGATGTCCGTCTAACAGACTGAACTCATCAGCACCGAATTCAGCACTATCGAACTTGAAAGGAACCATGTACGTGGATATGTCTTTACCATATCCACGTAATACGGCTACGAAACCATGGGCTTCTTCCCAGCTAAACCTGATGTCAGTTGTACTCAGAGCAATACCTAACTCTGGAAGGATATCTTCGCGTGTATCGAAGCTTGACCCTTCGAGGGTCATTTCTACGAATGCTTCAGGATCTTCTGCGGTGGGTTGTTTGAACATCGCGTTAACTAAAAACATACATCTATTCCTAACAAAAATAAAGTGGGTGGCATAAAGCCCGGCTTTCACCGGGCTCTACGTTTTACAGTGTGTTACCAATCGGGCTGAGTGGATCTTGCTTGCCTTCATCGATGAAACCACGCTGAGCTGCCCATGTCCCATGACGGGTCATTTCTTTCTCATTGAACGTACATGGTTCATCACCATGTTCATCCTGCACGCCGAGGTAGGTCACGAAGTGATCCTCATCCGGAATGTCGTGGCTGACGTAAGCGCCGTTCATGATTTCACGGTACGGAGTGTGATCCCGTCCGATCATGCCTGGTTCTTCGTCTTCGTACAATTCGCCATAGCCTTCCAAGCGTCCCTGTTGCCAGAGAAGTCGGGTTCTTGGTTCAGCCATTGTGAATCGACGCATCTTCGGTTTAGCATTACGCAACCCTTCACGAGTTGCCAGAAGAACGATGCGATCTTCATCCCAACGTTTCCCGAACCTATCCCGCAGGCCGCTCACGCGATCCCGTAGACGGCCGAGATCGAAGTTAGCCAGCTTTTCGCTAGCTGCCTTTAAGAAGCTGGATGCATATCCGCCAGCAGATGTCATTGCGCTGTCCATGCGATCTCGCAGGAAGCTCAAGTCATCCCTGTCCATGATGCCGTGAGTGGCAGCGTGGATTACGTCATCATCAGCACTTACGATGTAAGCCATGTCAATCTCCCATGGGTACTGATAGGTCGTTTCCTTCCTCAATACGTGCGTTGATAGTTGAGATCACCGGCGCCGGTATGTTGGCGTGGTTGCTCACTCCGAAGACCTTCTTGAGATCCATGAACCCAGTACTTGGTTTCAGGCGCTCGAAAGCCCGTGTAGTCACGTTATCCAGTGCCAATTGTCCAGACATGTAGTCACCATCGAAGTCGGCGTTAGGCGCTACAAGCGTCAACACAGAGATGGATGTACTCAATTGGGTAGGGTCACGTTTGATCGTGTCGATATAGAAGCCTTGCGTAGAACCACGCTTAAGCGATGGAAACCGCGTAAAGCCTGCCATCATCCCACGTCCACCCGGAGACTCGGCGATCAGCTCGTCGAAGATCTTCTCAATGCGGTGGTGTGTGCGGAGGACGTTATCGTAGATCAGCGTCAAGATTTCGTTAGGAGTATACTTCTCCTTCCGTAGCTTGTTCGCGATGTGTAGCTTAAACGTCAGAACAGCGGAACCCCATGGAATCTCGAGAGACTCGTGATCGTGAGGTTTGTGGTTCGAGGTAATCACCGTCCGGAAGGTAAAGTGCGGGGATACACCGTAAACCAGTTTTCGCAATACTCCTTTCTTGTCAAAGATTTTGAGATGCTCGTTACCAGAGTAATAGGTGCAGAGCTTATTGCTTGACCGTGCGATCCGGGATTCAAGATCGTACAGCGAGATGCGCTTGGCCGATGCTACCTTGCCAAGACAGATGAGCGCATCCAGTGCGGGCGCCATCTTTGGATCGACATACGTACGGTCGCCCACATCTTCGACGATGAAACCAATCTTGGATGGGAACGGCATGTAACGACAGAAGATCAGGTGTTTGTGTAGATCGATGAATCGCATCGTGCTAGCAGCTTTGGCCGCTGTTACGAAGTGCCTGATTGCGCACAACTTGGACATGATCTCATCGAAGTTCTTATGGAAGTAGACCAACCCACGAGTAGGTACGATCGCTTCAATAAGACGCTCTTCTTTGCTGTTAAGCTTAGGAGGGCGGTACTTTGGATCAAGGATGTAGTCGAAGACGCTGAATGAGGACTTGGTGAATCTGGCCTTGAGCAACCGGTAGATTGTCAAGTTGATGAACCCAGGAACTTCTGGGGGCGCCATTACCCAGACGATAGGTTCGATCGTCTGTTCAGTGATCGGCAGAACTTCATAACCACAGTGAATGCAGTTGTCATGAATACGGCTACCACCGGAAGTCTTACGGCATGGGCACGATGGCACGTTCGAGAATACATCCCCGTCGTACTTAGTGTAGACCAGATCGTTGAACTTCTGCTTACCTTCATCTGTTTCGAGATCCAGATCGTTTGCTAACATCGGCTTAATGCTCAAGTTCTTGAACATCTTGTCGAAGTCTTCAATCATCGGATAGATACCCTTCCGCCCCGGATAACGCTGACGTGGCTCGTAGATATCGTAATTAATCAAATCCATGGCACTTCTCGCAGATAAAGAAAAAAGAAACAGGAGGAGGGGTAACCCCTCCTCCCGTGTCAGTTTACCGCATCTGCCGACTTAGTAGTCGATCGAGTCGAACAGACCGCCACGGCCACGATCGGCAGTGGTACGGTCGGAACCACGACGACGGCTGATGCCGATGTCGGAAGTTGCCAGCTGCGAGTAGGCGCTGCCACCAACGTGACGACGAGTGTTCAGACCGCCTTCGGCAGTCATGTAGCTCGACATGTCAGCTGCGTCCAGGGAACGCGACAGCGCTTCCAGGAAGTCAGGCTCGAAGCCCAGCAGCGGTGCAGTGGTGGTAACGCGGATGCCCGGAACAACCTTCTGGAGGTAGCCCAGACGTTCTGCCAGGCAGAAGTCCACGGTGTTGCGGTCGTTTTCGTAGGTGTACTGGAAGTCCTGCACCAGATCGATGTTCTTCTCGCCAACTTCGGTGAGGAGAGACTGGACGTTCCATTCACGCAGGTCACGCAGGTTGCCCTGAGTGTCGACCCAAGTACCGATCAGTTGACGAGTACCCATCGAACGAACTGGAGCTACGTCGACGGAACCAGCCAGGTCCTTGTAGGCGCGGCTGAAGCGGTTACCCGACAGAACGTCGGCAGCTTCGAACAGCGTCTTGGTGTGGCGACGAGCAACGTCGGTATCGCGAGTGGTCGCGATGCTTTCGAAGATCGACAGAACCGAGGACTTCTCGCCCGAAGATGGGATCATCATGCCGATCGCCAGTTTCGGGAACACGGTGAACGCGAGGTAATCGCTCAGATCGTTGTCGTCCATGTTCGGAGACACGTCGTCGAAGATCTTGGCGAAGTCGCGGTTCGGATTCAAGAGGTGCAGGCAGTTGATGTTGCTGGTAGGCTTCATCACGCCGGTGCCGTCTGGGTTGCTGATTGCAGTGCGAGGACGCAGCTGGGAAGCCCAGCGGTAGTCGTTCGATTGCAGGTTGGCCTGAGCCAACAGCAGCAGCGCCAGTTCCAGGGAGAACGGGAAGTTCGCAGCAGGCGCGATCGAGGTGATGTTCAATACCGCTTGGATGAACGGTTCACCATCTTCTTGCGACTTGCGGCGACGGCTGAACGAAGGACCGTTCTGCTGTTCACGGTTGTCGGCCAGGAAGAGGTCGATACCGGCACGGATTTCGCCCATTGGGGTACGGTCGTACTGGTTGTCGTCTTCGTTGCTGGCTTCGCTGTAGAACAGGTTACCGGTGCAGTCAGAACGGATCGGTTGACCCGAGCTGTCTTCGCCTGGCTGGCCACTGTAGTTCCAGGTGGTTTCCAGACGACCGGTGCGGCCGATCATTTTCGGGCTGATGCGGAATGCGCTGTTGCGGGAACCACCGGCCTTGTCGACCAGGTTTTCGCGATAGCCGCACAGTGCATCGAGGGCGTTGTCGAAGATACGATCGACGACGGCGCTGTTTTCTTCTTTGTTCAGCTTCGCCACAACCGACGACAGCAGAACTTGCGAACCGATCACCACAACCTTGGCATCTTTGTTCAGGCCGGAGACCTGATCTTCGATGGCGCGTTTGTACGGCTTGGTAGCCAGTTGGTCCTCAGGGAGGACGATGGCGTCGTAGGTCGTACCGCGATCGACCTGGCTGCGAGTGCCATGGCCGCCAGCTGGTTCGATGGTCAGAACGTAAACCAGGGTAGCCTTGCCAGCGCCGATGACGATTGGCAGAGTTACCAGCAGCGAGTTCAGCGAGGACTTGGCCAGGGAGCCGTCCAGCGGAATCACTTTGAAACGGTCGCGCTTGATTGCATCAGGCAGGTTCGGTTTGTCGAATGCCTTGTTCTTCTCGAACGCGGTCATCAGAGCAGACAGAGCTGCGTCGGACAGGCCACCGCTCGAAGGACGAACGTTCAGGGTACGGCCGATGTCTGCAATTGTGAACGCACGTTCTTCGCCTTCTTCACGATCATCGCGATCACGGCGGGTGCTACGTTCTTCACGGCGTGGCTCTTCACGGCGTTCTTCGCGACGCTCAGAAGCTGGTGCTTCAGCGCGTTGGGTGGTTGGTTCGTCTTTCATTTCGAAGCCGTCGTTTTCTTTGCTCACAGTACTGCTCTCCTAAAGATTTTTTGTGTACACATTTATTGCGATGGTGCCAATACGGCGTTACGGTACTCTTACCCTTATCGCTATCAGGGATTCCCGGCAATACCCACCGTCGTGAATAGCACGGGCTTGAACCGAATGTACCTTAATCGGCTTTACGCTACGGGTCTTAAGATTCTGTTGCTGTGTGACTTTTTACCTAGATCAATTCGACGTTCCTTATCTTTAATGGTTAAACTCATCAAGGTAATGTATACCTGTAATGTTTTTAGATTCAAATCCATCAGCGTGTTTCTATATGCTAGACGGTAATGTATCATCCAAAATAAGTTGGTCGCGATCCAAATAAAATGACTCTAAACAGCGTGCAGGGGTAGCAGACGCTGTCGAGACACTCGGGTTACGAGTGTCTTCGAGGGATCTACTATATAATAGTGAACATGTGTAACTTTTTACGCAACCATCTATCCGGGGCATTGAAATGTATCAGCTACTTAATAGAACCACACGGTTCGAGAATTCTCCGTTTGCCTTCCCCCGGATGGACTATCTGCGTGGGCGGGTTAACGAGAACTACCAGCGGTACGTAACCGAGCGCACCAGTTATCCGGGTCGTGTTGACAGCTCTCACTTATTGTCCAAGATCCTGATCAGCCTCAACGTGGAATTCAGTGGGGATCTGGTCAAGTACATGTCTGACTGTGAGATCTCTGCCAGACGAATGTGTTCAGGTCTGGGGATTGCCTCCAGCTTCAGCAAAGGGACCCTATTCACAGAAGGCGTCTTCTATCCGGGTTGTCCTGAGATCATCCTGTATTCGCGGGATGAATCCTACACCGTCATGGATCTGTGGCGTGGTTGGAAGGACCTTCAGGCAGTAACCGTGGTCAACCATCCAATCAGTGATCTGACGATGGTAGAGCTGGGTGTCAAGAACTCCATCACTATCGATAAGCCAGACTTGGCTGTCATCAACATCGACATTCCTCTATTAGCGGCACAGTGGAAGATGTGGCAGGCAGCTAACCCCGGCAAGTTGATTGAAGCTTTCCTGACTCAGGTAGTTCTACTGAACATGGTTAAGAGTCACTTGAACGTGGCTCTGTTCAATAAGCTGATGGTCGATCTAAACATTCGTGAAGAGTGTAGCGTCAGGACCAACCTCCCATCCAGCCAGACATCCGTCAATGCTGAAGGTCAGGCTATTATCTTTGATGTCTTTAATAAGGTATCGGGTAAGGCAATGACTGGTGGGCAGATGATGGCTTCTATTCCGACTATCTTTGGCAGCAACTACCTCGACAGCGTTTGTCTTCCATCCATGACTCCTACCTATCAAGTAGAGTGGGCACTCATGGCGCAGAAGATGGATTCCGTTGCGGTGATGTTGGCATTGGCTGCTAAGAGCGGATATGACCGCATCCTCCCAGAAACAACCATCCTCAAACGAACCTTCATCCAAGTCAAGGAAGAGAAGACGTTTGATAATGGTCTTACTGGAGCTGCCTCCTCTTTCTTGAATGAGCGGCTTCAGAGACTGGTTGTAGAACGCATGCCCAAGGCATAAAGCAGAGCGGGGCACTGCCCCGCTCTGTATGCTGTTTACTCGTCTACCGGTTCAACTTCTTCGGTAGGTTCCTCGGCTACTTCTGGCTCTGGTGGCACTTCAGTTACACCGGGAACTGGTGACATGGCTGGTAAGCCGTCAGGCCCCAAGAGGACGTTCATCAACATGGTTACTCTCCTGTCTTGCTGACCAGAGCTGTGGATAGATCGATTGGATTGGCCAACATATACTGTTTGGCGCTAAGGATAATCTCATCCCGCAGCAACCGGTTTACGTCAGCATCCGTCAGGGCTACTTCCATAGCCTCGATCGTCATGTAATCCCACCACCCGTTCTTCCTGGCCGTTTCAATAAAGCTTGGCCATTCGATACGAAGCTTCTCCAGATTGATGACCCGGTCCACAGCTATATCGAGAGGAAGGCCGTGGGTAGCCTTCAACTCGAACAACTTAGAACCTGGGTACATCGCTGCCTGCCAAGGAACCCAGCCCTGACCGCCCTTGGTCATATCGATCTGAGGCTTAGGTCCATCACCTAGAGGTTTGTTTAACAGTAGTTCACTGTACCGCCTCATTCACTCACCCCCAAGAACTCCTCGATGGAAGTACCCTTACGGTTAAGAACAATGCCGATCACCGCCTTCTCGCCACGCACGATCTCATCGCGAATATGATCCATGATCTTCGCAACCGATCCAAAGATCTGAACCATGAAGCGTTCACAAATATCCCCAGCTTCTGGGAACTGGGTATTCGCAGAGAACATGTCAATAGATTCGATATCACTCATGCTGTCAGTCCCAAGAAGTCGTAGATGAGACGGTAGTTGTTACGATCCACCAAATGAAGGCCAGTAGACTCCAAGATCCGGTAGAAGCCTGAGTTGATCTGGTAGGCCAACTTCCGGACGTTTGCAGCTTCCTGTAGTTCGATTGGAAGACCACCATTCTTGATAACCATGGTCGGCAGATAGAAGGTAGTGATCTCTTTACGATTCCACTTGATCATCCACGCTGCCATACGCTTGGCCAGCTCCTGATCTTCCATACCCGCCAACCATTCCTGAGTCTTAGTCTTGTTAGACAACTCAGAAGTGATCTTTACGCATGGATACGGTGGCGCTACAGATTCACCGTACTTAGGAGCAAACACTTCTTGCCACAGTTCGTGGTGAAGCATCTTGTTACTGTCCGGCTTGATCTGAGCAGAACGTAGGTATTTGTATTCCCCACGCTTAATGGACTGGATGGTTTCGATCTCGTGATCAGCAACGAACCGCAGGAGTTTACCCGCATTCATCTTCCGACCTTCGTTGACGTGAGTAGCGATGTTCTCCATCATCTCCTCAGCCGCCTTCAAGATGTGCTTAGGCGCAGTAGAACCACGCAGCTCCACACCTTTGATCTCCAGTTCATTCTCTTCGTAAACGTTACCTTCCCGCATGGACATGAAGGAGAAGTAATGCTTAGCAAGGTTGGTCAGAGCAAACACCGGGAAGGCGTACTCGTTCTTCATTGCCAGACGGAAGAGTTGCGAACGTTCCACACCAACGTTAGCCGACAACATTGCCAGACTGTGCGCAATGCACTGGCACGACATGTAGGTGGCGAGATACCAGATACGGTCCTCTACTTCCCCACGCTTCATGCTGCCGGTGTACCACTCAACCCAGTATTCAGTACTGAAGATGGAGGAGTCGGTATCTGCTGCCAGACATACACGGCGCTGAATGCCCTTGAGAGCGGCTACAGTCGGCGGAAGATGCTTAGGCGCAAATAGGTTAGTGATCAGGGTTGCGTACTTCGCAGACGCCTCTTTAAAGCGTTGTGCTGTACGACCGATGGTCTGCCACCCTGCCGGGTTGTTCTCTTTAACCAGCTTGTGCGTACTACCTTTCAGGATGTTTGCACACAGGGCGTTGATGTAAGCGATGGCCGTGGTATCGACAGTCATGAGGATGGCGTCAGTATCAACGTCTTCCATGTCATCGATATTAATGGCGATCATCTCACCCATCAGGTTACGAACAACTTCTGGGTTGAACTTAGCCAAGTGGTACATGTCGCCCGAGTAGCAGACGGTGGCACGTTCCAGTGGAGTCATCCCTTCTGCCATACCGCGGATCAATTCCATCTCGTGAGGAATGTCCCAGTACAATTCGGCAGAACGCTTAACCATTGCTACCACGTCATCCACGTTTGGATAGACGAGGTTGTACTCATCGATCACCAACTGGACACGACTTAGTTGCTCAATAGTCGTAATGGCTGTCAGGTTGGCTTTGGCTATCTCTGGCGTATGGTAATGCTTCGACCCCGCCATGAACCTTTCAACAGTGGCGTTACCGTACCCCGCTGCTGCCCGACACATAGATGTCAGACTGGAGTGACCGGTTGCCAAGAAGATTGGGTTACCTTCAAAGCCGCGCATACCGGAAACTGAGTTGATACGGATCTTACGGGCGTTCTGATCATAGTCCGCAAGAGCAGACTTCATCAGTTCACCGATCTGCTTCAACTCAAACATCGCCTTCTTCGACTTCTTACGAGCCGCGATGTTATCGTCCAGCCATTCAGCTGTAACGGAACGTTCTACTTCTGGGCGTTCGTAAACCACCAGCGACGGGGAAACGATACGGCCGGACTCACGAATCTCTTCGATATAACCGAGGAAGGTGGTTTCATCTTCTACCCGGTGACCGCGAGCCTTCTTGATCAACTGCTGCATTGCAGGATCTTTGAATGCAAACATGCCGCCCTTAGCTACTTTCTTAAGGACGTACTTCAGCGTGTTCTCGTAAGGGAGTTTAAGCTGAAGTGAAAGATACTTGGCTACCTGTTGGATATAGCCTTTCTTGACATCGATGTCACGTTTGTATTCCTCTACTGGTAAGAGGAACGGGTTATCGTTAGCCATCAATCAAACCTCTGAGGTACTCTACGTATTGTTGGCACGGTTTGTATCTTTCAACAAAACAAAAAAAAGACGCTACACATCCGCCAACCTTTCGGCTGGCGGATGTGCGTGATCAGGCTACGGTGAGCTTGAATCGTCCTTCGAACCCAGAGGCCACGAGGATTGAACGGAAGGTGTCCATCTCGGCAGCGGTTGGGTTCAGGAGCAGGCAGTTGTAGTTGACGTTGTCGAGGACGGTAATCGAACCTTCCTTGATCCACGGGACGCCAACGTACAGGATCTTGTTCTCCGGATCGACGAACTTGGCATACGAATACGCCGTGAAGTCATCTGGAGTATCTGCTGGCATGTACGGGAAGTTCTGGTGATGTTCCCCTGCTGCTTGGAAACCCACCGCTACAACCGTCCCCACATCGAGCAGGGCCAGCAGCTTGTAGTTCGTATACCGGATACCAGAGCTCAGCTCGAAACTGAGCACCTTCCCTTTAAAAGATTCGTTGAGGGGCATTTACACTCTCCAGCCGAGCCAGATAATAGCCTCGGTCATTAAATATCAAATCTTCGATCGAACCTTCTTCGACCAGTTGTCTCAAATCATCGTCATCAATAGCCTCATAGAGACTTTCAACGGTAGCCCGATAATCCGGATCAATAGACTCGATACCGATCATGCAATTGGTCAGGTAGTCAAGGAACTCAACGCGTTCCCAGTTTACGAACTGTGTGTCGATGGAGGCCAGAGGGGAGTCCGGTTCATCCGCTGACACTTGTTCCGGGACTTCACGATACCCCACTGATTGCAGGTAATCGTAGAACCCCGGACTGTAGCCTACGATACAGTGGTTTTTCATGAAACAGCTCCGTACTGGTTAGATAACCATCATGATTGCGTTACATCTTATCTGCCGGTTGATACTGTTCAGCTTCAACTTCACATCGTGGATTGCTCCGACCAAGTATTCTAAGTCTCGAATATGGTCGGTGATAGCACGATACAACGTGAGGGCAGCTCTTGCTATTATTGGCGCATCATCTTCAACTTTTACGCAACCTAGCTCTAGGAACTTGTTTGACAGACCTGTTACGATCTCATCATACCGTCCTACATGGCGGTAAGCCGAATACTGTCTGATGATGCCTTCGATGTCGTACGAGAGACTTTCCACCTGCCTGTCGACATCATTGCAGAACTCACGAACAAGGTCGCTAATATCTACAACGATGAACTCCTTATCAGTGGAGGCTCCCGAGGCGCGACGCGAGTGGTACGGAAAGCAAGGTATATCGTTTCGGGACATGTTGGACAACCTGCATGGTCATAAGGACAGACACTGGGTATCCGTTCTCAGACAGTTCATCGAACAAAGCGTTGTATAACGTGGAAAGCTTTGACTTCCCGGTGCAGCGATCGAGGATGATTTCAGCAGGCGGCCAGTTATAAACATATTGACAGATTGGCATCGCTGCTACGAAATCAAACGCGATCCCTGATAGAACCTTGACGTGTTCTGATAGATCCTCGGTATTAATGAAGCTGTTGAGTGAGTCGTTGTGAACAGCGATCATCGTTTTGTTGGCGACAGCTGGTAACGTATTTGCTTTCATGTCCACTCCAGATCAATTAATGCCACATCGCGCTTAACCCTACATGTTACTGAGCTAAGCCTGCGATCGTCGGTCATCAGTTGCGCATATAACCCGCAGTCCTCCAAGGCATCCAGTACATCACCAGACATCTTCTCAATGGTTTTAAGGTTGAGGTTGTAGTCATGGGTGAGGGTAACCAGCACTTCCGTACTCAGCCATTCCTTACGGGCAGCGGAGTCCAATACCCAGTTAGACAGCATAAAACCCACGGCGGAGTCAGATACGCCGTGGTTAGGATTTATCTCGATAACAAATTGTTCTGTTTCCAACATCTGACCTCCCTAATCTTCGAGGTATTCCATCCAGACAACGAAGAACTTCCGGTTGGGGTTAACTTCAGGCTCAGTGAACCTGTACTTCTTCCAACCTTTCTTCTCCTGCTCTTGCGCTATCTCAACCAGAGTTAGCTTGGTGTTATAGAAATCCGGGAAATCGATAAGATCGGCTTTCGACAGATCCATTAGTGCGCGTTTAGCCCGACGACCTATTTCAACATCATCGTACTCATCGCAGGCGCCTAGGATGTAGGACAGTTCGTCCATCTCCGCTAGACACCAATAGTCAACAATCGAACTGAGAACCAGAGATGCCAGATAATCGAGGCTTTCACCTTCAAAGTCTGGCATCTTCTGCAAGTCATCAGCGATATTGAATAAGCACTGGCTGCCGTGTCCGTCGATCTCAGCAATGATCCGAATCGAGTCACGGTTTGTAGTCATTCAACTCACCTTCAGATAACCACCCTTCTCAGCAACCTCTACCTCGAATATAAGCTCCGCGAATTCCTTCGGGTTCTTAGGGATCATGTCTTCAAGATCCCTTATCAATTCGTCATGATGGTAGTAGTGGCTGTGGAAGTAGTTGGCTAACGCTAAGAACTCACCCCAGATAGTCGCATGCTTCTTCTGGTCATCGATGTGTGCAAGAGAGGTAATGCGTTCGAATGCATCGACTGCACCATCCCTATCGCACATCAACAACGACATCAACAGAATGCTAGCGGTGTACTGGATGAACTGGTTTCGCTCGTACGAAGGGACATGATCGCCCAAACGTACCAGAGCTTCGTGGAATTCGTTATCGATATCCACGATCAGAGAACGCGGTGTTCCCCTTCCGAGTTTCATTCATCACCTTCGTCCTGAACGTCCGCGTCATCCTCGTCCAGATCCGTAGCCGGCTCGAGGTGGAGATCTGGATCGTCCAATTCAAGTTGGGCTTCAGGAGACAACGCCTTACAGATTTCGATCAGGCATTGACCGTGTACGATGATGCAGTCGCTGATAACAGCCGGCCGTACATCACGCAGAAACTCAAACGTGTCGTGCATGCGATCTACGTTGTCGGCGTACCAAGCGTCGAGTGCCAGAGATACGTTGCCTTCAGACGGATCTGGGATGTCCTGAGACAGATGTTTGAAGTCGAAGTCGTCGTCCCAGAACTCGTACTTCAATACAGCCTTCAGTAGAGCGCCCGGATCGATCAACGTGCTTTCGGATATGTCAGTCATGTTGAAGTCACCGACATCAACAATAACGTACTTATACGAATAGCTAGGCGCCGCCGATGGATCTCCAGTGCCTGAGGTGCTTGTCGAGTTCTGGGTGGATGTATTCACCGCTTCCTCGACAAGATTCGATATAAGTTTCAAATCCAGTTTCATTGGGCCTCCGAACTTCTTCCAATTGGAAGACGAGTATAAGTTTGTCGTGGGGGATATAGACGTCAGCAACTGTACCGCCGTTGCCACAGCACGCCCTGATAACCTCCCGAATTTCATTGTCGAACTCCACCAGCTGATCTAAGAGGTCAAGGTACTGCCTCCGATTGCGGGTGTTTCTGGTAACGAGCTGTTGGAGAGAGGATGAGTAAGGATCAAGAACCAGTTGAGCGGTGTCTACCATCAACTTCCTTACATCCCTGTCAAGCCAACGGAGCTCTGTACCATTGTTCTCCATGGTGTATTTGAACCGTGAGTACCACTCGTCCACAGCGTGGACGTTAGTATCACCATCCTTTACCGTTGTAGTTAGTCGAATACTCATGACCGTGCTCTTCTGTCCACTGAACTATACGCTGGTCTTCACCGACCTCCATACGGATGGCGGTTCCTGATACACGCATTGATACGTCGTACCATGTAGGCAATGACATCACCTCAGCCATCACATCGGAGATCTCATCGTAAACATCGATAATGATCGTACGGATGTTCGGATGATCGCGGCAGCACTTAGGCAACCGATTGATGAAGTACCCCTCATTGAAGTCATGGAACGATTTAGTCCAAGTCATGCTCTTCGTCATGTAGTCATCGAACATCTCGCCAACTACACGTTCTACAGTTCGTCTATCTCTGGATGTTGGCTCTTTTGTAAACTTTGTAGCTTCACCGAAGAAATTGTCACTGATCTCTGAGAAATCAATTACGCAGTCGTCGCCAACATTTTTCAATAGCACGGCTATTCCCCATTGCTAAATAGTTTCCACGAACGTAGAACCAGACGCCGCATTCATCCAGCCAGTTATCTTCTGGCTCTGGAAGGAAGTCAACAGGACGAAGCCCTAGCTCTGTCGCAGTTAACGACATTTGCATTCTTTCAAACATGCTGTGCTCGGCTGGTCTATCGAACAAACTAGCACTAACACAAGCTACGCCATGATTCTTAGCGTAGTGCCGCGCCATCCATGCTTCCATTACTGGTTCATGGAATGGACCGTGTCTCTTAAGCAGATCGACCTGATCGGTGATGTCGACAACTGTGAAGTGTCTTTCATCTAGCACCCTGTCAGGTAACTCTAAATTCTCGAACATACGTGTCCCCTATAGCCTACATGATTAGGTCGTTTTGTAGATAAATACATCTACAAGGCTCTACAGGATGCATAGGAGCCGTTTCAGTTACAAATGAATACCGTGATAACAAAAAAGAAAGAACGCCACTAGGAGACCGTTTTACGGATCTCCTAGCGTTTGTGGTTCTAGCAGAACTTCGGTGAACCGTCTTCATTGAAGTATGGGTTGACGCGGTTGGTGCAGACGTGGTGGACTTCATCGTACTTGTCTTCGGAGAAGTGGTTGTGCCAGTAGCCAAACTTACAACGATGGCATTCAAAACCGTTACCGCCCGATTGATGAGTGTGATGCAGATCGTCTACGTTACCGCAGTGGTCACAGACAAAACGCATATTCAGATTTACAGCCATGTTCGTATACCTGTTTCATGTTAAGAGCATAAACCGCGGGGCACTTGGCCCCGCAGTCTAATTACGGCTCAGGTCTTAGAGGACCAGGCCGGTTGCTTCATCTACCACAACGCCAGCGGTAGCAAGGGTGGAGACAGTGTTGGTGACGCGTTCTTTCAGTTCAGCCTGAGCTTTGCGGTCGTTCATGTCTTTCACGACGCCGTTCAGTTTCTCGATGGAAACGACGAAGTAGAAGGAGTTGGCGAAGTCACGGTTGTCTTCAGGCAGGTAGCCCACAGTGTCGTACGCAGCGTTGATAGCTGGCATGACGCTGGTGCGGTCTTTCAGCAAACCGGCAATGCCGATGGCGCTGGTGACGTCAGCTTTCAGTTGTTCTTCACCGGCGTAAACATCCAGCAGAGCCAGCGATGGCTTGTAGTTGGTTACGGTGTGGAAGTCGAACAGGTTCGCCACGTCGGACGAATCCAGATGGCCGTTCTTGCCGCTCGCCAATTTGGCCAGGGTTTGCAGAACGAACAGTGGTTTGATGTTGTTGTCGGAATCGGTCTTGTTCGGATCGTTCGGGGTGTAGCTCAGAACAACCGGACGGCCGACGGACGCAACAGCCAGCTCCAGGCCAGTCAGGGTATCGATGGCGTTGGAGGATTTCTTGCCGGAGGTGAAGGCTGCGGAAGTAACGCCGACAGCTTTGTGACCTTTGGCCAGAAGTTCTTTCAGAATGATCGGACCGGCAACAGAGCCAGTACCGCCCGACAGAGAGAAGATCACGACGTTGAAATCAGCAGCCTGATGAGCCAACATGATTTCAGGCAGCGCAGCAACGATCTTCGCCGCGTTCTGTTTACGGTTGGAACCGGAACCATCGACACCTTTCAGGGTGAAGGTTTCGGACAGCAGAGCGCCGTCGAGGTTGGCGAAGGAAGTATCGATGTAGCTGTATTTCTCGTCGCCGTGCAGACGCGGCTCGCCCGGATGGTTGTCACGGTAAGCGCGCAGTTGGTTGATTGCAGTACCACCACAGGCGTAGAAACGGATAGTGCGAGGACGAACGTTGATCAGGCCAGTGTTGATTACTTCAGACATGTACAGCTCCTAATGGATGGTTGGTGCAACAATGGTAAGAGGCTTCAAGCGAAATCACTTGAGTCCTATTGGAGGGATTCGTTATGTCAGATCCGGTTACAGTGGCAATCATGCGTGTCAAGAACGGTATTCCACCGGATATCTTGAAGCAAGCATTCATGCCAAAGCGTTACGACCCAACTCGCCAAGAGCGTTATTTCGATAACGTCAATGGGCTGTCAATTGATCAGCGTATCCGCGAGCTTGTTATTGAGGCTCGTGTTGCAATCGATGTCAACCTGAACTCTGGTACTGAAATGTTCCTTCCGTTGTGTTTTGCGGAAGTTGATTTCATCGATGCTTACAACGTAGTGTACCGATTCCCCCGTGAAGCATTGGGTGGTCGGAACATCACAACTGTTCATGAACTTATCTACGGTTTGACTCAAGGCCTGAGTAGCAGTACTAACTCAGGTTTCGATCGTCGTGCTGGCGATATGCTCATGGTTGGTCGTGACATCATGCGGGCCGTTAGCGGCAGTACCGTAATGGGTACAGCATACGTTCAACTCGTAGGTATTAACACGATTCTGGTAAACGACATCAACCAATTGGTCGGTGACGGCGCAGTACGTGTCAGAGTGTCCCACGAGGCGAACTTCAACAACCTTGACCCGATGTACTACTCGGAGTTTGCGGAACTCGTCTTCCGTGCCGTCAAGGCGTACATCTACAACAACCTGATCATCGATCTGGATGAAGGTCAGATTCGTGCTGGCGCAAGTCTCGGACGTATCCGGGAGATTGTCGACAGTTACGCTGATGCTGACCAGATGTACATGGATTACCTCAACGTCGATTGGAAGAAAGTCGGCATGCTTGCTGATCAGGAGCTTAAGCGTAAAATCCTTAAGCTGTCCTTGGGTGCAAGACCTAAGTACTGATTGACGTGTTGGTAATGTATAACTGTAGCAGTTTAGGATAGGGTGGGTAATCCCACCCCGTCTTTATGCCGCAAGTTTACGCCTCACCATCTTCCAGAATCGCAGTGTGTAACTGTTCTTCTTCATCCACAACGAGGAATCCTTCATTCTGAAGGTATTCCTTTACATCACCATTACCATTCATCAGGTAGAGCAAACCGCTCTCGCCATCCTTGACGGTATCTTCAGGGCGCACCAGCTTTACCACTTTGTAGACGGAGTGATCGTCCACCTTCGGTAAGCTCACGCCATTGATGATGTTGTTATCACCATTCTGAGTACCGGCTACTGGGCGACCAGTGTCGATGCCTTCAGATGCATCTTCGAAAGAAGCCTCGCCTTCACGGCGCCAACGAACTTTAAAGCCCTTAGCTTCGAGACTTTCAATCAATCCATTCACGCCATCATCAAACGGCATGGTGGTTGGGAGTTCGATCATGACCTCACCCGATTCACGAGCGTCGGGCAGAGATCGCAGGTGCATACCCGGTTGTGTATCCTTTACAGCCTTCGCTGCTTTCTCTTTCTCTTCAGCTTCAGTCATCGGTGAAATCCTCGAAAAACAATTAAGAGCAGTTGCCTACATTTCATTAGGGCTTTTTAAGTAAAGAGCATAAAAGCACTTTCACTCGGATAGGCAGTAGGCCTATCCTTTTACACGCCCTATAAATATCATTAGGACGTTTTGTTAAAACTTAATTCCTCTTAGCGAGTTCCTCGCTACTAAAGATACTCCTACTCAATATCGTTTCACTCATTTCGCTACGGAGTCTAGTCTATCCCTATCACCACCAACCCGGTGTTTACTTCGTAAACACCACCCTTCCTCCTCTTTCCCAAGATGAATTAGAGTGATGCATAGAGATAAGCACCGAGATCATTTCTTACAAAAAAAAAGAATGAAGCAACCTCCCCGAAGGGAGGCTACTCGTTTACTCAGCTTCTACTTCAGGCATAGCCTTGATGTGAACACGACCACCAACATAGTGCCAGTCATGCTTACGTCCAGTTATCTTGGACTGTTCGACGCAGTAAGCTTCCGCCTCCAGTTTAGGCATGTCGAAGAAACCAAGACTTACACCTTTCTTGAATACCTCGTCATCACATGGAGCAAGGGCCGCCGGTACAGCAGGTTTGGTGAGGAACTTCTCGACTTCGCCGATATGTTCTTCCATGGTCTTCGGTGGAGCATCAGGATCGATCACTGCATCGCTGTGAATCTTACGCATGCGGGTGATTTCGGATTCAGCTGGTACGT